GTTTATACAGTAATAACAAAAGGGCATTGCCATTTTCGGCAATGCCCTTTTTTCATGGGTGCTGTTACAAAAGCTTGCCGCTGAAAAGCTCCCGTGCAAGATGGATAATACTAAGCACCAATTAAAAACTATACAAAAAATTGAGCATAATCTTGCGTATATGGATTATGCGATGATTTTTTGTCTATAGTTTTATTGGTGATTAGTATAAGTGCATATATAAGGCTCATATCATCACCTCTATTATTTAGTGTCGGTGAGTGTTGTTTTATTTACCTTAATTATATATCTGCTGTTTTTATATGTCAATACATATTTAACATAAATATGGTAATTTGATAGCAATTTTTATGCAGTTTTAACACCTGCAAGCGGGGGTAGCACATAGAAAAAGGGTGTACAGATCACTCTGTACACCCTATGGATATCAGCGTATAAATTACTTGAAGTAACGGTTGAGGAGACCCTGGAATGCCTTGCCGTGTCTTGCCTCAACATGATATCACATTTTTAAAAACGCATAAATAAAGGAAAAGACTAATGAAACAATGAAAATATTGTGCAATTTCCCACTAATTTCCCACTAAAAAATCTTCCCACAATGATTTGCTTAATTATGTGGGAAAGGGCAGCTTTGTCATATTAATTTTGAAAATCGTAAAAAATAGGGATAACGAAATTCACTTCGTTATCCCTAAAATTATATCTCAAATAGAATTATCTTTTCTTAGGCAACCAAAACCATATTTTATTCTTAGCCACCTTATAATAAGCTCTCTTACCATCAAATAAATAATACTCAATGCTATCCCCAAGTAATATAGCTATAAAACATAATATTATCCAGATAAGACAAAAGAACACATTACACTGTCCCCAAAAGAACGTAAATGGCAATCTACTATAATCCCATACAGGATTATATCCGTATATCACCACAAGCATAAGTCCAGTGATACCTTCACAAAACGTAGCTATACCAGTTCCTATAGCCAACTGCCATTGAAGCAATATCTCAAATGAAAAAAGATTATTTACAAGCGAAGCTAAAAGTCCAATAGCGCCAGCACAAAAAAACATACTGAGTGATGTGTAGCCACGGTATAATAGCTCGATTATAATATAAACAATTCCACAGGCAACAAAAATTGTACTATTTTTGATTATTTGTTTCATCATAATTTATCTCTATCGCATCTACAGCTTCAACAGTTTCACAATTCCTTATCTGAACTTCTATTGACTGCTGTTTGCTTACTTTGGGCGCAACATAAGCGGCAATGCTCAGACTCAGAGCAAGTAAGTCGTTATAACTGAACTCCGTACATTCTGCTGTAGTTGCGTTCCACTTCAGAGGATACTCAACACCTATTGCTTTGGCTCTTTCGTAAGATGCTAAATTTCCATTCAGGAGTGACTGCTTCTCCTCGGTGCAGCTGTAATACTTGCCGTCACTGTACAGATACGGATGACTTGCCAGCCATTCAGATAACATTTTTTTAGACTGTGCAATTTTATCTTCCTTGATACCATCAAGCTCTTCCTTAGTAATCTTACCCTTTTTAACATCAATAAGCTTGCCGTTCTTGACTATAAGATCAAAATTAGGAGCATAGGATACTATTTTCTTACCAAGTTCTGAATCATCTGGAACAACCCAATCGGCATCTCCGAGCCAGTCTGTATCTGGGTGTTCCATATTGATAATAAACCATTTGTTTTTATATACTACCATTTGCAGTCTCCTTTCTCTAAATTTCTTTAACCAATACAGAAACAGGGGTACACAGCAAGTGCAACCCCAGCCCCATTGCGAGTTGCATTACCATTGCTTGTCATAGCCACAAAATCGTTTCCCCCAGCGACTGCGTTTAGCCAGCACCAGTTGCGGTTACAAATATATTTTGATGCGATTCTAAACAACGGAAATTGCCTATAATTTACACCTACATCATATTTGTTTCCCCACAGATTACTGCCATACACCTCTGGTTCAGACATCAGATTGATTTTTACATCAGCCCACGCCCAGCCACTTGCCTGATTTCCAGTTACATTATTACTCAGAATTTCACGATGCGACAGCAAATGATTATTTAATTTTACGTCAAAATGCGTATTATACACAGGTAATGCCGATGCAAACATGAAACTGCCGACATATCCCCCAGTAGTTGTATTTGTACTGTTCATTCGATTGTTACCGATAACCCCATCAGGCACAATCACAACGTGATGCTGCACAAACGCCGTATCGCCTGTATTCAAGTATGTATCCAGTCCTGCAATACGGAATTTGGTGTCATAATTCACTGTTTGGGTGCTTTCCACCAGTGATTTTGTACCATCATCACCGGTCTGTTCCACGAAACAGGGAACATTTTCAATGCTTCCCGATAGCGTGAAATAGTCTCCAATGTAAATGTCAGAAAACGACCCGTCAGCAATCATAGTGCAGATATCGTCAATAGTGTATCCTTTGGCGAATAAATCATCGCCACGAAAGATATTATTATGATTTTCGGCGATAGTCTGCGATAAAATGTCGGTTTTGTCTGCCTTGGTGCTTTCATACCCATTCCACTTTGTTTTATCAGTTGCTGTTACATGAATATCTATATCGGCAATATGATTATTTACTTCCTCAGTAAGAGAGCTAATATTTCCATTACCCTTTGTTATCTTTTTGTTTAGAATGGCATACATTTCATCATTATTGAATGTATTCATTTACTCACCTCACATCTTTTTCCAGCCAGAAGAGGTAAGAATGTATACCTCGGTTTCACCGTCATAATTACCAACAATACACGTTGATCTAAGTGCAGGAAATACATCAAAATCTGGATTACCTGCAAATGTTCCACTTGCCTTTTTAATAGTAGTAGGAAGTTGTGCTATCTCGGCTTCTGTATCAACATAAAAACTACATATACTTGTATTATAGTCACCACTTCTTGTGGAAAGATTTCCAGCCATAAAATCATCCTTTCATTATATAAAATAAGACTGCTGTACAGTAAGTACAGCAGTCTTGTATATGCAATTAATCATTCTTTACAGGCAATTCGTTAAGTTCATCATAGCAGTTATGCACAAATGAATTGCCCCCAAGTGAGGTGTAATTAGAATATAGCTTTGCAAGGTTTTCTTTTTCATACAAGGTTATATATCCTGCTTTCATTCTTGAATTATATATAATAAGAATGCTGTTCCTTAAAGTACACTGCAAAGCGAGACTCTGCTTTTTGAGTTCAGTATTAATTTCCTCGTTCTGTTCAATCTGTTTCTGTACAAGTTCTGTAAGGTTATCAATCTTAGCATTGATACCGTCCCGATCACTTGTCTTGGTTATCCAAGTGACAAATTTTGTACGAATAGGCTTTACAATAAGAACAACTAAAGCAATGATAGTTGAGACACTTCCGCAGTATGTAGCGATAGTATCTAAATTGAGGTTTTCCATATCACACCTCATTCCGAGATTTCAGGCTTATAGTCCGTGATCTCCAGTATGTCGTTCATGTTCTTGACCGCATTTTCAATAGCAGCCTCTATTGCATCTGCCGAGAACTTCAGATGATGCTCCTCTGCGATTGCAGTGAGCTTCTCAATTACCCACTTCTTCTTATCCTTGCCAAGATTTGTTCCATTGAAGAGCATTTCCGCAGCCTTTACAAACACGACTGCATACTCGTTAAGAGTATTCCACTGCTCATTGTTCAGCTTAGTCTTGATCCAAGGTATTACAATAACAGTAATAATTGTGCCGAGCAGGGCAATAACCAGCTCAATGATAGTTGTAATGTCGATTGTCATAATAAAACTTCCTTTCTTTACATCTTGAAATAATCACGGAAAGACTTGTATCCAAACTTCGTGATACTGGGCGCTCCACGTTTGGTTTCGTCGCCATACCACTGAGAAGCCTTGGGTCTCGTATCCACATGGACAGCTCGACTGTTGATATACCCTATGCCGTATATTCCGCCCATCTCTTCCAGCGTTACGCACACAATCTTAGCGTCGATTATCTTCTTGTTTTTGTCATAGCAGACAATGTCCGCTGCTCTTCCGACTGCCTTGTCATGCTCCGCAGTCCTGTAACCACTGTTGACTATAATCATCGAGCAGTCCAGTTTGGCGTACAGGGCTTCCAGAATTTCAATCAGCTTGTTATGTATTTTGACTTTATTCGAATAGACCTTGCTGCCCGATTTACTGGTAAACTCCTTGACCTTGAAATGGTCAGAAAGCTTGATTTCGCCATAAGTCTTCAACGGATAGGTCGTAATCACATTCTTAGATGTTGGTACTTTAAATGTGATATTATCGGGAACAACATACTTTGACGATTTAACCGTCTCAGTTTTTGCAGCTGTACCCTTACCGGTATAATCCTTATAACAGTAATCCATATCGGTCTTAGAGAAGAAACCGCTCGGTCGTCCGACCCATGAATACTGATGAATAACATACTTGCCTTTGTAGCTTGTCTTTTCCAGAGGATTTCCGTTGGCGTCTCTTACGTGGGCTACCCAAGTGTCATAGTTCTCTTTAACCCTGTCATCGAAAAATGTGTTCAGGTAACTTACACTGTTGTAGTTACCAACCTTGTACCCAGCCTGTCCGATAGTGTCCATAAATTCTACAGCCATATCAGACACAAGCTTTTTAGTAGGCGTTATACCGTATGTTCGCTTTACGTAGTTGTAGCTGCCGTTCTCCCAGTCGAAAAACACAGGATAATTTATGTTCTTTCTGTAGGGCGATATCGTCTTGAGACAGAACTCTGCCTCCTTTTTCGCATCAGCCACACTTCCAGCATAGCTAAACCAGTATATTCCGATATCAAGTCCGCATTTTATAGCATTTTCAATGTAGGTCTTAAACATCGGGTCAACCGTGTTAAAGCCAAATCCAGCTCTGATAATCACAAAGTTAACCTCGGTCTTCTTAACTCTGTTCCAGTCAATGTTTCCATTGTGTTTAGAGATATCTGCACCTTTTGCAATCAATTCCATGTAATCACCGCCTGTCATATTCGTCTAAAATATCTTCCACCGACATATCATCGTTATCATATCGGTTTGAATAGTTTATCTCTTCCGGCTCTTCATCTGTAATTGCCTTGTCCATCTCATCTGTTGGAATACCCCACTTGCTGCCGGTATAAGCTCTCACGCCGTTAAGTCCCGCATAAAATACAAAGGACACTGCGGAAGTTCCCCACAGTGTCTCAATGATCGTTATGCTAAGTGTTTCTACGGCGTTCTTGTCGAACCACGCCAGAACGTATGAAGCCAACGTGAAGAATAGGCTAACGCAAATACAGCCTATAAGCCATTTCTTAGAAAATTCCATCTTACGCTTTTTCATTATGTACTCACCTTCACCGCAAACTGATGTCCGCCTTGCCCGAAAAATCGGTAAATGCCTCCGTCAAAATCGACAAAATAATCAGTGTAGCTTGTTGACGGTGATGCAACTACAAGATATAATCCGTATATCTCATTTCCTGCAAGAAAATCGCACATAGGTACGATATAATGTTGATATGAAGCATTGTTTTTGGCAAGATAACCCATGTATCCTGTTGAACCCGAAGGATTGGTGATAATATACTGGCTGTTCCAGCACCAAAATAGTACAGGATTTCCATTTGTATCCTTAGTGATAACATGAATTTCTTTTTCACCGTGTTTAAAGGCAAAGATTTTGTCATTTTTCAAAATGATGCTATACGTTGATACTAAGTTGGACTCATCGACTTTAGTTTTGCTATTTCCATAGTTTTGTTGGATAATGCTTGAAGTTATGGTAAATCCCAGCGTGCCGTTTGCATTACAAGGGATAAAATCGCCGTCACTTCCGAAACCACAATATTCTATTATTTCGTCCTTTAAGCCGCTTATAGATTTAGACTGCTCATTATATTCTGTTCCTGTGTAAACAGTGCCGCCAATCAAAGCATGGCTGTTATTATTGTTTCCGCCGCCATTTCCCATATTAACAATAGACAACTCGTTGATGATGTTGATGTCTTCATCAAAAAACATTGATATTTCATTTATCATAGGATAGTTATTTGCAGACGTGATGTAGAATCTATAAGTCGTGTAGGCAGTGCTATTGTTGACTTCAAATGTCTTGCTGAATACTGTTATGAGTTGTTCAGAAAAAACATAACTGCCCAAATCAATATAAGAAGAACCATCATTAGACCCTTGCAGAGTAAAGGCTTTTACGCAATCGTCATATTGTGCATGAGCTTTATACATAACGAAACTTTTCAGTACCTTTGCCGTTGGAAATTGTATCTGTAGCCATGTTGGGGTAGTTTTATCATTTGCCAACCAGTAACTACTTGTAGTCGTTGAGCCATCAAAAGCATAATATGGATTGCAGCCTGAGCGATAGCTACCTGCGGAGGCTATTATATCGCCCTCATCGGTTGTTGTCGTGTCAGCTGTCATATTTATAGAACTACGAGAATATACCCGTGAAATTCCGACGTAGTAAGATGTTGACTTGATAACTACTTTTGCTTTAGAAATAGACAAAGCGAGGTCTGCTAAATCTATGACTACAGTATTATCGGTCACGGTGTCATAAGTGCCTTTTAATTCATCATTTATATATAATTCAAAGACAGGGGCGGTATCATATAGTGTCTTATATTCCACAGTATATTTTGATGCGGCAGTTATGTTTGTAGTAAAAGAGACAGTTGATTTTTCAACTGTAGCAGATGGTTTATCCCCACTGTCACTATCATCAATATCATCCGCATTGCCATTAACATACCTATATACGTCCCTGTTGTAGTTCTGAGTAATTTCATCAGCAGTTAGCACCTTATCATAAATAGCAGCCCTGTAGTAATAGCTCTGACCGCCAGCGTGTTCATTCTTTCCTCCGGCTTTAACGCCAAGACACGGGAACAAAGTATTTGTTATCTTATTTGTACAGCTTGCTTCCGATAAATAAATTCCATTTATATAGGACTTCAGTGAGCTGCCGTCAAATGTCATTGCCACATAGATGATCTCACCTTTAGTGTAGGTCGAAGACATATTTTTCCAACCGCCTGAATATGCCTGAAGTGTAATCTTTGTAGAGTTTTCCGCTGTAATACCGAAACCGCCGTAATTGTCACTTGCATAGGTATTGATTATATCGCTCTGGTAACTATCCAAAGAAACAATCTTCACCACAGCTTCTACGGTAAAACTGCTGTAAGTTGACATATCTATCGGTAAGACAATACCGCCACTGGCTATGGCTGGCTTAATGTAGTAATCCGTATCAATGTAGTCCTTAGCTTCAGTATCTCCCATAGAAACTCGATAGGCGCTCTTTTCGTGAACCAAATCAGTCCACGATGCACCATCGGAAACGTGTCCGTAAGGGGTGTTCCATCTGCCGTCAAAAAAGGCACTTGCCCCCGATACATAACCCAGTTTTTCAGGAGTAACTTTACTTGAACTGCCTCCACTGTTTACATATCCTCTTCGTGTAATAAAACAATCCATGCTATTCCTCCTTTACGCCAATATCCAGTTTTTATTAGTAGCTATAGCTTTTTGTTCATCTGTAAGCTTTGCAAGGTTTGTACTGCCAAGAGTAAGTGTCTTTGCCGTTTCATCAGTCAGATTCTTCAAGTTGTTAAACATAGCAACCATGCTATCTGCTGTAAGATTAGAGGATACGTTAAGACGCAGACTCATGTTCCAGTCCGTGCCAACCTGAACGTCTTCGAGGGCAGTGCAGCTTTCAAATACATAATAGGAAGATGAGGTGATCGTCAGACCATTTTGATAAGACGTAGTAATACTTGACGGTAAATATACTTTCTTTAAAGCCTTGCAGCCATAAAAAATACTTGAGCCAATAGTAATCATACCTTCTGCAAAAGTAACCTCTTCCAACTTTGTGCATCCTCTAAACACAGCATCTCCTGTGTTAAGTGTATCAAGATAACCCGTTACATTTACTTTTACAAGAGAAGTACATTCGTTAAAGGTTCTCAATGAAACTTTAGGTGCCTCTAATTCCGCTGGTAATGAATTGCAAGTGTTGAAAATATTTTGTCCAAGAGTAGTAGCGTGAGCAAGAATTTTTTTTACTGTTTCAGCGGAAGTTATTCTTGAATTATTGTTAAAACAATATTCTCCGAGAGAGTAGGATGCACCATCTCCAATAGTCAAATTATCCAGTGAGCCACTTGCACTAAAAGCATATGCTCCGATTTTAGTCACACCGCTTGGAATGTTTAATGTTGCCAAGGATATACAATAATCGAAAGCGTGGTCGCCAATCTCTTGGACTGTGCTTGGAATGGTAATAGAAGGAAGTTTTTGGCAATTATAAAAAGCGAGATTCGGTATCTTCTGAACTTGTTGTTTATCTTCGGGAATATCAAAGATAAATTCTTCTAAAGATGTGCAGCTATAAAAAGCCTGCTCTCCGAAATGATATAATGCCTCACTGCTTGATTTCGCAGTTCCTTGTAGCTTCACTTTTTTCAAATACCTACACTCTTGGAACATTCGTGTCCAGCTGAAAGGAATTGTCACATTTGTAATATTAGAGCAATAGCAAAAAATACCCGGATTTACAGTGGGTGCATGAGCGAGAATATTTTCAACGCCTTCATTCGTGATTTTGCCTCTTGAAAAACATTCTGTCAATAATGTCACTTTTGCTCCGTCTTCAAATGTAATATTGGATACATTGGAATAGGAAAAAGCTTGCGAGTCTATTTTGGTAACACTTGCAGGAAGCGATATTGACGATAAGGCTGTTGTATTATAAAAGCAGCTTTCAGGTATCGTTTGAACACCAGATGGTATATTAACTGTTTTTAATTTGCTACAATTATAAAAGCAGCTTGTGTTGAACTGAGTACAGGTGTCTGGCAATTTTACACTTGTAATGTTTTTATTCTGATAAAACACTTTCTGCCCGAGACTTGTCACGCCATCAGGTACAATAACATCACCTGTAGGCAATCCTGAACTGTCAATGGGGTATATACCTTTTTGCTTTCCACTGCCACCGCCATATGTATTATTTCCTATCATGCGATTACCTCACTTTTTATCTTGACCGTAATGTCTTCCGTAGGTATCTCGCTGCAAGAAAATACAAACGTTGTATCAGTCTCCGCCGATAAATAAACACCATTCTCGGCATATGCTTTGAGAGACACGGCGTCAGGGATAGGCGTATTTAGTCTACTTGTATCCACTGTTGCAGACACTGTGTTAGTCTTAGTCTCGCTATTCCAGCTTGCGGCGCTCAGTATAATACTTTGAGAAATCTTGGTTTTTATAGCTTCCAAGTCGCTCTTAGAGGCAAAATTGATACCCGATACATCTCCTGATACTCTCATCTGTATAGTAAAATCAACAGTTGGCTTTTCTTTTCGGCAAACTGCTGTGATGCTACCGTTGGCAGTTGTTATCTTTGTCAGGCAAGCAAATGCTTCCTCCTCGCTGTCCCAGTTATCCTCTATGTCGGAATACTTCAAGTCCACAATAGGCATATTGTCTGCACTGATAGATGTTACTGTTACAGTTTGTGTATAAGGAGCGGTATTGCTCCAGCCTGATGCGAGCAACGTGGTGTATAAAACAGCGCAATCAGTATTTATATCGACCTTGCCTTCAGCAATTACATTTGTGTCTTCTTCACCAATTAACCAGTGCTTTGTGTCTGAATCAATAGACGGTACAGGTGCTTTCAACGATAACAGCCAGTCAGCTTCACTGCCCGTGTAACCCTTTGCTACCGCCAACTCATAAGCCGACTTGCCATCATCTCCATTAGTACCATTTGTGCCATTAGAGACAGTAGCAGTAGTTGTTCCCGAGCTATCAGTCGCAGTTACCGTACAACCTGTTTCAGTCTGTGATACCGACAGCATAGCCGATGTACCATTAGATATATTCGCCGTTGTAGTACCCGAACTGTCTGTAACAGATATTGTTGCTCCAAGCTCAGTCTGTGTGACTTTTGCAGTAGGGGAGACACCATCAGCACCCTTGTCACCCTTTTCGCCCTGCTGTCCTGTCAAAGCAGTCCAATGAGTAGCATCAAACTCTGTTCCTGATGTGTGAGCTTCGGTACATTGATAAATAATTGTGCCGTAAACAACTAAATTATCAACAACATACGCTGTATTTGCGACCCAGCTTGGGATAGCACTATCGTTAATACACGTGATTACACCCTCCGAGCTGACCTTAATGGTCTCACCGTCTGGCTTAACACCGCCCAAAATCGTAGTGGTTGCTACAGGCAACGTATAAGGCTGCGCTTCGCTGCCCTTTATAACGCCGTTACTGTCGATAGTAATAGTTGTTCCATCGACTTTAACACCGCCAAGGACTGTAGTGCTTGCTGTTGGAAGCGTGTAAGTTGTTGCTCCGTGGATAGTACCATCTTCGTCAACAGTTATTGTACTGCCGTCAGGTTTAACTCCACCCAGAGCAGATGTAGTCGCTGCTGGGAGAGTATAATCGCTGCCCACTACCGTGTCTTCCCATGTTAATTTTCCTTCGCTATTCGTACCGAATTTATCAAGAATTTGCATATTTGTGTGTGTATGTACCTTGTCCAACATTTGATTAGACAGCATTTGCCAACTGATTTTTTTATCAACGTGATTAGATGTATTCAGAATAAATACATCTGCATCATTTAAACTTGTAATAGGGTCTAAATCGTAAATATATGCCATTATTCCACCGCCCTTTCTAACAATTCGGTCTTGTGATTTTTAATAACTTCAATATACTTACCATCATTAGTCTTATAATATTTATCATCAACTGTTCCAACATCTACAACATAAGTGTTGCTCAATAAGGACATTTCATATTGAGGATTGTATAGTTGTACACTAAATAAATAAGTCTGATTATCTTCTGGAATAGTATAAGTTATAACTTTGTAAGCATCTTCATCAAGCCACTCAAGATTAGCTGTTCCATCGGTATCAACGCTTTCTCCGATAAAGTTAGCTCTCATATATAACTTTACAAGAGATATTCCTATATCCTTGGATTTTACATATAACTTAATTTTATTACCGTCAATTTCATGTTTGAATATAACTGGTTTTTCAAGCATATACTTGTTTCTTGTCTCAGAGGATAAATCCGTCTTTTCATCAGTATAATAAGGTCTATAAATAGATAATCCCAAAGTCCATTCGTGATTTGAATAACCTATGCTTTTAATAGTATAAACATTGGTATCACCATTCATAGTCGTGTACTCAATGCTTCTGCCAACAACCATAGAGGGATATTGAAACTGAGCAATGTAAATACCCACGAGAGTTATGTCAAAGGTCTCATGTCCGTATAGACCTTTGTAACATTCCCACCTTGCTCTATTTCTACATTTTTCATCAGTGTCAAGCTCGGAACAATTAAATACTTTGCTTCTGATAACATCAAAGTTATACATAGCCCAATCACAATATCCATAATAATTACCGTCTTTACCATAGACCTCTGCATAACTTATAGTATCACTATCGGTATAACTTGCTCCTTCACTAATAACCAGTCTGCTATAATCTCTGTAGTGCATAATTAAGTCTCCATATAACAGGGGAGACTTCTTTTGTATTCTTAAATTATCTTGTTCATCTATCCAGTAAGTGTAATTCTGCATACTATCTTCGAGAATACTATTTAAAATATCACTGACTGAGCTACCCTCTTCAAATTCATAATACTTTACCGTATCAAAGAAATCTAAACCATCTATATAAATATTTTTAACAGGAACTTCCGAATTGTTCTGTCTAAAAAATGTATTATTCTTTTCAACAAACTGACGTATAAAATCAGATGTAATAGGTGTATTATTGGAAATATGAATACCTAATGGAAATCCTACTTCTCGTTGATTTCCCTCTTTGTCTGTTTCAAGATATCCTATCCTTGATGTAACAAGGCTACCGCCATATTCAGACTTAAAACTTCCAGAACAACCAATCAAAGACATTGTAAATGTGCTTGTGGTCGCATCATAGTCATATTTATCATCTGTAGGAATAAAGAAGCCAAAATCAACTCGTTTTTTAGTTCCGTCAGGCAATTCAAAATCACACATTAAGCGGTACATTACAGGATTCCAACCTACGTTGATAAAAGAACCTAATTCATCATCATAACCTGCGTATTGCAAATGTTCTCTTCGCATGAACCACATTTTACTGTCTTTAGGAACATGAAGTGTCACATTTGCACTTTGACGTGATTCACTATCTACACTTGCAGAATAAGACCAATCCACAACATTAGGGGAGAAGTCCTCATATTTTGCACTATTTACAATATCAGAACTATATTGATACGCCCTGAATATAACGTGGGTTATAACATTGGAATTATATTTTTTGGGATTGAAATAGTTTTCTTTGACAGGCTGGGCAATATCATAATGTAAATTAAAATTTTCTACAACACTCATACACTATTCACCAACTTAGTGCCACATTTCTGGCAATATACCGCAGTGGGTATAACAGTAGTATTGCATTTAGGACAGTGTAAAGGTTTTATATTATCCGATGTATAACGTTCTTCCGTCTGAACCCAACCACAAGACAATTTGTTATTGTATGCTACATCTACTGAAGTTTCGCAATTTAATTGTACCTCTGACTGAATCTCAACCGTCATTATCCAATCCTCGGATAGTTTTAACTTCTTAGGCTTTCCGTTATGTAACCACTCTGCAAGGGCAACTATCCAAGCCGTAGATGTGTCAAGATTGAAGTCTTCTTTACAAGCTCCCTCTGAATTATCAAGCCATAATCCGTTTATTGTGCCAGTCCAATATGAAGCTTCGCCATCTCGGATAGCATAAGGAAATTTGTTATTCTTTGAGACCTTAATATCAACTGCCCTGTTATGAGTATTGTCTTCGCTGATTTCAACATCAGTGTAAAAACAAAGACCAGTATCGTCCCAAATTTCAATTCCATTAAATTTCATTTTTATTCACCGTCCTTTTTATTTAAGTTGTTCTTCATATAGCCTATGACGCATTTCAGTCTGGAATTTGTTAAATTTTTCCTCATTCCAATCAGGGTCTTGTTTTACTTCTGATGATAATAAGGTTAAATAGTTTTTATAAACATTATTTGTAGATTTACCATCATAATTATGACTATACGCTGGAATACTATTAGTCATATATTTTTTTACATTCTCAATATCAATGTTATCAGATTTATAGTAATCGAGTACGACATTTATTTGAGAATCTCTATTTGAACCAGTTGTTTCATCAAGAAGTCTTTGTGAATAAGAGAGATTATGATAATCATATATTGAATGTGTCCACCCAGAATATTGGACATACCACCTACTGTGACCGTCATCTTTTATCATTAAACCGCACTGTCCATGTTCATCTTTTTCATCTCTTGTTATATACCATTCGCTAAGTGACCTCTTATTTATTGTCATTGCTATTTCATCTGCCGTTGGTCTGTTTTGATATTCTTCATATCCAATATCTGTTTCATAGGGATTATACACTCCGCCACCTACAGAAAAAGTCATATATATATTGTCATAAAAATACACGTTACCTGTACTAATCTGTATCCCACTATCGTCTGTCGTTATTCCCATTAATTGCAATTCTTGCTTATTAAGTGGTCGCTTTGATAGTGGGACGTTATACATATCTGCAACAATGGTATCATCATCATACAGGGACGCTTCACCATCTTCGTGTGGATATCCCCCATATGTCAAGTAATATCTTACTATTTTTCCGCTACAGGCAATCCATCTGTTTTTCTCATTTTGTTCTCCCATTATAGCATGAACAATGTTTATGCTACCCGAATATCCGTTGCTACATCTTTGTCTCACTAAAAGTTTGTTGTCTGAAAGTCTATACGTGTAATTTATTGTTTCTAATGAGCCATAAGACTTACTTGCATCAATCGTCCACTTATCGTTAGACCCAAAAGAGTCAAAGCCGTCATATAATTTGTGGTATCCATCATTACAATCTACAAGTTCTGCTCTTTGAATTAAGCCTTTAAGGTTGATTTTATAATATATTGTTTTATCCTCTTCAACGGTTATTGTAAACGGTTTCATGAGTTCGCACCCAGTAGCGGAAACAATTTGTTTTATAATATAAGTCCCTTTTTTCAGCATCAGCATAGGGGCAGTTATATTATTATCGTTTGACGAAGTATAACCAAAAAACGTAGGTGTGCCATTATAATTATTCCATTTAGAATTATTGCCTATTATCATATAATCATAATAAACATTTTCGTCATCAATACTAAATTTACCATTGACGTAATTATATGTTCCGATTTTTTGCTTTTTGTAATAATATTTTTTTGTTTCAGCATCATATCTATCAAACATTCGCATATATACTTCTCCTGAGTGGAGCACATATAGGCTTATGTTGTAATTTTGGTATGTCTCAAAAAGAGTATCAATAGTTTCTTCGTTAGGGATATTTTTAATAACACGGCGATACCAGCCATAATACATATGTGGCACTTTAGTTATACGATATGTTTCAATAACATATTCATCAATTTCCTCGGTTTCAGCTATTTCAGAAAAAGACATAGCATCACGCCACAATGAACAATCCGCAATGTTTCCATCAGTATCGTAGGCAACGAAAAATGAGCTTTCAGTATTAACGTTTCCTCCGATAGAACCATATTTTGCATGAGCCCAATCCGATGTGTTTTCCCGATATTTATCCCATAGTTTTTCTATAGTCATATTCGTCAATATTTTTTCATCAACCGTGTCAAAATAATCCACCATCATATGAAATGTGATATTGTAATATTCATCATTCTTCTTCACAGGCACATAAAACAAACTCGGCTCCATGTACGCTCTTGACCATCTTGTCAAAGTCTCCTTAACGTCCATCAAAATCCCTCCAAGCTCATAACACTGCCGTCAGGGAAAGTGATCGCTGTGACTTCTTCCGATGAGCTACCCTTATCCTTGACAGTCAAAGTAAATACCCTTGTCTCTTCCGTCTTGTCGGAAAGCAGCCAAGTCTCGGTTACTGTGCATTTCTCGGAGTCATATACAGCTTTCGATGGGTGGTCAAACTCATAGTCGGTTATAACCTCTGCATAAACCATATCTCTCTGATTACTGGGTATAAATATTCTCACACGCTGACCTACTGTAACAACATTACAATTTTCAGCAAGCACATTAAAAGTAGAAGCATTTGCGAATATCTGCCAACGTACTACTTTTTCACTATCATCTTTTATTGAACCTATTACTTTACCAATATAGGTCTTATCAAAATTAGATTTATTGATTTGTGAATTGTTTTTATGTATAAGTTCATTGGCACAATTTAAAATTTGTCTTTTGTAATCCATAACAATCCTTTCCTTACATTCTTAATAGTCTATATTTCAACTATATGCTTTTGTCGCTTATCAACAATATGTTTTGTTAAAACTTGTTAATATTATGGAATTTGCCGTAATATACAAAATTTCACTTGAAATTATTCTTAATATAGCATACAATATACTTATACAATACAACTCGTTACGGTGAAAAATGGAGCATAAAATGTGTAAAAAATCAAATGAAAACTACATAATAGACCTTCCGATAGATTACAGTGAATACACTGAAAAACAACAAAGATATTTAAAGAACAGATTGCTTGACCAAATACAATGGTATGATAAAAAAGCAAAACATAATCAAAAATACTACAAAGTTTTATCTGTCATATCTGTTATAATATCTTCTTCAATTCCAATATTAACACTTTTTGAAGAAAAACCATTAGTTAAAATATTGATTGCCATTGCTGGATCAGCCGTCTCGGTAATCACCTATATAATAAATATAAACACCTTTAAAGACTTATGGGTTCAATATCGCATGAATTGCGAGATGTTGAAAAGTGAAGCTTCAAAATTTATAAATAAAATACCGCCCTACAATTCTAACAACTCAGACGTGGCGTTTGATACCTTAGTTAGTAATTGTGAGCAGTATTTTACTAAAGAATTTTCAACATGGCAAAGCAAAGTAAGTCAATCTTCTACAGATTCGTAAGTCTTTTCAAAGATATCAGGTTTGCAAGGGTATTGTTCTCCATTCACACCCGTGATAATATAATCCCCAACAGATGCTATCATATCGCCCTCTAATGTGTGGATAACAATTTCCTTGTCAGTTTGATATGCCTCAATTACAACAGGCTTCTTACGATATTTTTTTACATTAGTATTCAAAATAATTCCTCCTTATGGAATTGTTTAAATTTTTATTTTAGAAAGGATGTTTTTTATGCCAGAATTAAAATGTTATGACTTGTTCATTAGCCATGCTTGGAGATACGGGGAAGACTACGATAAACTTACAAGTATGTTGGACAACGCCTTATACTTTAAATATCGTAATTATTCAGCACCAAAAGATAATCCGCTAATCAATCTCGATAAAACACCCGTTACAAACAAAACACAAATAAGAGAAGCAATTAAGCGAAAAATTAATCCTGTAAATTGCGTTTTAGTTATATCAGGAATGTATTATAACAACCGTGAATGGATGCAGTTTGAATTAGATTACGCAGTAGCAATGGGAAAACCTATCATTGCAATCAAACCTCGTGGAAATGTAAATATGCCAACAGAAGTTAGCTCCGTTGCAACTACAACTGTAAATTGGTACACAGATAGTATTGTTTCTGCAATAAGAACTTATTCGCTTTAAGCATAAAAATAAACAATAGAGCGTGAAGATAAGGTTCACGCTCTATTTTACTATATTTTTATACAAAAGTCAAACATCAAAAATGTTTAAACTTTAGCATTGCGTACTGCTTTTCCAAATTCATCAAAAGCAGTGCCAATTTCTTTAGTGACCACATTCCTAAATGCTTCAACAGTCTTTTTATCAGCACTACCTTCAACATTTACAGTAAGATTTACAACAGGTTTGTTATTTACGTTATTAACATTGCTGTTAGAAACATTGTTAATGGTATCACTCACAGACTTATTCATCTTGTCAACAATAGGATTATAACCACTATTAAACGCATTAGTAAGAGGACTAATATCCACTTTACCAGCATTAACAGCCATCATAAAATCAAAAAACGTGTCATAACCAGCAAAGCTTCCCTTTTTTGTCTTTTCGCTGTTATTGTGTTCCTGCCATTCTTCCTTAGAAGTAGCATAGACCTTGTGACCTAATCCCTCAACAACTTCACCATTGACCATAACTTGTTTCTTAGTAAGTTTACCTGTCTTAGGGTCAGCAACAAGATTAAAGCCACCTGCGACCATAGAATTATCAGTCTTATCCTTATCAGTATCAGCCTGAGTAACTATGTCTTTGAGAATAGAAGTCAAATCCTGTGTAGCAAGCGTGTTATTATCTACTGTACTTGAATACTTCGCAAAGGCAGAATAATCAAAAGTATAATCACCGTTAGGCTGTACCTTGACAACGCCTGTATCAATAGCTTTCTGGCGTTCAGTATCAGACAATTCAGACATTGCCTTAGATATATTGCCTGAAAATAAAAGCCTTCTAAGAAGTCCAGTATTAGAAGAAGTCTGTTTCTTGTCACCACCAAGCTGTTCATAAATCTTCTCAACAGCTTCATAGGTCTTTTCACCCTGTGTTTTCTGTTTTTCAAGATTATCCTTTACGTTATCGTAATAATCTTTAGCCGTGTCTTTCTGTTCCTCAAGGATATCCTTTTGGTCTTTAAGTACACTGATTTGTTCATCACGATAAGCTTCTTCAAGGTCTTTCTTACTTTCGTCAAGTTCTTCCTGTGCCTTTTTCTGATTTTCATTAGAAGTCTGTACAGACATTCCAGTTCCATCAAAATAAACGTAATTGTTCTTAGCATCTTCACGTTTAGCTTCGTCAAGAGCTTGCTCCTTTTCCTTAACAGCAAGTTGAGCATCCTTGATTTTCTTGATTCTGTCCTCAGTGTCCTTGACCTTTTCAAGCTCATCTATTTGCTTGTCAATAGCATCAATTTGCTTGTCATAGCTCTTTTCAATCTTATCAGAAAGTTCATCTACTTTATCAATACGCTCATCCATCATATCAGAATAATCGTCTTTGAGTTCACTGATATAATCCTTTTCAGATTCGATTTCCTTCTTATTGATATCGATAAGCTTGTCATTAAGACTGTCAAGGTCATCTATAAGTGCCTCTATATCGTCAGTGTCACCACTTATAGTACCGTTTCTGATACCGTCAATTCTTGCCTGAGTTTCGGTAATAGCCTTGTTTATCTGGTCACGGGCATAATCAAAGCTTGCGGTAACTGTAAGCTCGTTGCCGTCTCCGTCCTTGTAACTGTCAAGAGCCTTGTCAGCCAGCTTTTCAAGGTTGTCAATTTTCTTGTCGAAGAGCTTTTGCTCACGGTCGGTACGATACTTGTAAACCTCTTCTTCGTACTTGTTATACTCGTCCTGATACTTTGTAAGGTCGGAGAAATAGTGCTTGTATGCACCGTCAAGCCAGTTTATGTACTGCTCTTCAGAGATTTGATTCATAGTAAGAAGATGTTGCTTCTCACTATACTCTTTTTCAAATTGCTCTTTCCAAGGGTCAGACGATGACGAACTACTGCTTTGGCTTGGAGCATAATTGCCAATACTATTTATTAAACCCTCGTATTGAGACATCATCTCATAATACTCAGCCATATTTTTAGACTTTTCAGCAATTTCAAGACGAATTGCTTCACGCCTTGTTTCATTAGCAGTAGCCATTTCACGTTGTAATTCAGCAACGGCAGTAGCTTCATCTTTATACTTTTGTTCAATTTCAGACTTTTCTTTAGCCAAATTGAATTTAAGTTCTAATTGTTTCTGAATATTAAGATTTTCTACAGCTTGCTTATTAAGAGTAATCGCACCGGTTTCTTTGTCATAAACTAATGCACTTGCATAACCAGCATCGGTAAGTTCAATAACTGTGCTACTTGCAAGCTTGCCATATTTAGATTGTTCTTCTAAGGCATCTGTTACAGTTTTCTGATTTTTAACATATGTATTTGCTGATTTGGAATAATCCTCTACAGCCTGTAACATATCATCAATAGACTTAGTATCTGTTTCGACAGCTATCTTATTATTAGGGTCAGCCTTAAAATCCGCTATTGCTTTCTCCGCACCCTCGATACCATTTTTAAATGGGTCTTCGATTTTATTAACAAGAATATCAAGGTCTGCATTATCAAGAGAGTTTATTAAAGCAAGTTTCATTCCTTCTGTTGCCGAATTGATAGTATCGCTTATACCAAACTTTGATTTTGCAAGGTTAAGATTATTGAAATACTCGGCATAATCAGGAAATTGTTCTTCGGCAAGATTAAGAAGATTTTGTTCAAGAACTTTATCGCCATCAGCAGTTTCAAGAAGTCCATTTCTCCAAGCAAGATAAGTTTCTTTGCCAACATCTTCAACCTTATTATTATTTACATAGTCAGCAAAATAATTCTCAGCAGTGAATTTATAACCAGTTTCATAGATTTCTTGATTTTCATCAAGAATTTTCTTAATTGCTTCACTTTCCTTGTTTAAACCATCAAGAAGGTTCTGCTCACTCCGGGTTAAATTCTTGCTGTTACCTAATTTAGTAATGATTTTTTGCAGATTTTCATATTTCTCAATAAGGGTATCTCCAGCTACTTCAAAAAATGTATTTCCTTCTGCTCCTATATCATAAATATTACTAAATAAATCCTTGACACTATCTCTAACATCTTCTTCGTTTATGCGTTTAAAAACAGCTGAGTGTATTCTACCATCTGTAGCCTTATCGTAGTTTATATTATTTATTTTACTTTTAGCCTTGTTAAACGCATTTTTATTTGTACCTAACCAATTACCACGTTCTTCTTGAGATTTTAAAGCTATTTCCTTTTCAAGAAGTTCAATTCCATTTTCTCTTTCAAGATTTAAGTCTTCGAGATGTTCTTTTTCAATACCATATGTCTCAATAAGTTCTTGCTTTATTTCATTGAGCTGTTCATTTTTTGTTTTTTCGCTATCAGTGCTATCAACAATCTCGATATATTTCTTTTTAAGGTCATCGAGCGATTTGATTTGCTCCTGTGTCTTTTCAGCTGATTCTTTAGCTTGTTCAGCAAGTTCTTTTTCAGTAACAATTACCGTATCTAACCATGAAATCAAAGCACTTATACCAGCGGATAATCCCCAAGTTAAAGCAGCATTAAGAGCCATAGTGACAGCTCGAAGACCTATAGTTTTTGCTGTTGTAATTGCTAACTGCGTACCATAACCAACAAGAGATGCTTTAGCACCATCAAGACCGCCTAAATAATTACCGAGCTGAGTATTACTCTGACCAACTGCTTTTGCAAATGCCTTTGCATTATCTGTGCCAGATTGTTGGGCTTGGTTAAACAAAGTCATTGTTGATTTTACATTGGCAAAACCTTTAGTATTACCATCAAGAATTGCAGCGTAAACACCCTCAACACTTGCTTTTGCAGAAGCACCCTTTTCAGCGAGTTCTTGAAAATATAGAGAAACATTTGAGTTTAATGATGATGCTCCGTCTAAAAAGCTTTCCCATCTACTACCAAAATTTTGCTGAGAATTTAATCTATTAAACCCGTCAACAAAATTTTCAATATTAGACGATGCTAAATCAAATCCATTTGAAACCGATTGTACTTTGTTAAATACAGTTGTTAGATTATTGTCAACGACCTTAAATACCATATATAATTTTTACGTTTTGAATAAAAATTATAAAATATTGACATTTTTTCTAATTTATGATATATTTAATAAAAGGAGTTGGTTTTATGGATAACAAACAAGCTTTTTTGAGTTATTGCCCTAAATGTGGACATCAGGGCATATTTGAGAATGGCAATGAAAAATGCCCATATTGTAATACTAAAGAATTACCAACAGAGTATGATTGGGATGAGTGGTTATTTGGAAATAAATATCCTAAAAACTTAGATGAAATAATCTTTAATGATTACATCAAGTCCAATCCACTCTTCGATGAAGAACTCTACAATAAAAGGGTAGGGGTAGAAAAAGCCCAGCAGCAAGCTACTCTTGATATGATGCGTATGGAAAAACAACAAGCTCAAAGAGCTAATGTTCCTAAGTGCCCTACCTGTGGCTCAACTAACGTAGAAAGAATATCTACAGCTCAAAAAGCTTTTGGCTTTGCTTTGGTTGGATTATTTAGTAGTAACTTAGGTAAAACTATGCACTGTAAGAACTGCGGATATAAGTGGTAAAAGGTAATAAATAAAGACCTACTTTAATAAATAAGTAGGTCTTTATTTATATTATATAAAATGTAAAATAAAATAAGAAAGCCCTATCTTAATCGATAAGGCTTTCTTTCCACAAAAAACTTGACTGGTAATATAAAATATTACCTCCACCAAGGACATCATTATTATTGATGTCCGACATCATTTATATTGTACCACATCATTTATTATTTGTCAAGTGCTTTTTTGACTTTTTCTGAAAAGAATTATATCCGAAAATCTCAACTTTTCTGTCTATTCTATCCAAAACTTCATAGTCAACACTGAAAAATTTATAATTTCCATTTAAATCAAAGAAATCTACTCTTAAATTACTAATTTGAGCAATATTAAAAACATTTGCCCATCTCACAATATTATCTTGCATTCCCCATATTTCTTCACCTTGTATTTTTATCCAATAATCAGAAGATTCTCTTTTTTGTTCTGTTATAGGATTATCACTTGAACTATCTAAAGGTATTACTAAAATTTGATTTATTTGCCTTAGACGTTTTAAAATTATTGCAGGGTGTCTTCCTCCAAATTCGCTACCAATATTAAAACCAAAATCTACCCATACAATATTACCACGTTTAAGAATCTTATCCTGCTCCTCGTTTAGAGAAAATTCTCGTTCTTTATTTATGGTATCAATATGATCGGATAGCGCAGAAAGATAATTTTTAGTACGTTTTATGTCTTGCTCATTTTTATCATCTGTATTGTTAACTAAATCTTGTAATTTAGAATTTACCTCATTTAACAAATCATACATTTTGACACTTCCTTGTTGATTTACTACTAAAATAATAGCACATTTATAAGTAAATGTCAATAATTACAAAAAATAATATATAATTATGTTAAAACAAACAATTCAATTTTGTGCATTTTACCAAAAATAAAAGTGGCTATTGACTTTTTGTGGCACATAAACTATAATATAATTGTGGCACAGAAAGTAGGTGAAAAAATGTCACCCAAAACAGGTAGACCACAAGTTGAAAAGCCTTTAATCATTGAAATCAAAGCAAGAATTGATAAAGACACAAACGATAAGTTAATCAGATATTGCAAAGATAACAATGTTACACGTACAGATGTCGTGAGAAAAGGAATACAACTTGTCCTCCAAGAAAATAAATAACGGCAATGTTGCACCGTGGAAAGTAACACATTACCGTTACATATCTGACAGATTTCTCTATCAAATACATTGTACCATAGATAGAGAGTTCTTGTCAAGTCAAATTGATAAGGAGTTTTATTTATGCAAGAGATTATGAATTTTGAAGGCAATGATGTAGAGGTCATTCAAAATGAAAATGGCGAACCCTTATTCGAGATTTATGACATAAATTTTTTTAAAAACTCTTGACAAGTGTCCGTACATATGTTATTATAAATGTACGGACATAAAGGAGGTATATAACAATGTCCCCAAAAGGCAGACCAACGCAAGAAAAACGTGATAAACGCTTTGAAATTCGACTTTCGGAAGAAACTTATAAAACACTTGAAGAATGCTCCGAAAAACTCAAAATTACAAAAGCAGAAGTTATACACAAAGGGATTGCAATGGTTAAAAAAGAAGTAGATACGTCAAAGAAATAAGCTGTTGCTCCACTACCAATGAAACCAACAGCTTACAACCCAGACAGATTACTCTATCTGAAATCTATTATACATCAAATGGAGCTTTCTGTCAAGTTAAATTGAAAGGAAGTTATCACTATGAGCGAACTTACCATAGGAAATGTAAATGTTGTTATTAAAGAATATCAAGGTCAAAGAGTAGTGACCTTAAAAGATATTGATACTGTTCATCAAAGACCTGATGGAACAGCTCGGAGAAACTTTAATACCAACAAACAACACTTTATAGAGGGTGTAGATTACTTCAAAATTCAACCGAACGAAATTCGTACGGTTGGAATTACAAGTCCAAATGGCGGTACTGTTGTCACAGAAAGTGGTTATTTGATGTTAGTAAAATCATTTACTGACGATTTGTCATGGGACGTACAAAGAGAACTTGTTAATACCTATTTTAGAGTTAAAGAATTTTCTGTATCCAAAGCACCCTCGCTCCCATATACCTATATAGAGAAAACATTCCACGGAAGACCAGTTCTCACAGCATCCGATGTTTCAAATATTTATGGAATAAATTTAATCACCCTGTACAATCATATCAAGTCTGTTTTAATGCCAGACAGAGACTATTATTTATTGACCGGTGATGAACTCAAAGAATACAATAAAGAAAATCCTCAGTTATCCAAATGCAAGAAATCTTTGTTTGTAATCTATAATATGGGGTTATCACGCATTATTTCATATTATGAGCTTTACAACAGTGAATAGCACTTCCTTATGTTAATACATATGATGATACAATATAGAAAAATAGAAATAATTTTAATCATATACCTTTGCAGATGTGATTCTTTAGACTTTATTATATATTAAAAATAAAAGCGATTTGACCGTAGTTTACAATAAATTTACAAACATATAAATTTGGATAGATTTATCCCTACACTATCTATCATAGTGTCAAAACTAAGCAGGGATAATCTGCTTTGGAACTACTATGGGAGTTATCCATAGGTTAGAGTACACCTTTACCTTACCACAAGGCAGTTGTCATCTACTCGTTGAGCCTTCCGTGTCTCACGACAGGGCTTGGTTGCTGATTATACATTGTTGTACTATTACATAATAAGCAGACCGTAGCACTTGATTCCACTATAAAATCAAGCTTTTGTTTCAGCATAGTCCATCTGTGTTATTGTTTCTGAGTTTCCTCACTCTCATAATGCCTTGTTATGAGTAGTCACACAGCTTTAGCATTTTCCAGCAGTTTGACAACCTTATTTGAAAACGTGTTACATTCCCTATGCTTTATGTCTGTGGTAGCATAAGAACGGGCGTATTTAAGACTTAGTTCACCTACGTTTTTAAGACTTAATCCTGCAAAAATAGTAGGAATAAGCCCCATTTTGTCTGTTAATTTTGTTGTGAGTTCAAGTAAATTTGTGAATTGTGTAAGAATAGTATTAAGTGGCGATGCAACATCTGATATTGTATCAATAAATATAGTTGCACTTTCAATTAAAGACTTAAACAAATCGGAATTAGCAAATTCATTTACAAACTCCGTCCATTTGTTCTCCATCTTGTTCCACATACCTTCCCAAGATTCAGCAGTCTTTTGTGCTTCCTCTGTAGCCGACCCTTGACCCTTAGAATAGTAATCGAGCATTTTGTAATAACTATCTAAGTCAGAAAGTATCGCTGCTAATGTGTTAGCGTGATATTTTCCACCAATATCACTTAAAATATTAGCTCTTCGTGTATCACCCTCATCAAGACTTGTAAATGCAGCCGATAATTCTTTAATTAACTCAATAGGCGTTTTGAGTTTTTCAGAACCATTTACCATTTCAGTCATTGAAATATTTACAGAATCAAATGCCTCTTGAATAGGCTTAGACGTAGTATCCTGTAAGTTGATGAAGAGGGCTTTCAACGCATTACCAACTTCAGAACCAGACTCTCTTGTTTTAGAAACAACTACCGCTATAAGAGATGACAGTTCATCAATATTAACTCCATACTGAGCAGCAACAGAAGCAGCTTCAGATGTAGCATCAGCCATATCCTGCATACTTACAGCAGCATTATTTGTAATGTAGTTTTGACTCCTGCTGTTACTTTCATTTATAATAATTATAAATTACTGACCATATTATCTATATGGCGATTAAGAATTTCTTCTTAATTCTCACGTTTCATTGTTAGATTATTGCGTGAGAGCAGAGTATATCATCACCCTCGTTTTAACGTTAGGCTACAATTAATGTAGAAATATGCTATACATATTTGTGGTCTGCGTGTGCTATACGTCACCGTATAACAACTTACTCGTTACGGATTCTATATAAAATATCGTCTTCATTCCAGTCATCAGGAATATTTAATTGATGCTTTTTAAACCATTTACATAATTTACAAGTTTTGCATTTTTCTTTAAATAATTTAATATCCTTTTCTTTGTGGCAACAAATACATTTTTGAGTCACTGTATTCCTTTCCACCTTATTTTATATAGTCTTATCCTCGGAATTATGTATCTCTACGTTTTTTCCGATAAAAGCAGACTTCAACCATATATATTTCTATATATGAGGACTTTTATGTTAATCCAAAACTGCATTCAATTTCTCGATGCTGCCACCCAGATCATATGCAGCATCGGTCGCTATAAGATAGTCATTAGCAGCATCAGAAGTTAAATCACCAGCTGATTGTGCAAGTATAGAAAGTTCAGACATTTCAGGAGCATTTTGGAAACCAGCTCTATACATTTCCTGCACACCAGTTAAATAGTCACTTGCTTTTTTACCATACTTGCTTGCTGATTCAAATGATGTTTTGCCAAGTTTAGCGAGAGCCTCAGTTGTTAAATCAGAAGTCTTAGAAATCTCAGTTAAAATAGTATCTATTTCTTTTAGTTCTGTAATGGCATTTCTTATATCCATTACGAAAGTAGATACTAAGGAAGTTAAACTCATCCAAGATGAAAATTTCTTTAAGTTAGCCCAAAGCTTATCAAAAATAGTTCCACCTTCAAGACCTAAAGATTTAGCTTCTGCTTTAATGTTTCTAAAATTTGCGACAATTTTTTGAAAATCATCATTATTAGCACAATGTGAAAGCTGTAAAAGCATATTCTCAATCTCTTGAGAAAAAGTTTTTCCATTTGATGTAAGCTGATTGCTTTGTATTGCTTTTGAATTGGAGTCTTTATATGTATTGATTTCAGCAGTAAGTTTCTTTATACGTTGCGTAAGCAGTTCTGCCTGTTGTGCTTGTCTCTGCATTGAATTATCAGTTATCATTTGTTGATTTAATGCAGAAAATTTAGCTCTTGCAATGTCAAATTGATTAAGAAATTTGGTGAGACCTTCGGTATCATTAGTTCCAATATTTTGAATTGCTGCATTTAACTCATCAAGATCAGCTTTCATTTCTGATATAGGAACTTTACTGCCTTGAATTTTAGCTCCAAATTGAGCAAGTTTTTGAATATTTTCAGTTTTAATAGTCGAGACATCACGAGTTCTCAATTCTTCTGCTGCATTTTCAGCATTTCTGAAAGCACGCTCCAAATCCTGCAAAGTAGAAATTTCCTTTTCAGCATTTGCTTTCATTACGGCAAAAGTGGTACTATCGGCATTTTTAACTGTATCAATAGCTTGTTCTACTTTAATATATTGTTCTGCTAATTTTTCTTTATTGCTTTCATCTTTTATAGGTTTCGAAGCATTTAAATCCTCTATACGGCTTTTTATTTTAGCATAAGTAGATTCAAGCTTAATTGCAGAAGCATTGGCTCTTTCTTGTGCTATAACCACTTTATTGATATTTTCAGAATAACGAATAACCTGTTCATTATCTTCTGAATCATAAACTATAGTTTTGCTTCTCCCAGTTGCTCTATCAGAATAAGTTTCAGTCTTTGCAAGTTGATTGTCAGAAGCATCAGTTATAACTGACTTTTTTGCTAACGCAAGGTCTTCATAGGCATCCGTTTGGATTTTTATAGCCTGCGTTTCCTTATCAATTATTTCTGTGGTAGCTTTAGTAACAGTTTGTGTTTCTTTAGCTGACTGTGTAGCAGTCTGTTCAAGATTTTTATACTCACTAATAGCCTGATAAATAGACATTACAAGCCTGTTATCAAAGTTTTTGTCAGCGACTATACTGTCACTCTTAATAGTATTTCTGATACTATCCATAAGGTTCTGATAACTGTCTATAATAACACTCTTATTCTCAGGAGTAAGCTTTAAAGCTTGAACTAATTCATTGGCGGCACCTGTAACATCTTTTCCCGAAAAGCCAAGATTTTTAAGATTATTTTTAAATCCATTAAGGTCAACATTATTTAACTGTTGTAATTTTCCAACAACAGCCTTAATAAGAGTATCTGTATCTTCAATAATTTTACCATCAACAGTAGGCTTAATAGTTAATCCATTGTTTGTACCAATAATTTTATTCTGAACGTTGGAAAGTGCAGTATTCAAACTGCTCGTATCAATCTGACCAATGTTTAATTTTAAATTCTTGCTGATTTCATCAAGTTGTGTCTGAATTTTTGTCTGCACTGTCGGAGTGTTTAATTTCAAATTTGAAAGAGAATTGCTTAAATCCAATTCGACTGGAACTCTTATTTTTAAATCATCAGCCATATTACTTTACCTCCAATCCTTGTTTTTTCAATCCTTGCTTTAAAGCTTTGACGTGATATTTATTATTTTTTAAATCTTCTCTTGTATTCTGAATAAAAGGTCGAGGAACACCATCATATTCCCAACTGTGAATATCATAACCCTTACCAGTTTCAATAACACCTGCTATTTCTTTATCTTTATTCTGTGAAGGGAAAACCTTATTGTCGATACCATATTCAGGCGCACCCAATGTATTATTTTCAACAACGAGTGTGTTTTTTTCAATAGAACTGTTAATATTATTTGGGTCTATCAAGCCACCATTATCTTCACGTCTCGTATATTGGTTAGGTAAATAAACATCATAAACGTCCCTTGCAATATGATCTATCATAACTTCTGTTACTGTATGTGAAACATCAGTAAGCAAAGCATAGTCAATTTTGTCTTTAAGAGCATTTTGTAATTCTTTCAAATTTTTACATACCACATCAATCACCCATCAGCAGTTCAATTACCTTGTTCATATCATTCTCAACACACTCCTGAGAAACAGAGCTATCAATACAAACATCAAATCTATCGCCATTCATAATGTTAATACTGATAATGCCAAGAATTGACTTGGCATTTATCTCACGATTTTCCATTATGAAATATACATTTGATTTGATATGTGTAACCTTTGCAACAAAATTCTTAGCAAAACGTGGAGTAATATCCTTATTTGCTGTAATAGTTTTCTTTACTGTAAACATATTACTTACCACCCTTACTTACAGAAATATTCCTTACAATTTCCTCATTCTCAGCTACTTCGGTAACAGTCTTGGGCTTTTTTGTAGCCTTCTTCTTGCCTTTAATAACACCATTATCCACCATAGCCTTAATAAGACTATCTGCTGTCACATTGTTTTTAAGTTTGCTCATAGCCTGTGCAATCGTCTTAACATCTTCTGAATTTGTTTCACTATAAGCATTACCGAGAGCATTTACAAAATTAGAAAGTTTAATAGCAAGATTTGCAATAGCATCATTAGCATCTGCCATAACCATACTTGCTGAGAGAAGCTTAATTCTGCGGTCAAGTTCCTCATTGATTGCATTTTCAATCATTTTAAGCTGACCTTTATTTATAGCATAATCACTATAAAGTTTTTCGTATTCATTATCATAAATCTCCGCAATATCATCAGACTTATACTCTATCTTACCATAGAACTTTGCTGTACAATACTGAACGAGAACGTCCTTATATCCCATACCATAAATAAGAGTATTATCTACTACATAATTGATAAACGCCTGCATCTCTGCAAATGTAAGTGTAATCATATCTGTTGCCATATTATTTTTCTCCTTATTACTTATTTTTAGATTTCTTTTCTATTTTACGTTTCTTTTCGAGTTCATCATATGTAATCCAATTATCTCCGTTTCCATTGCCATATTTAATACTACGACAATACCAATAAAAAGGAAGATTATAGTATTTATACTCAAAAAGTTTTTTCTTCAATTTTGCAGTTGTGTCAGGAAGTCCTTTAACATCTACAACTATTTTTCTTCCATCTGTAAAAGTGATAACATAATCAGCTACATACTTTATAGGTAATATCTTTTTTTCTTCAAAATTAACAAATCCTTCTTGTAAAATATAAGGAACTTGCATTTCGTATGAGACGATTTCGCCTGAACTTATCTTAGGCTCAATCCATTCAACAAGAAACTTCATTTCCGTCTCACTATCAAAAGTTATACCTTTATATGTGCGATTTGCCTTGCCTTTATCCGATAAATCAACATTATATTTAGATTTCTTCTTTGCCATTAGCCACCACGTTTCATAAATAACGTAAAAAATAGGGAAGACAACCAAAACAACGGCTGTCGCATTGGATTGTCCTCCCTATTTTTATTTACTTTTTCTTGTCAAACTTAGACTTATCATTACGTTCTGTTGATACAACTGTTCCTTCAGATATGATTTTTTTGATATCTCTTGTTATTGCAGGAAGAAACTTACTAAAATCACTATTGATAGTAATACCTATTTTAGCAAACTTATCAGTAGCTTCTTTTGCAGTTAAAACACCTTCCCTGTAATCACGGAGTATAACATAAATACTATAACAATCAGGAACATCAGCAACAGCTCTCCAGCTGTCTAACTTCTTACACTTGAAGCAATAATTATATTCATTACCACAAATCTGACAATTCTGTAGCATTATAAATCACCTCAAATTAGGTTGCAGGCTGGGGAACAATAATTCTAAACAGCTCCTTCTTATCAGAACAATAATCCTGAGAAGCAGAAAACTCAAAGGGGAAACTATCTTCTCTGCCAAAAGAAACAGTAGTAGAGGCAGAAAGTGTAGCATTGGGGAATACTACATAACCAGCATAAGCGGTAGAAACATCACAAATATCGTGACCAACTACTTCAATAAGCATCTCCTGTGCAGAAGAGAACTTATCGGCAGAGTTATAAACAGCGATTGCATTCTCAGAAGAATATTCATACTGAACATAAAGCTTATCCCCTTCTGCAAGATCTCCCTCCTTGAAAGTAATTGTCTTGGAAGCAGAAGTATATGTAAATACACCCTCACTTACAGCCTGACCCTGCTTAAAGGACTTCTTAACAGCTCCATCTCTGGTAAGAGTACAAACAGTAATTTTATAAACAGGAGTAGAAGAAGTACCACTATTTACAACATTATACTTACATACATAGGTTGTGAGGTCACTTGCACCCAGCTTCTTTTCCTCAATAGCAGGTACATTGATTGCATTACCAGAAGATGCAACAGTTTTACCCTCACCGTTAAACTGATAAGACATAAGGTTAAAATCCATCAGAGAGTTAGAAGCAGAGAAAGTAGCGGTCTTACCCTGAGACCACTTTGCAATAGGAGAACCCTTTGCGTCATTCTTAACAACTTCCTCAGAATCACACTGAAGAGAAGGGTCTTCAATCTGAGACACGAGCCAATACAGCTCACCTGTGGAAGCATTTCTGCCTATAACACGCTTACATTCATCAATGACAAAGTTATTAACATCAAAAGCCATTTTATTTGCTCCTTTCAAATTTTAAAAATATATAAAAAAAGAATTTAACTTAGATTTCGCATCCAGTCAAATTCTTTTTTATTTATTTTACTTGCATCAACAGTTCCAGCATAGATGCCTTGATACAAGTTTCTTGTGTTTTCAATTACATTTATTCGCTTAATACTATCATAAAAAGCGAATATAGGCATATTCCAAATTTCAGAATAACCATACTTAAAATCAGGGTGATTTACCAAAGAAGATACCAAACTCAATAGCTGAGATTTATATTTCTTTCTTGAAGCTGCTCTTAAATCATCATAAGCATACTCAATCATTTTTTGTTTGGTTAGTTCATTACCTACTCTTTGATATTTAGGGTCAGCTAAATTGTGCATTTTTCTAATTCGATTAGACAAAAGATTATAAACAGGCTCACTTATTGTTGAATTTTCATATTTTAAAACAATGTTTCCGTTATCTTCCGATACTTTATACTTTGAAAAATCAACATCGCCAAAAAGAATACTTGTTGATTCTTTTTTAAGACCATTTACAGTAAGACAAAACAACTGATAACTTGTAATTGTAGTAAAGTCAATGCCAATTTTATCAAGTTGGGCTATCACATCAAATGGTGTCATAATAAAAGAAGATATCATTGAAAAATATTCTTTTTCACCGTAATCTGCTATTTGTCCAATGGTAGGCTGTTTTATTTTTATATAATCAGTAACAGAATAATCTCCGCCACGATATATTTTTAATAAATCATTATTATTCATAATTTTACTCTTCACACAAATTATCGTTCATATCCTTACCCTTGAATACTAATTGTCGATAACGGTACTTCGTATTCAAATTTCCAGCTATGCTGCTTTCCAATTCTAATCTACCAAGTCCAAATCCTCTTGCATTGTTATATTTAATATCAAGCAATTCAGCAAGATAATCAATTCTTGTAGCTGATATACCAGCCATATTCAATTTCATATCATCTTGATGTGCAAGAATTGTAAAAGTTATAGTGGGGTAGGCGTATAATTTACTCCAAGTGTGAGTACGAATATCTATTTCAATACAAACATATGTAGTAACCTTGTCAATAGTATCAGGTATGTAATAATGAGGGAATAGTCTATGATAGACTAAATCTTCTCGTTCTTCTTCAGTAGTTCCGAGAACTTCAAGAAAGGTTTCATCATTCTGCAATTCCGAAAGAATACGATTTTTCCATTGACGTAAGCAAGAACTATTCAATATTACACACCTCCTACTATATCAATAAGCAGTTCACCGATATTGCCATTCACATCAGCACATTTTAATTTGATACTTGAACCTATGAGTAATTCATTATTAGAACACTTAATTTTGCACTTGTTATCAGTTGCAGTCATTGTGATATACTTATTCTGTTCAGTTACAGTTACAAGTTCCCAAGTAACAGTTTCAGCAGTATTAGCAGTAAATGTTTTAGCAGACCCACCTACACGAATTATAGGATTACCTGTATATGTAATTTCAATAGGTTGATTTATTTTAGGTTTAATATAATCACAAAGCCAATTTTCGATTGAATCAGTATCTGGATCATAAACATCTTCTGTAAATACAAGACAAATCACACGATTTTCACCATAGGATTCACTAACAGTATCTATTCTTGTAATTCTATACGGTAATGGATTTATGTCATTATAATCAATAAACATTCGTTTTGTACGATTAAGATATACTGTATTATCATCTAATGATGTATAAACTAAAAGCTGATTATATCCAAGTGTAAGAATTTTATCTCCTTCTTCACCTGTATTATACTGAGAAGCATTTTCAACGTGAAACGGCTGATAAATTATATTACCATCGCCGTCTTGCCATTTAGCTATGTAATTGCATAAATACAAAACTACTTTTTCATATACTTTGTTATTTGATGGCATAGTCATAATAAGCCAAATATTCCATCGTTTATAATCTTCATCATATATCTTTACATATTTATAATCAGATATTGTTCTTAATCTCGTTAATAATTGACGTTGCCAACCTTTAGTTTGTGTTTCGGGAGATACTCCTTGCAGAACACCTTCTGTTTCATATTCAAATTCAAATGAGTTATCATCATTATTAAATTTACCTTTGCAAAGAAAAATTTTACTTGATAATGGTGTATCTGTTAAAAAATCATCTACGCCAAGATTAGCATTAAACTCGAAATCATTAGTTTCTGTGCCTTCTGTGTAATGTGGTGAATTTATTAAATACCAATCTGCACTCATAAGCTCACCTCAATTATAAGCAGTAGGTAACAGCTTATCATAAAATTCTGCTATCTTTGTATCAACGTAATCCAACTCTTCTTTTGAGTGTGCTTTATCAGCACTAGTATTATTAAGCGTTAAATCTTTTCCAATTATATTAGTACGCTTTATTATCCTATCATACTGACGTTCACAATAATAACGCTTTATTGTGTAACCAAGTATTTGTATGTATAAATAAGGAAGTGGAATAAGATTTTCATTTTTATCATAATACAAAAATGAATCCGTGTCTTTGTCAAACACAAGCGGCTCTATTTCCCTTGAAAATTCTTCCACTGCCATACTAAACCATTGAAATACAAGGTCTGAACTGAGTTGAAATTTTTCTTGAAATGTGGCTTCAAAAACATTAACCACATTTATATATGTAGTGCTTGCTATTCTCACCACATCCTTTCTTTTATACTGTCATTCCACAAAGAGCTTCACATTCTCTTATTTTATTGAAATCATTAAATCCACACTCTCTAATGAGTTTAATAAGAAGAACCTTTTCTGCCTGAGTAGTAAATGTTTTATATATTTCGTTTCTAAAATCATCAAGACCGTTAATTGCAAAAATCTTCTTTACCTTATTCTTATCAATAAGTTCAGATGTGATGTCAAGATAATCTCTTGTTGCCTTATCGTCTATATAAATAGTAGCGTGAGTACCATCACCATCACCACGCAGAAGCTTATTGCCGTTTTCATACTGAGAAATTACCTCTGCACGAGATACACGGACAGAACCACCAGCATTAATATTTACTTCACCGTTAGATTCAATCTTATTAAATCCTACCATCCAATTAGCAAGATTTTTAAGTGTTATCTTTTCTTCCATACTAAGGGGCTTTGTTTCTGTAACTTCAACAGAGATTTCATCAGGAATTGTATTTTCAACGGTCTTTATATTATTAGACGTTTTTGCCATACTTACAATATATCCTTTCATAGATACTAATTAAGGGCTGTCAATCAACAGCCCTTAACAGCATTAAATTTTATAATTTATATTAAAGGTTTGTATCAGAGAGCATACCGATCTGGAACTCTCTACCCTTTGTAACATCAGTTGCAAACTCAATATCCATACGAGTGAGTATATGACCGGCTGTTATATCATTGCCACTGAATGTAGTCAGTCCACCTCTTGTCCAAGACTTAATAGGAGAACCATACTGACCACCAGTAGGAACAACAATGGCAAGACCTGCATCGAGCATAGTATCAAAATTATCGCCAGTAGCATTGAGAGAAGAATAATCATAAGGATTTGTCATCTCTGCAAGAATAGTTCCGTTATATGCACCGAGAATACCCTTTGTGCGAATATCTCTAAGGTCTTCCGCAGAAATGCCCTGTGTATAACCATATCTTGAAGAATTATATACAAATTCGGAGTTATAACCAGCCCAAGGAGTGAACTGCTGAAGAAGTGCATAATCACCAATTACGGTAGCACCTGTACCAAGTCGTCTTACCTTCTTGAGAACATCATCAACACCAGCCTTAGTGAGATCCGCACCCTCAAAGAAATACTTTACAGGAGTAGCGTTCTTAACAGCATTGTAAGCATTAGTTACAATAGCCTTCTTCATCTTATTGATGATATCAATTCTTACCTGATTCTTGCCCTCGTTCTCCTTAGACATATCACCAAGCATAAGTCTGCGATAATCAGTAGCCCAACCACCAGAAATAGTCTTTGTACCCACTGCATACTTTTCTCCCTTAATTGCAGGGAAAATTACGTCTGCATTAAGAGCCTGTTCACGAGACTTGTCACCAACAAGCTTCCAAGACTCTACTTCAATAGACTCATCATATCCAAGGGCTTCAAAATCACCAAATACAGCAAGATTCTGAATTTCTGCGGTAAGAAGAGGCTCAACAGAATACTTTCTAATAGTGTTAAGCTCTGCAAGAGACTTAGGATCACCATTAGCAATACCTGCACCAAGTTCCTTGAGTCTATTTACAACAGTATCAGTCTTCTTGCCATACTTGGATGTGTCCTTACCATCTGTGAGAGCAGAGAAAATTTCTACAATGGGAGAATTAGGCTTAATCTCATTTGTAAGAGTGACATCAGAATCACGTCTTACGTTGTTCATTTCAAAAGTCATATCCATAATTATTATTCATCCTTTCTTATATCTTACTTTACAACAACTTCAACAAGCACGCCGTTGCCATCAAAGTTAATCTTCTTAGCAACCTTGAAATATACACCACCTGAAGAAATACCAGTATTGTTCTCTACAATTTTGAGATTACCGTCTGTACCAGCAGCCATAAGAGTTGTGCCAGCAGTAATAGAAGTATAGGTCTCAGAAGAACCGTATGTAATACTATCAGGAGAAACCTGAAGATGCTTACCCTTCCAAGCAGATACGTCCCAAGCTGTGACAAGCTCACCAGCAGGAGTAACAAAATCCTTATAAGCATCATCACCCCTACCATAATTAGCAATAAGCTTAATACCAAGACCAGTTGTAGGTGCAGCAGCTACTACACCATTTGTAACAGTGCCAAGATAAAAGTTTTTTGTACCACCAGCAGCAGCCTTTACGGTGCCGTCACCGATACCAGTCTTTTCAATCTGAGAGATTTCATATACCTTAATCATTTAAAATTTCCACCTTTCTTAAATTAGTAAATAGAACCATCATCGTTACCATTCGCAGAAGTATCATCTACATCAGCAAAAATATCAATCTTCTTAGAGTTCTGTTCTGCGAGAACCTTTGCCTTTTCAGCCTCAGAAGCAATAGTAGCCTTACCAATACCCTCATAAATCTTAGCGGTAATAGAATTGATTTCAGACTTGATAGGGTCAGCATTAAATGCTTCGATTTCAGCCTTTGCGTACTCCTTCTGTTCATCTGTAAAATTAGCAAGAGCGGTATTCATTTCAGCAAGTCTCTTCTCTGCCTTCAATGCACCAAGTTCTTTTTCAAGAGCATCTCTTTCTGCATAGAAACCTTCTCTTTCAGTTTCCATATCCTGAATTGCCTTCTGAAGCTTCTCTATTTTATCAGACAGATCATTATTTTCATTTGTCTTAATTTCAAGAGCAGAATTAAGCTCAGTAATCTTTGACTCAAACTCCTCATTCTTACTATTACACTCAGAAATAGTAGCCTTAATGGAATCTGTAATCATACCAAGTGTTTTTTCGTCCATCGTTATGATTTCCTCCTCATTTTTATTATTTTTATTATTCAATTCAAGCAGTGAAGCTGTATGATCTGATGGCTGAACACCACAGCCAAGGAGAGCATATCCAGAAAATTCAAATTCAGTTGGTATTCTACCAATATCTTTATATCCATACAAGTAAACCAACGCAGGATTATTTTCTGTTCTTACAATTTCCACACTACCATAAATTGTTTCATTATTAGACAGCTTTTCAGATAAAAGGTCGATACAATCAGAATATCTCATATAGTCTAATGTACCTTCGCCTACAAAAACTTTTTTAGTTTCTCCGTCATCATCTGTAACTTCGTCTATATAAGCCTTATCAAAATGACCTATTGTAGTAGCGTTACTAAGTAGGGGAACGCCATCTTTGTATTGTCCTGTTTCACCGTGACCAAGAATATCTGTTTTGCTATCATCTGCAAATTCAACAGTAACGCTTGAACCGATAAGAGTATCCTTTACATTTTCAACATATTCATCTATCCAAGTAATACCATTATCATTATATTTTGTGCCTGTTTCATCAACAATACAAGATTTATCATAAATTTCAGCAAGAATAAGTTTAAATCTCTTATAGCCTGTCTTTTTTTCCTGTTTATTGTTAATTTCAAAAAGTTTCATTATAAATCACCACCTTTCCATCAACTTGTACTCGGTTTAGGCTGATTATTTGTGTTATTTCCTTGTGATATCAAAGTATTATCGTTTGTTGCATTTTCAACATTAGGTCTTCCACCTTTATCTTCTTCGTTTGAAATACCATCTCCTGACGAATTATAAGATGTTGGGTGAGGGGTGTACTTATCATCCCATTTTTCTGATTTTTCCATATCCATAAGTGATAGATAAGCATTTAAATCCCAGCCAACAGAGGAAATCCAAGCCGACTTGCTACCACAACCAGACATATAGAGCTCTTTATTCAAAGAAACAAATTTGTCTCTATTTACAAGACTTGTTGGGAGATAATAAATATCAATTTTATTATTTTTGTCTTTCACTATATTTTTGTTAATAACATAAGACAATTCATCTGCTATTTCAGTAACCCAAGTATAAATTTTACTAAACAGAAGTTCAAGACTAAGCTGCTGAGATGAATAATTTCCACTTTCACCATCAAGAAGACCTAATGCAAAGCCTAAACCCATTGCAATATTTGAATTAAGTTTAGGTTCAATTTCTTCATTCAGAATATCAACACTTGTATCAACTGAATCAATCTTTGTACCAGCAGCAACCGTAAAGAACGATGTTCCTCCACGATTATTTTTTGTCATTACTGCACTTTTAACTGTATTGTGCTGACTTTCTTGTTGTTCTCTTGTAAGACTACATCTACCTTCTTTGCCTTCTGGCAATGTTTGATAAATAATTTTATTATTTACCTCTCCAAGAACACTTCTTTTAGTAGTAGTAAGATAGTCATTATAAAAAATATCAATTAAAGCAGAAATTGTTATAGGTCTTCCATAGGGTTCACGTTTATCACTTTTGATTTTATGCACGACTGTTTTATTATTATCTAAAACAATCCAGTTACCAATAGTTTCTCCATTGCTCCATTTTTCATATCCATTACGAATTTCAAAAGGGTAACACTTTAATCTATTTGTTTTCTTCTCATTAGTGAATTGATTAAAATAATCCAAATTAAAGGCAATAACAGGTCGATTATTCTTATAACCTCTTATTTTTACATAGTCTACTGGAAGTGGAATCATAGCTACTGAAACATCAGAATTGTTCAGCTCCATAATGCTTGTAATTTCATAATCTGAAACATATTTTGTATTATCAGGACTTTGTGCTTGAATGTCAAAGTAATAATAACAAGCACCATCTAAACAATCTCTAAATAAAAAATCTCGTATGATATTCTTGTCGTGAATATCACATAAAACACTTTCTACCTTTTGCTTATTATCTTTGACTTTCTTTTTGCTTTTACCAGTTGAAGTAAGTATGTGTGAAAGGCAGGGGAGAGATACTATATAATCAACTGCATTTGACACAATAGGATTTGTATTATATACTCTACGACTAAGTTTTCTTATTTGCTCATTATTTGCAATAGGATCGGATAGTATATCTTTGATTTGTTCAGGAGTATAACAAGAAAATAAATCGAAATTCATATTTGCATATACAATATTATTCCATTGTGAATTATATTCATAAGAGGGTTCTTTGTTTTCTATATCACTCATAATTTCACCGCCTTTCTATTATTTTTAGATACTTAGTTTATGAAAGTTGCATAATCATAATCAGAATTATCTATCTCTTGAGCAAATTTGTTTATATACCATAACATATAAATCATAGCAGATACTCGGTCTTTATCTATTTTTTTTACAACCTTATCAATAGTAATTCCACCATTATTAAGGTGCTTCATTTTTAGATTAGCCGCTTCTTCTATAAAGGCATCAGTTTCCATAAACGGTCTGACATTATCGTCAAATTTATCCCATTCGCTATCTTCAAAATCACAATCCTGACGTTTTTCAAGAAGTTTTAATTTTCCACTATCTACCATATCTATAAATATTGTTACTATTTCACTCTGACAACTTTGTGCTTTGAGGTTATATAATACTTTTGGAGAATTAGGTATTTCTGGTGTATTATCATCGTTCATTGTATCCCAACAACCTATGCTTTCTTCTGTTATAGGGTCAAACGATTCCTTCAACAACTCATCAATTAAACCTGCACCAAGACCATTACCATCTACAACAACAGCTTTGGCATTGTACTTTTTGAATATCTGTTTTACTTTAATTGCTTGTGCTGTGAAGTTTAATATATTAGGAATTTTAATAATATTTACAACATCAATAGATACAATTCTGCTTTTATCAGCACTTCTTCTCACTTTACCAACAACAACAGACGATTGGTTATTTGATGTTTTCTGACTTCGTGCTACATCAACTCCAAGGTAATATTCATCTGTTTCGTTCTTTGATTCTATCACTGCTTCCGTAAGAGTACGACAATTCATCAACCTATTTATATTTACTAATGCTCCATCAGAGCAACCAACCCATTCTTGTTCATAGTTTTGTGCAAAAGCAACAACTGATGAATTTTTCTTTTTTGAAAGTATTTTACTTTTGTTACTACCTCTTCCATACCAACACGGAAGTTGCCAGTTACTTCCAAGAACAATTTTCCCCTTCAAATTTTCCATATCATCAATCATAGTAATACTACGTTGATATTCGTCAGAACCTCTAAATCCTGCTGTTGTGAAAAAATGAATTTGCTGATTTAACTCCATAGGGTCAACGATTGCCAGTTTTCCAACTGTAAGTCTGGGAACTTCAACAACAGGTTCAAGTGCATCTTGAAATAATACATTATTCAATAAAGCTGACTCCTCTATCTTTAAACGTCTACGTCGTTGTCCTTTAGTAGACTGAGCGTTAGCAATAGCATCAATAGTTGAACCATTCTTAAATTCAATAAATGCGTTACCTTTAGAAAACTTGGGGTCATCTTGAAGTTCATTTTTTAATAATGGATATAATTTTGATATTTCATTCCATTTTGCTTTAAGCAAATCAGCAGCGTTCTCTTTTGTCTGTGCCGACAATGCTAATTCAATGTTAGGGAAAAGCATAGCTACAACAACCATTGATAAAACCTCATCAAATGTTTTACCATAACCACGAGAAAATACCCCATACATACTCATAAATCTTACATCACAACGCAAAAAAATTCGTTGATCTAAATGTAGATTTATACCGCCTGTTTCGGGCTTCATTAAGTCCAAAAGTAAATCAGGATAGAATTTTGCCCAACTTATAAAATTATAATAGTTATGAAGATTTTTACCAAAGATACTATCACTATTTTTTTCAAACTCTTTTATTCTCTGCTCATTCATTCGTCATCACCGTTTTTATAATCCTTTGGTAATTTTATAAATGTTTCAACAGAAGGTCTGTTTTTTTTAGAGGTATCATCCGTAAAAATCCCATAGGGGTCTCCATATTGAGATAAATAATCATCTTTCATCTTATCATAAAAAGCATATACATCTTTATATTCGCACAATGGAAGCCCTTTAAGCCTACGGCAATAGTTAATATAACACCAAATAATAAAATCTGGTGCATCATTGGGCTGGTATCTAAATCTTGGTAAGATTTCAACAATATCTACTGCTTGCTCACAAGCTTTGGATATTTCGGAGATACAAGTTACACCACCTTGTAAATCAGCTTGTGTGAGTTGTTTGGGTGTAAGTTTTGCTTTATCGGCAGCTTCTTGTGCTGCTTTGTTCCATTTGTCCGCAGATCCTACGTCCCCTTGTGCAGTGGCTTCCTCTTCTTTTACTTTAAAACGTACATATGTAGCGAGTGCTTCTTCGTGCAAATTTGTTTGTATAGAATAATTTTCTTTGAGTTTGTTGAACTTTTTAACCATTTTTCTATACTGCGTTTTTGTATATCCATCACCAAACAAATCTAAAACATCATCGGTTACTACAAAGTCATCGACTTGCTTTACATACACTTCCTCATTCTTATTAACGGTCTTACCGGTTGTTGTAACTGCCGAAGAAACAGTTTTACCTTGAGATAAAAGATTTATAGAATCGAGAAATCCCAATTTTGAGTATTGCGGTAAAGTTCCTATATTTTTAAAATAACACCCTATAATATCAGTTCTACCTTTTCCAAGTTCAACCGATTTTTGTACTTCTTTTATAGCAGAGTCCAAAGCTTCTGGAACATAAGGCTTATCCATCAACATTAACTTCTGTTTAAACATTTCAACGTTTATAGTTCCATCTGAATTGCAAGACCCTGTTTTAATACAATTTTTACAAATATCGTAAGTTTTACCATCGCTTGAAACAGATGATATTTTGGAGGGCGATGATGAACTCACAACGTAGAATTGTGATAAATTTTTTTCTTTTCCACATTCTCGACATACTTTTTTTCCAACAGGTGCTTTAGCTCGTTTTTTTTGTGGCATTATCCCACCTCCAATTTTTATTAATTTGGTCATCCTTAATTCCTAACACGGAACTTCAGATATTAATAAAAGCACCATTTTGTGACAAATGATGCTTCGTTTTATATTGTGTGGGTAAACCACTATGTCTTTTAATGTGTCTGCTGTGAAACGAGGTTATCCTTCAAATCCAAACATATCATTTATGACATCTTCATCTTTGTTCTTTAAGTATCCTTGGGTTGTTCCCACGTCTGTATGATGTGCCACTACTCGGACGTGATCTAAATCAAACACCTTATTAGTTCCATCTGGATTTTTAAGCCTTTCATCCTGACCGGTAGATAAGCACTCCAAACGAGAATGTCTTATACTATGTGGAAATATATTAACTTCTTCACCACGAATTTCAGATAATATCTTTGAGCATTTTAATATACGATTGTAAAGGGCATCTTTGGTCACTTCCACCTTATTCTTACCGTGTCCGTTAATCCAAAGGCTTTCAATATCATCATCTCCACGTTCTTCAAGATATTGACGTATTAACTCCTTAGTGTCGTTTAGATAAACAAGAGGAAATGTCTTACCACGCTTTCCTTTAACGATATTTGTCTTGTTTCCATCAAGTAATCCTGTTTTCTTAACTTGGTATATTTCATTTCTTCTGCCAGCAGAATCATAACTTAAACTCCATAAAACTGCTGTCTGTAAATCGCCCATTTCAACAAGCTTATCTCTAACTGCTATAAATTCTTTAAACGTAAAGAAAAAATCGTCATCATTAGTTTTAACTCGTTCCCTCGGAAGACCTTTTACCTTTTTAGCATAATTGACATCATAATTATATTCATCATCCTCTTCACAGTAAGTAAGCATACTGTTTACGGTCGCTTTAAGTCTATTTACTCTATTCGCCGACATATTACAATCTTCAGAAAGCCAAATACTCATATTTCTGAAATCTTTTTTACTCATTTCAAGAATAGATTTATTTTTATGGTGAAGTAATACATAAATCAAAATAAACCTTCCATCTTGAAAATAAGCTTCAATCGTAGAATTAGCTTTCTTTTGCTGTCTATATTCAGCAAGAAAATCTTCAAGTATAGCTTTGTTTTCGGGATTTACTTGTTCCCAAAGTTCAGGAGTATAAACCCTATTATAAACACCTCTACTACGAGCCAATTTCATCCCGTCCTTTCCAACTTTTAAATAATTATTTTCTCAGAACCATTATGGTAGGGTAGAGTTTAATGTCGTACCACCCTCGACTGGACAAATAAACTTCACAAACGGTAGTGAAAATGGGAAAAATGCAAGCATCTTTCTTACAAACAAGTTTATTACTGTTTTATATTTTCCGTTTTTACCATTTATTTTAAGAGTGTTGGTATCACTTCATATTCGATTTAGTCATTTTGATACACATATCTACTTTGACCGTAGTTGTCCGCAGACAGAGTTACTAACAGCAGATTATCGAGAACTGCCTACTTGGTGTAAACACAAACGTATTAAATCTGTGTTTACATATAACATACTTATAAACGCCCATTCTGATAAATCAGAATCCAATTACTTCAGTATGTCTATTCTATCCGTACTATCTCGAATGGATAATCTTAATAGGTTTCTTGCACACGTTAGAATAAAGTTTTTACAAGGCATCATATCCATTTACTCTTATCCTTGTCGTCAGACGAATAGTGTTAGTCAAACACTTTGTCAACTATTGTTAATACAAATGCTCATAGCTATGTATAACACCAAAAACTATAATCATCATAATTTGAGGCATCTGATTAAATTTGACCATAATATAATCGTACACTCACGATGGTTATTACAAAAACCTTCATTGACAGTGATTTTTACTATTGGGTGCGAGCTTACGACTTGAACGTAAATCTAAGGTTTATGAGACCCTAATCCTACCATTAGACCAACTCGCCATAAAAGAGTTTTGTCATATCACTTGGATAACTCTAAACCAAGCCCACCAATCACACATTATAAAATGTGACCGCTTCGCTGATATGCCTACTAAGCGATATAAAACCTGACATATTATTTATAGACGTAATCATAAACGTCTGCCCCAGACGTCCAATAAGGTTGGTTGACTTCTTGTAAGGCATAAAATAAAAAGACAGTGAGCTACTATTGCAACCCACCGTCTTAATATTATTATTTAATTATTCTTCAACAGAGAACACCGTTCCAAGACCATCAAGATAATTATACATATCTGCATCAATATCAGATGCTACATAATAAAAATCTGCCTCACTAGCATAATATCTTTCAGACTTGTCATTAAAAGCTTTTTCTACCCAAAGTGTAGGTATTTTATCAAAGCAATCTACAACAATATAGTATTCACCGCAGTAATCAATAGCATCATAATCAAGGAGCTGAATATCTATATCGTCAATGTTCATCATTGCTTTGATAATAGGCTTTGCGATATCACCCTGTGCGACTATAGATACATTTATCTTCTGCTTAACGTCATTAAGTATATCACCAACTAACATTTCTGTTGTAGGATATGTATTATGGGACTTTACCTTTAACATATAATTACCCCCGAATTACTTACTTTCAGCAACTGTATCCTTGAATATCTTACCTGCCTTAAAAGAAGGTACATTCTTCTCTGCTATTTCAATAGGCTTTCCAGTAGAGGGATTCACACCTGTTCTCGCAGTTCTCTTATGCTTTTCAAAAGCACCAAAACCGACAAAATTTACTCTCTCACCAGCAGCAACACTATCAACAATAGTATCAAGAATCACTGTAAGTACCTCATCAATCTGTGCCTTAGAAAGCTCTGAGTTCTCTCTAACCTTTGTAATAAATTCAGCCTTTGTCATATATTTTAATTTCCTTTCAATATCAATAAATTTTAGTCTGCCATCAGACTATAAATACACCTATCAGAACCGTCATAAACAATAAAGTTCTGACTTGGTTTTGTTATCTTACGCAATGAAACGGCGTAATCATCACTTCCACACAAATTACCATTAACAGTAACAAACACATCACAATCGTTTATATCCTTATAAGAATGTGTATGTCCAAGGTGAATTTCCTTTGGAAGTTTCTTATATACATTTGTAAAATCAGAAATTACAGTGGCAAGTTTATCATTCTGACCGTGTGCGACACAAATCAGGTCGCCATTAATTTCATAAGACGCAAAATCAAGACCGTGAGATGTAATAAGAGTTACACGCTTATCAAGTCTAAGCCTGAGAAATTCAGGAATAAGCATCTCGAACGACTCTTTTGTGGCACAAGCCTTCTTATCAGCGAAGCAACGTCCATGATTTCCTAATGTGGTGACAACCTTAACATCCTCATAATATGGGATAAGCTTGTTTATAACCTGTGCAAGAAGTTCAGAAATACCTACTATCTGAGTGATAATATCAGCTTCTTCAACATTTCTTGACGATATATTTATAATACCGTCCAACATATCACCATTTATTTCAACAATGAGGTCTGTAACACCGTGTTTCTTGCTCTTAGCAATAATCTTATCTACAATGATATTAGCACGTTCAACAGCAACATCTAAATCATAATAATTCCACTGATTATCTATTAGCTTACCATAGTGCCAATCTGAAAACTGTGCAATACCATAAACTCTTTCTGATTTTGTGCTTGACTTAAAATCATTCAACTTAATAGGTCTTAAATTCTTGATTTCTTCTTTGAGAACGTCTGTGAGTGTTTCAAATCTTGCTTCATCACGCAAAATTTTTCTCTTTTCTCTGAGAATGTCTGCATTTTTGCAACGTTCTTTATATACTTCATTTCTTAAAATTTCAAGACGTTCCTGTTCTTCAGTAGAACAACCCTCGGCAATCTTATTGATGAAATACTTATATACAGCATATCCACCATAGCGACCGCCAGTAAATGATTTTCTAAGTACATCCGGGTGAGTATTAGTATTTAACTCATCAACCATATCCACCCAAGTTTTATTGTTCAGAGGATTATCCACCTTGTCTACAAGGTATTCAAGCTCCTCTTCATATGTAGAAAAATTTATATTAAGTCCTCCCTTTACAGTTCCTCACCATAAGAAACTGAAATCTTAACATCGGGCTTACCTACAAAATCCTTAATAAAGTCAGCAAGCACAACAGGCTCTTCCATATCTTCTACCTCGATAGTAATTATACCGTCATCAGTAGAAATAAGACCCTTTACGTCACAACTATATTTTCTGTTAATTTTTGAAGCCATTTATTTATTCTCCTTGCATTATTCTAATTCATCTGCATAGTTACTTATCCAACCACGATAATTATGCGTGAGCTGACACACAGCACACCTTTCATCTTTTGCAAAATGATTAAGATAACGTACAAAACCACTGTTCTGAGGGTTACTATATAAATCAATCTGTCCTGAGTGACCTATAACGATCACCTTACAATTATCGTGTATTCTTGTAAGCACCTTTTTTAACTCATCGGTGTAATAATTCTGTGCCTCATCAACAATAACAATTTTATTTTCAAAATTACAACCACGCAAAAACGTGTGTGTCATGCATTCTATATATGCAGTGCCATTCTTTTCGTTCATTATGTCTGAATACATAGCTGTATTTAGATTTACACCTATCTTTTCTAAAGCCTGATAAAAAGGCTCAAAATAGGGTTCACTTTTTTCTTCAATCGAGCCTTTAAGAAAACCCTGTTTCTGTTCTTGTGTAGGAGCAGCAATAAATACAATGCCATTATACCTTCCAAATTTAACAAGAAGATCTGCTGTTGCAGTTGCTATTGTTGTTTTACCCGTTCCTGCTCTTGCATTACAAAATACTATAAGTTTATCTTTGTTCCAAATAGCATCTCTAAACGCCTTTTGCTCATCATCAAGTGTTAATCCAAAGAAAGGATTATCTTCTAATGTTTCCGGTGGATTATCATATGTAATAGAAATTGATTTTCTTCCCATATCAAAGCACCTCGTCCAAGGAACAATCTACACCAATAATATAGTCAGTAAAACCATATTTCTTTGCTTCATCAGCATAAGTGTAAAATTCTACACGATAATTTTCGTCATATTCCTTTTCAGTAAGGTTACTGTGTTCAAGAACATATTCCTTAATTCTCTGCTCACGTTTCTCTTGAAATTTAAGCTGGTCTTTACACTTTGCAGAGCTATCCCACACAAAATTCTGTCCATCGTGAAGAAGAAAAGTTGCATTTGGCATAGCATAACGTTTATGTCCTGCAAGACCAATAAGAAATCCCATACTGTACTGATATGCAAGGTTTATCGTATACACTGGAGTTTTACTGTTTGTAATGGCATCTATAATTCCAAACCCATCTATAACAGACCCTCCAACAGACGTACAATACAGAAAAATAGGCTTTCTATCAGCTACATCAATATCCTTATCTTCAACATTGAATCTCAAAATTTCATAGATTACATCGTGAGCTGAAATAGCTTCAATTTCATCATTAAGATAAATCTTTCTCTCCGAGTGTGAACTCATATCAAGCAAGTCCATATATTCACAATTTACAGTGAGATTTGCATTTTCCAGAGGTTTCTTAACGTCAATCATATTAAAATTTTCCTTAAAAATAAGTTACTGTTACCCGACAGCCCTATGTTTTACATAGGATATTTGATTTTTTGTTACTGCCCCACAACCGTGCCTACCATAGAAAAGGAGATAGAAATATATTTTAGGAGGTATATATTTATGAAAAGAGTTTGTAAAAGGAGATGAACCACAGTGGCGTGTGGATATGGTAGGTAGGGTTCTGGGACAGTAGGGGATAGTTAGTTACTCAGTAATTGACCTTACATCAGTATTTCTGAGCTTCGCCAAAGCAATAAGATTTCTCTTTTCTTCAACAAGATAATACTTTCCACGACCTGACTTAGTTCTGAGGGTCTTGTGGATTTCTACATTAGGAAGTATTTTTCTGAGTTCCTGTGCTTCAGCTTTTGAAATTGCGATCAAATTTTTAACCACCATTCATAATAAATTTTTGTTTAATTTGTCAATTTACATTTGACTTATTGTGTGATATAGTATATACTAGGGGGTTTATTTAAAACTATATCATATCATATATTAACAATAATAGAAATCACCCACAAACCACATAGATACGTCATTTGTGGGTGATTTCTATATTAAATAAAAATACGGAAATTACTTCTTTTTTCTCTTTCTATCGTATTCCTTCACATATTTATCTTGACATTCATTACACCTCTTCTTATTTTTTACTATACCGACAACTTCAAACTCAGTACCACAATCACAACAAACAATGGTTTTTATATTCTTTTTCTCATATCCTTGACATTTATCACAATATATCTGATGATTAGATTTCTTATAAAACACATTGCCACACTTATTGCATTTTCTAATTTTCTTATTACCGTTATACCATTCAAACCAATATCCAATATTATTATAATTAATTATTTCAAACGCAACCTCGCCAAAATCACCATTATAATCAATCTGCTCCATAAAGTTCATTCTGATACAACCGCGATTGTAAAGCTGTAAATAACCCCTCTTAGCAAGTTTTGAAATGAGGTCTATATTTATATCTACCTTACTCGAAATATTACTTATTTTCTTCAGGTTAGAATATCTTGATGTTCCACCTTTAAAATAAATGTTATCATAAGGTTCATCTGGTTTCTTGATTTCAAAGTATTCTTTATTAAGTTTATAGACTATAAGCAATGTAAACAACAGTTTCTTTTCATCAAGAGTCAGTTCTGCACTATTGAAATAATTAATCTCACACTTTAGAACAGGAACACTTTCTATTGTTATTAATTGATTTTTCTTACAAGTAGAATAATCTATCGCCTTATTAACCACCTTGTAGTATCTCATTCTGTGATAATCTTTGATATATTTCTTACAAATATTATGTAGTTCATTCTTTCTATCTTCCTTTTTTCTTATATCAAGAATATCACGAAGATAAAGTGCCACAAGTTTAATTTCTGTGTTAAAATACTTTTTAGAAAATCCGTGTTTAATTATATTTTCAGCATAATCTAAGTCTTTATATTTAAACTCATTCATACTTCAACCTCCTGCACAGAATAGTTTTCACCCAAATATGTAACATTGCCGTTTTTATCAGGCATCGGAAACATCACTGTAGTTTTGTTCATTCTAAGTTTTTCATAAATATATCTACCTATTAACTCCCACATAACATCTTTACTTTTTTGAGGATTATTTATATAAAAATAATCAATTACATAATTAAACGCACCACATACGCTTCCGACAGAAGCTATAATATCATATGTATACTTTGAAAAATCAAATATGCCACGTTTATCCTTTTCTTTTTCTGCATTCTCAAACTGTAACTCTCTATAAAAAAGTAAACATTCATCAATAATTCCTGATACTTTTTCATAATCAGAATTATTATATTCAATATCGTATTTTAAATCTAATACAGCGTTATCAGAACTTTCTTCTTTAATCTTTTTTGAAATTTCAAAGTTAATACCCTCTATGTATTTACAAAGCAAATTCATTGAACTATCGCTCATTGTAACAGGCATATACTTATAATAATTATCTAAGAAAGTCATTTGTTCTGGGGTCTTTTGACTTAAATCAATTAAAGACTTTAAGGAAATACCAAAACGCTGTTTGCAAGCTGTTTCATTGCTATCAACATATTTATCATACTTCTTCTTACAATCAGGGTATCTGTATCTAAAGAAATATGGATATTTGTCAAGAAGAATACTATTATAAAACCTTATTTTCTCTATATCCTCTGGCGTATAGCTGTTCTTTTCAGCCGTTTTATCATCAGTTTTTCGATATTCAACCCATAATTTTGGAATACCCTTAACCTCTCGTCCCAGTTTAGTCTTATCAATCTGACAGCTCTGTGCTTTACAGCACTGGATTAACCTTGAATATGTAATTCTCCACATATCATTATCTTTGCCATATTTATCTTCAATTTCTTTAAGTAAAGCGTAAGCATTACTACTCTTATTTGTTATTTGACCAATAATTGAACCAAAACCAAACTTGTCGGCATTCTGAATATCTTCTTTTGAAAAAATTTTCTTTTCAGGCTTTGGAGCATCATACGTCATTGTTAATTCATTTCTGTAAACACCCTTAATAATTGTAGGGTCAGACGTTGTTGCTAAAATATCAAGGTCAAAATCTGCACCCCCGAAATTCTGCACTGTATGACCAAACCAATTTATTATAATGCCAGTTTTGCAATACCTGTACCATTTCTCGGTTTCAGCATTCTTTTTTAAATTCATAACAACGTGTTCCGATCTGAAAGTAAGGGGAGACCTCATACCGTCTACTTGTGCTACATTACGTTCATTCCAATAGTTTGAATAAAATTCATCTTTATCAAGCAATCCAGTGGGTTCAATACCACAAACGTGTTGCATATAAGCATATGGGTCAGATACTAAAGTCTGAAAATTACCCTTGACATAAATATCACCCATGCAACCCTTTTTTATTTTATTCTTTATCAAATCCCTTATTTTTGTACGAATAAACTTATCATTCTTCAAATCGGGATTTACCACAAGTGACTTTAACCAATAATTATCACTACTTCTCAAAAAATTGTTTATGCTTTCTTCTGTATTATTTGCTCCAAGCAAAAACAGCAACATATATTCAAAGTTATCATATGAAACACCCGTTATCCAATCAACAAAAGGCTTGCATAGTTCCTTTATGTCAGTTTCGTTCAAGTTCAAAGTCTGTAAGAACTGGTAATTCATCTTTAGAATGTTTTTACACTCTTTAGGTGCATACTGGGGAATACCCCATTTCAAACCGTTTTTGTGGCATTTTTCAAGGTAATCATCGACACCATTATAACAATTCCAAAGCTTAAACTGCGATTCAGAAATAATAATGTCGTAATCTCGAAGATCAACTTTTATATAATTTCCACTTTCATCTTTATAAATCGTATCTACTATGTAATTGCCACCGTTTATTTCTTCACAAAATTCGTGAATGGGGAACGTACAAAGCATACCCTTTATAAAGCTTTGCCTTAATCCAAATTGTGAGGGTATATAATCTAATCCTAACTCATTAGCCCATTTCTTAGCCTGTCTTGGAGATATAAGTCCCATTCCGTCAGTTCTGTTAAAAGTCTGTGTAACGGTCTTATCTTCTACTAAATCATCGGTGTTTCCTGCTATCTCAGTTACAAAATGTACGTCAAAGGTATCGGTATTTTCAAAATCTTTAACTACAATAAACTTTGGTTCACTTACAACCTGAGTTGCAGAACTGCTAAGTCCAAAATAGGCATTATATTTACTTGCAGCGAGAGGAATATTCTTGTTTCTGTCATTATCAAGTCTGTGAATTACTTCATCAATAATATCATCTGGACAAACCACAATAGTTGATTTACGAGCTTGTCCAGCAGAACAACTCAACCTGTGATAAACCTTGCCGTTTATTTCAACGCCATTTTCACAAATATAATCATAATCTTTTGTGCTTTCCATAACGATAGTTACATAATCTTTTACATATAGCATATCGTCTATTTCAGATTGTACTTTGTTTCTGTTAGCAACAATCTTTTCAATGTCATCTTTTCCAAGAGATTTTGAATTTGAAAGCTTTTTATCATAAATTTCTCTGTCTGTATATAATCCCTCAACCTTATCAAAATCAATAACCTGCCCACGGACTTCTCTTATTGTACGAAGCATCTGACTATCAGCCAATGCAATTACACATTTTAATTTTTTAGCTTCATCAAATTCCATATTAATTTTATACCCAAATTCCTTCAGAAGCGAAGATTTAAATTTCAGTGTATATATCTGTCTCATATGTTATCGTCTCCTCAAATTTAATAAAAATCTGTTTTCATACATTTGTATTCTTAATTCTTTCTTTAGCAATCTCAAAATATGTATTATCTAATTCAATCCCGATAAATTTACGATTAAGATTCTTACAAGCTACTCCCGTTGAACCTGAACCCATTGTAAAATCCAATATAATGTCACTCTTATTGCTAAATGTCTTTATTAACTCTTCCAATAATGCAACTGGTTTTTGAGTTGGATGAAAATTAGATTTTAAACAATCCCTCTGAAACTTCCACACCTGAGTAGGATATCTCCACCCAGTATCTATGTATTCTGTAACCTTATGTTCTTTATTGTCCGACAACTTACTGATAACACCATCTTTTACTTTGTTTGAGCGTGGTTTACCCTCATATTTAATCATCTGTGGATTATATGTAGGTTGTTTTTCATAAAATATAGATATAGTTTCTACCGTTTTACCAATTCTTCTTTTAACTTGCTGAATATTAGTTAATCTTTCCTTTTCCCAATAAATATCATATTTATAATCTTTTAGATTAGATATTCTCAACTCAGAAGTAAAAGGTTCTTGACCAAATAATATGATTGGACTTGTAGGTTTAGTTATTCGTTTCAGCTGCTTCCACATATTATCAAAAGGAATTATAATATCCCAAGAGCAGGACGTAGAGCCATAAGGTAAATCGGTAATTACGCAATCAATGCTTTTATCAGGTATATCTTTCATAAGTTCAAGACAGTCACCACACCAAAGAGTAATATCATTCATACTTGTCACCATCCTTACCATTCTGTATCAGTTTCCACAAATCCTCCAACGTTTCAGAAGGTACAACATTGTTATTTACATCAGTAACTTCCATATCTTCCTTAGTTCCCCATTCTTTCTCATATATGTACCATTCTATCCACTCATTGTCATCACCAACAATATCTGAAATAACCTTAATGATAGGGAACAATGATGTATTAGCAACAAACCTATCCCCAACGTCACCAAATATATCATCAAGTTTATCGTACACATTCTCCAATGAATCGTGTCTCTCCTTAATAACAGCCATAAGTTTTATAAATTGTTCTTTGTTCATAATATTACTCCCATATAGAAATTACACAATCTGAATGAGATATTAAACACGTTGTATTTTAAGCGCTAACTTCATCTATAAACTGTTACCATGCTAATATTCTCATTCAGATTTTTTTATTTATATATAATTAACAGTTATAGCCCATTCCTTTTGCTTTTCTGCGTGATTCAGCTCTTTTATCTGCTTCCAGTTTTAATTCAGCACAGCCACATTTAGGAATCCAAGCTTCTATGTAATCAATAACTCTTTGATAATCACCCTTTTTAGTGCGAGCAATTTTACTTCCAAGACCTGCATGAGAACGTGTGTCAGCATAAAGTCTCTGAATAAAAATTTTCATATATTTAGATATATCATCAGTATTATAACTAAGAATGTAGCATATTCTTTTCCTTGCTGATTCAATTATAGTTTCTTGCTGCGTAGTAGTAATTTCCTCATTTAGTTTAAGCTGTATCATATCTCCTTTGAGCGTGTCAATATCACTTCTAACAGCATTTATCGAGTTAGTTACAATACCAAGCTGTTGTGAAATTTGAGTTGTAGTCATTGCATTTTGACCCACAATATTCATAAGAGTTTGCATATCATAATTATTATTTACTTTTGAATTAATCATTGTTTCCATAATTTTTCTCCTTAATCAATGTTCTTTAAAATGTTTTCTGCCCAAGCTTTAACTAATGTTACAGCTTTTATATATGCTTTTTTCTCAGATGTGGGTAACTGCTCAATTTTATCGCTTAAATATGCAAGACCACCTACATCTTTGATAAATGCGTCTACCTTTGCACAGAAAAAAATAGCATCATCAATAATTTTATTCTCAGCCTGTTTCTGTATGCTCTGTTCTTTTTCAATTCTAATCTGTTCCTTTAAAGCACTTAATTCTTTGTGTTTAGCATCAAGCTCAGAACGGAGCTGTTGATTATCTTTTACACGCTCACGATTAAGTATAACCAAATCATCGTAATCGGCAGGCTTGACCTCAACGGTCTCAACAGGGCGATTTGCCAGTTCTTCTTCAAGCTCCTGTATCTTTGCCTTGAGCTCGTCAACACGCTTCATCTTGGCTTCGTATCCTGCGATTTGGTTCTCTTTTTCTGCAAGTTGCTCCTTGATTTTCAGATACGCCTTATTTGTCGAGAGTTTGCCTTCGTCCCAGTCGGCGAAATCTTCGGGAGTGAGCGTGTCGGCGTTATCGACTATGTATTTTTCTTTTTCGTACTGCTTACCAGAACCAATGCCGACCTTTTCAGCGACTACATCTCTAACCTTACCTTCAGCCTGTGGAAATGTTTCCACAGGCTGTGGATTAGCACCGCCCGTTGACGTTGCCATTCTCTCCCTCGCCTTAACGCTCTCAATTTTTTCAAGTCTGCGAGCATATTCAACTCGCTCTGTCTTTGAGAAATCTTTGCGGACTTCGTTTTCGCTAATCTCGATGTTAAGCTTCTGCTCATCAGTGAGAGAACCCCATGTTCTGACTTCTACTTGACGATATCCTAACGACTTCATGGCTCGAAGTCTGCGCTCTCCTGCAAGAAGTGTAAATGTGCCATCGGTCTCGGCAATTACAACAGGTGGGTTGATAAGCCCATTCTGCTTAATATCATCTGCAAGTTCCTGAATGTTTCCAAAGTCTTTACGGATTCTGTTTTCTGTTTTGATTTTTGTGATATCAATTAACATTGAAAATCCTCCTTAATATAGAATAAAATTAATATGTAGTCCTCTGCCCTCGGCAAGAAGATACTCTTGCTATTTTATGATATTTTATTTTTATTATCTCCTTTATTTAGTCTAACAACAAAACAACCATCATTACTATTATATGTAAAATCAACATCCTCAAATTTCATAACTTCTTGTATCTGTGATAAGTGAAATAAATAAGCAGTCTTACCTTTCCTAATCTCAGATAGTGTATCGTTTATCATACTAACATAATATTTATCTAAGGTATCACCATCACAAGTCATCTTATGTCTATCATCAACAGGTCTTCTTATAAGTCTCTTATCGTGTGATTTGCCAGTATTCATACGAAGATTGAACGAAATGCTATCCATAATTTTGCTCATATTCTTAGGGAAATAGTTGTCACAACAATAGGGAAGACCTCGGCTTGAACAGTTTCTAAATCCGCAAGTAGAACAATCGTAATGTAACCCTACAGAAGCAAATTCCTTAGCAAAGTTCATACTATACCACCTGCTTCCATAGTGCCAGTTTCCACAAGCTGATTTACAGCCTTGGCAAAATCACGTCTAATATCAGCAAACTTAGTCACAAGGTTCTTCTTACTCTTACAATGTCTGCGTGTCATCAGAGCTTTCCAGCTCCTGTCGGAACGCATAACCTTATAAACTCTCTTATATGTATAGGCATTATTTACAGATGTATCGTGATACAGGTCAACAAGTGGTTTTATAATTTCTTCTACCGTAAGAGTAGAATAGTCTATAATTGAATTAGCCGTGTTAATGTTATTATTTACTTCTGATTTTGTGTTTGTATCAGAAGTGTCTGAAATGGGATTATTTATATCTAAGAACTTATTGACACTCTTTGTGAACATTTCTATATAAATTGGAACATCTGCAACTGCATCAATGGTCGACACATTATCAACCTTATACTTATTACAAAACTGAGTCATAGCGTGAATTTTATCAAATCCATATGTAGAAGCCATATCATCATAAATAAATCTATATGTTTCTGCAATAGGAAGGTCTATAATTTTTGACAATGACGATACTAAAGGTGTAGCAATATTTCTCTTCCAAGAAAAACAGTTTAATGGGGTAGGCATAAGTTTTTTGATTTCTTTTTTAAGAGCAATTACTTCATCTGGTAATACTTCAAGCTGATTTATCCTTGCTGACATATCCTGTATTGTTCTTGCTATTGCTCCCATTATTGTTACAACATCTTTTACTCTAAAATAAGTATTAACCAGTTCTCTCTGAACCTGCCAAGCCAAATCATCGGTAAAAGATTTTACAAGCATAAGATAACCTGACTCGGTGATAAGAGTAACATCATTCTGTTGACGCCTATCCATATCTCCAATCGCTGTCCGAAATTCGGACGGCGATATTTTATAAAAATCTTCTCCTTCAATAAAGTATTTTTTATTATCATTAAACCTTTTTCTCGCAGTTCCATCAGGTCTCTCATGAACTGTATCAATATCCTTGAATGTCACCACTCTGACATTGTTGTATTCTTTGATAGGCAAAGCGTGATTACCTACCATTATTGTATTTTCAACTGTTGTCACTGAATTTTCGATCATTTTTTATTATTCTCCTTTTATTTACATTATAATGGTATCGCCACTTACATCTCACCCAGAACCACATCTCCTATATCCTCTGAGTCAAGTCCCATTTTAACAAACATATTTTAAGCTGTCAGTAAAATATAAGCATACTGTTCTGAGCTAATCTGAACTGATTTCAGCCACTTTAACTTTGATAGTATAATTTCACCTATAAAGGTGTAAAGTGTCTGTATCGTGTGCAGAGTTGAGTATTTGAGTATCGTGTTAATAATCTTCTACTTTGGACAGAATATTATCGAGCCTGTCATTGATGTTATTCATATAGCCAACAATATCATCAATAGTGTCAAGACTACCATCGGACACCTTTTCTCTGACCATAATCTTACGACAACCTCTGATAAGAACTTCTATAGATGAATAATATCCGAGAATATCTTCATACTGTCCAATTTCACCGGTAGGTTTTCTTGTCTTACGATCAATTTTTTCACGTTCACTACATTCTACAAGAATATACTGGTCTGAATCTGCCGTAAAATAGAAATTATCTGTAATTTTAATTTTATTTGCCATTTTTAACATCTCCTTTAATATGTACATTTTAATTTCGAGCCTTTTCTGCTCCTAAGTGATATTATATACTGAAAATTTTAGTTTGTCAAGTAATTTTACAATAAATCTTATTACTTACTTATTGTTTGGCAGGAGCAATTACAGAGGCAAACTCTTCAACTCCGTATCTCTGTTTGAGTTCTTCCAGCAAAGCCTTAATGTTATTCTCAGTTTGGTCATCGGGAAGTACATATATATTAGGGACATTCCTCGGTTCACCGTCTATGTAACAACTGCCTGTAGTATATTTGATGAATAGGTTATGGTCTACAAACAACTCCAAACAAGTATCCACTGTCTTACGATTAAGGTCTAAATCTTTCACGGCACGTTCAATACTCCCATAGAAACCGTATGCTTGTTGCTCATTTTCAATAATACGTCCTCTGATATAGGTATATACCTTTAAAAGAGTAGGTTTGCTTAGAGGATAATCGATGGCAATTATAGTATCAAAAACATCATAAGAGAGCTTTGCAAACATTTTAGTGGGAAGGTTATAAAATTTATTCTCTAAACAAAGCCCAACCTGACCTGTAACTGAGACGGAGCTAATACTCTTTCCATAAACCTGTGTTATTTCATTATTTTCAATAAGAGATATCAAAACTTTACGCACATAAGTTGAAAAAGATTTATTATGTCTGTCAACAGAGTACCCACACTTTTCGCAAATCAAACTTATTGATGTAAAACACACCCCCTCTATATTAGAATATCTTTCAAGGCACAGCCTAACCATAATTCTTTTATAGTCGTTTTCAAAGTAGTCAGTCAGATCAATGGGAACTTTATAAAAATAATCCAAAAATTATCAAATCCTTTCGTTTTATAAAATTAGGCACTCCACAAAAACTGTGGAGTGAATGTAAAAACACTCCACAGTTTTTGTGGAGTGAATGTAAAAAATAGTGAATTTACTCCACAGAAAGTGTGGACTCTACTGGAACGTAATTAGACAGATAACATTAAATAGACAGATATAAAGAGTAGATTTGCTACGTAATTATTTTTTTATTATTTTTCATAAAAACTGAACTCATAGAAATATATACTATTTCATATCCCAATTTATAATTTTCATTTATTTTATTGATATTATTTTTAGAAAATCTTAGATCATATTCTATATTGATATTTTTAGATACATATCTTTTAACATTATCATCCTTTTTAAAATATAATTTCTGCTTACCTTTACGTCTTTCATAAGTATTAGGTATATAATAAGTCATTGTTTCTGTCTTTTTGTTTATAACATTATAACCTGCTTTGATATATTTCTGAATATAATCTGCTTCTTTATGACGTATCATTTCTTCTGTATCAGTATCTTTAGCAAGATAAAGAATTGAAAAAGTAGCATTTGGTTCATCAAGTAATTTTTTAGTATGACGCATTCTTATATCTTGTTTATTATGATGTTGTATAAATCTTGATACAAAACCACCTTTTGAATAAGTAGAACCAATATATACATTATTATCTGCTTGAATAATATAAGCACCTTTTGAATTTCTATTTTCTGTAGGAACTAAAAACTTTTCTTCTCCGATAAAATGCCTATACTTTCTTTGGTCTGATGTAATTTGAGGTTCACCATATATTTCATCAATAACAAACTTCTGTCCTTCCTTATGAAACTCAAAATATCTCTTCCAACGATTAATCTGTGCTTTTCTTGAATTACCATCAGTAGCTTCTTCCCCGAGCAAATCACACATAGTTTTATAATTTCTTACTGAATTGTCCTCAGAAGTAGTAACCTTGTTTTTCAGATAGTCTCTAAGTATACTTATGTCTAAGTCATTTTTGGTATAATCTTTGTATTTCATAGGTATGTAGATGTACCCCTTTCTATTTTGAACATTATTATATTATTACTTACTTATAATATATCCACAATACTATTATATCATATTTCATAAAAATGTCAAGCACTTTTTGATTGAATTTTATCTTTTACTTAAATATCTTAAATATGGTACATACAATGATCTGTAGCTTATAAAAGTTTATAAATTTTTCATAAGAACACAAGAAAACAATCTGTAATTTTTATGGCTTTCGACTTATTTCTATGAATTTATGATGTTTACTTGATTTGAGATACTTCTAATACATTAAATACAGGTTTGATTTTTGATACTTTTGATTAATTTTTATAGCATTCGGAGAAAGTATAGATTTTATCGGTGTTTGAGTGATTTAGGGTTTGTGTTGGCTTTGAATTGTTTGAGATATGATCTGAGGTGAATGAGTTATATTTTTAAGTTGATTCTGAATAGACATATAGTATTGCTGTATTATTCTTGAGATACTTGTATTAGGCTCTGTGATTAGATTTGAGAGGTGTTTGTGCAGATAGGATAATTTGTTGTTTGAGATGGTAAAGTTGGTGTAGAATGTGTTGTAGTTTGTCTGAGAGAGCAGTATGGGTATAAATTTTGAGTTCTTGAGATAGGTGAATTTTAGAGCTGGTTTTGTTGGTCTGTAAGTGAGATAAATAGGGGAGTCTGCCGAAGAATAGCATCGAATGATTTTTGGGATATTTTTGGAGTATTTTTTATTTTTTTTTTTTTTTTTTTGATTATGAGAATGGAATATGAGAATATGGGTGAGTGTCAATTTGAATTTTTAGACGTGTGAGTTGAGTGGAACTACTATAGGACTATGAGCAAATATTAACAAACTTTTAAATGTAAACATACCCCCTGTACTGCCGATTCTATGTTATTTTTGCCCCAAAAGCAACATAGACGGACATATTTTAGAAATACTTCTACTAATATTTCTTAATGAACTTTAGAGCTGATTTTATTAACATTTCTTGAATTTGTTATTTAGATATTGTTGCTGGTTGCATCAAAAATAATGACCAACGGTCACTTTTCAAATAATGACTATTAGTCATTTTTAACGGTTCGCTAACATTTTTAATTATTTAACAGTGTTAAATAATTAAAACCAAATCAAAGCACAATAAAGAAAATAAAAGAAAACTAAAGTATATAAGAGATATTTTAAAAAATACATCATATATAATCACATATAAGCCTAATTACCCGATCATAGTTACCTAATCCATAGCAGTACTAAAATGCACCATATCACTATACATTACACCACATAACCATATATCACCATACTTATATAACCATACCTAAACAGTACACAAATAACCATCTTCAGATATGCTCTTCAGGTATGCCCTACAATTTCAGCTCATACACTCCCACATTATTCAAAATAACCAAATTTCACACCTAAAACTATGCAATATCACAATACAAATATATCCAATAATACACATATTTATTACTAAATTGTAAACGTCGATTATCGAATATCAATAACAAATTATCATTTATCAATAAAATTATATCAAATAACAATAAATCACGCACACGCCATTTTAACGCACCTGTTAGGGTTATTATATCACTATAAACAAAACGCCGTATAACGCATTATAGCAACATTCACGGCTATACTTCAGGCTCAGACCGTTATTATGCAATATGCACAATACACTATTATTATATTTATATATTATGCCTATTGACATTTCAATATTACACATTCTGATTATATTTGGCTATTAGCTCCGACGCTTTCGTAAATACTTTATTATATTAAAGTATATCAATTAAGTATATTATTATCAATACCATATGTTATCATCGTTTCAATAGCCTCTTTTTTTGTAACATCATTTTGTTTACAGTAGTTAATAAATAATTCGTATATTTCATTACTTATTGTAATATTTAATTGCTTGTTTTTATTATAATAATTTGTTAATGCTTTTTTCATGCTTTCTTTCATATCTAAATCAGCTCCCAATTATAATATTTGTGCATTATTATATGCTATTTTTCAAAATTTGTGATTGTATTTCTTCGATTTGTGCAACATCACAACAAATATACACTATATACAGTATATTTAGCTGTTTATACACTATTTAATGCTTATATTTCATCGTCATTTTGCACAAATTCCGTCATATTGCACAAACTGACCTGCTTTACATATTGCTAGGTATATGTTATAATAATATCAAGATAAGGGAAAGAACAAAAACGAAAAGAAAATCCCTTGACTGTAAAATAAAAATCCGATATAATATAAGTACCAATTATATTATAAAGGTGGTGAAAAGGTGGTGTATGAAATGACTGGAAGAGAAGTTGTTAATCTGATTGATAAGCTCAGATCTGAAGGACTTGACGATACAAAGATAATTGAGATTATCAAGTACATTGAGTTAAACGACCCTAAAAACAACACATCAACTAAATCAGATAATAACTAATCATAACACAAAATCCCGAAAAAGTCAAGCCCATAAAACGGCTTGACAAATCGGGAACTAAAAAATATAATTAAAGGAGCTAATAATTATGAACACTATAAAAGCAACATTCATCCAGGTGCTCCGCTTCAGACTTTCCGAATTTTTCAGAAGGTCACATAAAAAAGCAGAAGCAAGAGCCTGCACAATGGAAAGCATATAATCTAACGGCTTCAACGGCTGAACCGATAAATCAGCCGATCATATCACGGCAAAAAGTAAATCCCTTTAAGCTGTGCCAAAGATAAGCAAATAATAATTATGGAGGTTAAAACATATGAAAAGTTATATTGAAATAATGCGGACTCTTAAAAGTCAAAAAGCCCATTCAGCTTGGGAAAAGGGAGTAATAAACACAGCTATTGACCTTCTTGAAAACATTTCAGATTGTGAAGTTAATGAAATTTCCAACTCTTCACTTCTTGAAAAGGCACTTTTAAACGGTGCTTCAAATTGGAGTGAATACGTTTGGGGAGGCTGCTATTTAATATACAATAGCGATATTGCTAAAATGTTCTGTACACCTTCAGAATTGAAGAAAACGCATAACGGTGAACGCAAGCCAAATAAAAATGAAGAATGGCTTGACGTTCTGGCAAGAGCATTAAATCAAGCTGCAAAAATGATTATAACAATAGCTTTTGAAGGATAAACATTTTTCAAGCTGGCAAACGTCAAACGCAAGTAAATAATAAAATCTGTTTGACGGTTTCATAAAGTGCTAAAGCTTATTTGCACAAATTAAAAAAATTTTTGGAGGTTAAATATTATGAAAAACGCTAATGCTAATAAAAGAAAAACAATTGATAGGTGGGATATAATGACAAATTACGGTTACGGTTGGGAATGTGAATGCTCTGAATATACATACAAAGAAGCTAAAGAGCGTTACAAAGAATACAAAGAAAACACTAACGCAAGTGTAAGGCTTGAAAAGCATAGAGAACACAAGTAAATAATAAACATTTTAAAAAATTTTTCGGGAGGTTATTTATTACGAAAACAAGGTATATTGTACATTACGGCTGCGGTAACACAATTCGCACCAATAGCAGAAACGCTAAAAAGTGGGTCGTTGAGTTAGGCGTTGACGTTGTTATAACAGACAACAACGATAATGTTATTTGCAGAGGTTACAACAACGCCGAATTTGGTGCATATGCGGTAGCAGAACATTAAACACGTCAGGGCGTGTATAAATAGGCATTTAGGCTCTGAGCGTTTACGGGGAATTTTTCCCCGTAAGGTATGCACAATAAGCATAACAGCACGGTTAAACGGCTGTAAGCTGTTAGTCTCTCGCAATAGTGGGAGACAGCTAAAAAATAAAACGTGTATTTGATGGAGGAAAAAACAATGAAATATTTATTTGAAACAACTATTGCGATGAAGGAATATAATAATAAAAAATATTGGATTGATCCTAATATTATAAGGGATATCACAATAGAGTCAGAGAATATAACAGAGGGTTTAAAAAAATATGCTGAATTAGTGGAAAAGAAACATTACATTAGCGTTTCATCTAATGCTTTAAAAACTAAAAGCCCGATGTATATTGATGTAAATGGTAAAGCTTGTCAAGTTGGGTATGTTATTACTGGAAGTATGGACTTTGATAATGAAATAACAAATAAATGGTCAAAACAGTACATTGATTTGTGGATAACGATATTGACTATTACGGATACAGACTTTGAAGAAGAAGGCTGATTATATCCCTTCTGAGGATATGAAGCGAATACAGCAGACAGCCGAGGAAAAGAGTATGTCCCTGAAGCCATTGCAAGAGCCACAAGACTTGAAGCGGAAAAAACATTGATACAGCTTGCTATTAACATACTGCCTGACATTCCCGAAAAGGAAACGTTAAAGAAATCAACAACACACTACAAATACAGAGATCAAATTCTTGATTTAATTTTGAGACTTGATGCTTGAGGAGGATTAAATCATTTTAAATAGTCTAAATGGCGATTTTTATTTAGGATTTACAGAGGAAGAACATAAAATTTTACAGTATGGCAGCGATCAAGAATTAAGGGATGCTGGATTTATAAATTTATAAATACACAATATAATTGTTTTGTGAGGAGGATTTAACAATGACTAAAGCGGAAAAAGCAATAGAAAAAGCCTATAAAGCTAAATGTAAACTCACAACAGCATACAATGTTGAAATGACTTCTATAGTCTGGATGGGTGGCAATAAGTTTATTATTGTTGATGTTGATAATGGAAAAGAAATTGAAGTTAATGCAGAATAAAACAATACTTTGATGGAGGTTATAATATGAGTTACGAGAGCCGTATTTTTATTATTAACCGCACTGAGCATATCAATTCCAATGGTACGATATGGATTCATGCGGAAAAAATAGTAGATCTGAAAATGTGTCAAATGGATTCGGACATGAATTTCAGAAATATTTTCACGCAAAATATTGATTATCCTATTGTAGTTGATGGCGAAACCACATTTTCTGACAAATACGGTGAGCCGATGAAATATGCTAATGTCAAAACTGTTATTAACTATTTGGAGCAGATTCCTGACAATTACAGACGGATTCCAATATTATTGGGTATATTACAAAATATTGATGAATCTAAGTGGGATAATATTCAAATAGTGCATTACGGATATTGAGGAGGTAATAAAACGATGTTTATTATATTTTTGATGATCTATCTTTTTGCAGGTATCTGCGAAGAGATATGGTTAAATATCCCTAAAAAATAAGAAGGTGTTAAAATGAAAGCAGGAGCAAAAGCAAGGGCAACAAAACGGAAAATAAGTATAGTAAATATCATAAGTGTTATTATAGCACTGTATATACTCGAAAGCTTCTTGGAGGTTAACATACATAACCAGATCGGTGCTGAACCGTTGAATAATCCATATAACGCATTTAGCCTGTTAAGTCAGGCTATGAGCGAATAAACAAGTAAACAAGTTGGAGGAAATTATCATGAAAAATTACACTTACACTGTTGAAGTAAAGGTTAACAAGAATTTTTATAATGAACCGGATTATAACATTTGGGATTCTGATGCCTACCCTGAAGTGGAGGCAGATACTGCAGAAGAAGCCATTTCAATGGCTATTGATAATTATCAGGATTCAATGATTTCTGATGACACTGTGGAAGATGTGGAAGATATTGACTGCGAGAATGATACAGTATATTATACTGAAAATGGGATTCCTTGTAGAGTAATGTTTAGAGCTATAGAAAGGGAAAAGGTGGTTTGATATGATTAACACATCGGAATTTTCAACTATTCTCACCGGATTATTCAGTGGCAATAGAGGAGAGGCGCAACAAGCTGCGGAGATCATCCGGTATGACAATACATTCAGTCTATCGGAAGAATACGACAGAAGGAGACAGGATCGCTTGAATTATGAGGCGATGAAATTCAATAAAAGCCTTGATTATCGCTTTGCGAAGTGATATAATAGATGTAGTAGTGTATGGATAAAATCACGATTTTGTAGGAGGAATAACTATGGACGCACAGAAAATTAAAGCTATGATGAATAAGGAAATTTTCAACAACATGAACGATCAGGGAGCTGCACAGGCTTTAAGAGAGATTTTCTTTAAATCAGAAAATGACTTTAACTGGGAAGAAATATACAATGTAATAATAACTTTTATGCCTGAGTTAACAGTAAAGGAGGAATAATCAATGGAAATTCTCGATGGTTTACAGCGTTCACAGGCAATAAAAGACTTTAAACAGGATAAATTTACAATAAGCAATAACGCTAAAGACATCAATAAGTAAACGAAAATACATTGTAGGAGGAAATATTGTGAATAAATCAGAAATGGAAAAGAAGCTTGTGGAATATTTAGACGAAAGATATTCTTTAACGCTTGATATCAATGAGTCTATGTCTGTAAGAAGTGCAAATATGATATTTTACAACGGAGCGTGTACTGCCATTGCTCAAATCGGCAGCTGGGAACGCAAAGAAAACGGAAAACACATTGTAAAACTGAATTGAGATAAATGATACATTTGATGGAGGGAAATTATTATGTCAGTGAGAAGTAAAATATTTATAGTCAATGTGTTTGACAAAAATTTTGACGATACTAACGAAATACTTGCATACGTAAATATGGAGCGGATGAGTGAAGATTTTATAAATCTTTTTACAGAAGAGATAACTCATACGTTATACATTGACAGTACAAACACAGATGCTACAACTGATATGTATGGTAAACCAATGAAATTCACAAGCATTTCCACCGTGATTAAATGGTTGGAAGATGCTATTGCAACTGGCGATAATTATAGGCGTTTGTCACTGCTTTTGGGACTGCTGAAGGGCATTGATAAATCGCAGTGGGAAGAAATCGAAATTGTACATTATGGATATTGAGAGGAGAAACTATAACGGTTAATGAGTTAATCGAAGTGCTCGAATGATGGAGGAAAATTATTATGAAAACAAAACAGGACAGGAACTTTTACAGATGCTTTTTGCAAAACTCGCTGAACTTCAAGACTTGAACGAAGTTGCTTTACTCTATGATATTCTCGGTGAGGACGTTCCCGAAGAATACTGGGAGCAGATAGAAGAAGTGATCTAAAAGCTGTCCGAGCAGCTATAAACATCAATTAAGCTTAGAACGTTCAGCAGTCGGAATAAGACTGCTGAGGTTGGAAAAATCAAATTTTCATAGATCACAGGAGGATAAACAAATGAACAAACATTTTGAATTATGGGTCGGTAGGCTTGGTAATGGACGGTTAAGCCGTTTGGAAAATGGAATGGCAGTTTGTTACAAGGTCAATAATAATTGTTATTTACCAATAGCCCACATATCCAACAACGGAATAATCAAGCTATATGTAACAGATGATTATATACCCAATGAGGATATGCAGAAGATAAAGCGGACGGCGGAACAGCAACGCAACAAATTTCTTGAATGTTGGAATAAATATAGAGATATTGAAAAGTATGAACAGTTTCTTAATGTACTAAATTATCAAGAGTTTGCGAAAGCTACTCAGAATGACTACAAATATAGTAAATCGCTTTCGGAACGTGTTAAAGACCTTGAAGAGAAATATTTGTTTACGAAAGAGATTACTGGGATTTATTGAATTACATAAGTAGGTGAGATGTACAATGGATAAGCAGAAAATTCAATCAATGATAAGCAAAGAAATACTCAGTCAGATGCTGGATAAATCAGCAGCTATGGTATTGCGGAATATCCTCTTTAACCTAATAACAATATAGACTGGGACAAAGCCTATACGGACATTATGAAGAATATGTCTGAGTTGAGAGTTGAGGATGAATATTATGAATAACTTTTACAAAGTTACCTTTGACACAAAGAAAGGTACAGAGACCAAATGGAGAATTGATGTTGAGGCTGCTACTGCAAAAGAAGCAAGAACAAAGGCTGAGACATTATGGAACGAAACTCGCACTGCTCATATGTTTCATATAGATGTAAAAAGAATAAAAGATACCGAGGAATTTTTGTTTCATTATTTTCATAAGCTTGAAGCTTAATAAAATTACTGTTTTGTGAGTGTGAGGAGGAATATTCAATGAATCCTGAGATTAGAGAGGGTCAGATATGGACTATAAGAGGTTGTAACAAGCCCGTTATCGTTATTAGTAAACATAATACTTGTTGCCTTGTGGATAAAGACGGAAGAAAACGTGAGAAGTTTCCTGAAACAACAATATATATTCCTGAATATGGTTATATCTGCTGTGAGACTATGATGTCGTTAGATATAAACAATTTAGAAAAGTGTATCGGAGAAGTTGATGTTTCTCTTGTGAAAGAAATCAGAGACAAGGCAATAAATAACTTAACTTCTAGGGGACTTTAATGTGTTATTGTTGGAAATTCTAATAAAAAGAATATGGAGGAAATAAATTATGTACAGGGTACTATATAAAGGTTTTAATGGAAACTTTTCAATGTCAGACGAAATGTCATTGGAAAAAGCACAAGAGTACAAACAGAAACTTATTAACGCACATTATCTAGTCGTTTATATCATTCAGATTGTAGAATAATTTGAAAGTGAGGAATAAATTATGAGACTCGATAAGATAGCAAATATAATTTATGAAGAATGTACAGCTTCTGAAAACAGAAAAATTACAGTTAAAGATCAGCGTGGTTTTATTCTTTGGCAAGGAAAAGCTAAAGATTTAAGTAGTTATGCTGATGGAAAAGGCTGGTTAGTTTTGGAAATTCTTATTGACCCAAGTTCTTTGGACAATGCTGTGGATTATAATAAAGGTAAGATAATTATGGTATATTAAAACGATAAAAACTCCGTTTTATCAGAAGAAAGGACGTGTAGGAATGGAAGGATTAGAGAAACTTACTGGTAAGCAGATCATTGATTATTTTACAAATAAAATAGCGGAAGAAAGAAATATTCCAAAGCTGTTGGCACGGAAAATGGTTGTTATCGTTATGACTGATGAAATTAATAAACGACTCGGATCGGACTTTTTCACGGAATATAAAGGTGATGTGGAAATGAAATAGTTTAATGAAAGGCGTAAATAATTATGGAAATAAAAGATTATATTAATTTAAAAAGTCGTTTAAATCATAATTTAACAAATGACGGAATTAACAATTTTATTAAATATAGGGGATATTAAGGAGATGTTAAGATGAACGAATATGAAACGTTACATATAGAATTTCATACAGCTGGAGAATGTGATTCTTTAAATATCAATTTTAAAAATTTAGGTTGGTTTTATGACACAAAAACTAGCATCGGAATATATAAGAAATATATTGAAGCTAATTTAAAGGTAGGTGCAATATATGATTTTACATATGAAAACGAGGACGATTTAGCTATATACACTTATGTGGTTGTAAAGAAGGAAAATAATATCTATTATTTGGCTGAATATTATCATAATAAATTTTATAAACCACAAGAAAATCATTTAGGAGAAAAGTGGATTAAGTGTGATGTAGAAAAGAAATTTGATATTAATTTAGAAAATTTTGTTGTAGAAGCTACAGAAAAAGTACTTGATGGTGTGGAAATAACAGGTTATAATAAAGGAAAAATTGACGGAATAAAAGAACTTGTAAAAGAATTAAAACAACATTCTTCTATAAATTATATAAGTTTTGAAGCTGTTGACATAGAAGCTATAGATGAAATAGCAGAAACAATGATAAAGAAAATATCTTAAATTTAATGAATGGTGGATTTTATAAAATCATAAGTAAATAATAAAATAAAGCTATCCTCTTGACAAATATAAAAAAGTATGATATTATTAAATCATCGAAATGATGAACATTATTATCATTTACTTTTAATTTTGTCAGGAGGATTTTTTATTATGAACGAGTTTGATATGTATTCCAAAAAGTATTGTGCTAATTTTCTGTGCGATAAGTATAGGAAAAAAGAACTTGTTTTAGACATTGGCACTCAGAGAGGCGAGGTTTGGTCAAATACAAGGAAATCTTTATATATCCAGTCAATGCTTCTTGGAATAACAGAAGCATCATCTCCGTTTGTTATCAATACAAATAAATTACCCAACGGACATAAATCATTCCGTGTTCTTGACGGAAAACAAAGAAGTCTAACTATCATTGAGTTTATAAATAATGATTTTGCTTTAACTGGTTTAATGGGTCAAACTGCTGTATGCTTAAATGGCGAACCCGTAAAACTTCAAGGAAAAAGATTTAAAAGACTCGATCCTGAATTACAGGAGAGAATTATCAACACAAATATAAACATTTCATTTATTGATGAGGCTACTTCTGAGCAGGAAGCATTTATCTTCCGTATGCTTAATAACGGAAAACCTGTTTCAAGATTTGATAAATCTCGTTCATATAAGCAGGATATGAGTGATATCAGAAGATTAACAGATAATGAGCTTTTTAATGTTATGTTTTCTGAAATTGGTAAAAAGGCATTTAAACACGAAGAGTTTATTGTTAAAGTGTGGGTTGCTTTGTTTGAGGAAAATCCTCAGTTTACAGGAAGCCATATAGAAGAAGTAATGAAAGAACTGACTATTACTACTGATGAAGAGGAACAGATCAGAGATACACTTAATTTCATTTTTGAAGTATATAAGCACCTTGCTGTATCAAATAAAGAAATGATAAAATCTTTGTTTAACATCGTTAATGTTATTGTATATGTACCTTACATCGGAAAATTTGATACTACAGAGCAGTTTATTGATTGGTTTGTATTATTTTATAATAATGTTCCCGAAGAATACGATGATGTGACAAAGAAAAATCATACTTCAAATACAAATATTGTATTAGCAAGACGTAAGATAATAGAGGATTCTATAGATAACTATCTCGCAACAGTTACCGAATAATATATTTAACAACAAAACCGTCACTCTTATTCAGGGTGACGGTTATTTTTTATTTGTCGGAATAATAAATATATTGACATATTTGGAAAAGCATGGTATAATACAAGCAGTAGGGAATACATTGGCGTTGTTTTGAAGAGTTTGGACGTATAGAGTAGGCGGTAAACCTCCCGACCATCACCACATTGGTTGGAAAGAAGGTCGAAATTCACAAACCTTTGTGGAATAACTGCAAAGGAGAGTGGAAATTATTTCTATAGATACTATTATAAATATTGTCAGCTGTGTTATTACACTGGTTGATTTTATCTTTAGTCGTATAAAGAAGTAATCCGCCTAACTGGTACTTAGGCGGATTATTAACACTTAAAATCATTAATTCGTCGAGAACTATCGTCTATCCAACGTATTCCCTATATTTATTATTATACAGTATATAATTAGATTTGTCAAGTAAAATTTCTCAGTGTAAATAAAAAGAACGTCTGTACCTATATTATAGACGTTCTTTTTATTTATTTTCGCATAGAAAGAAAAAATTCCTCAATTAGTCCTGCAATAAGGTATGCAATTAGTCCCAAAGGAGGACAGCATACTGTTATTATCATAAGAATGAGTGATGCACCTGCATTATCAACTATGGGTTTAGTATATCTCGGAGGTGGATATTTTCTCATAAAATCAAATCCTTTCTATTTATACTTTTCCAATAACCAAGCCTTTGCAATGGATATCTTGAATATCGTAATCGGAAAAAAGAATATCATCATATTTTTTATTTAAAGAAATGAGTCTATCTCCACCAAATTTTTTAATATATCCGTTGCCTTCAATAATATAAATACAAATTTGTCCGATATCCACAGCATCTTGTTTTTTTACAAGTACAATATCTCCGCTTTCAAAATCGGGCATCATAGAATCGCCTTCAATAGTCAAAGCAAAATCAGCCTTGCGAGCCTGCGGAGTATCTAAAATAAGAATTGTATTCCAAGATTCTTCCGGAAGCCATTCGCCTACACCAGCTGAAACTTTAAACAGAGAATGAGGAATAGAAATTGTCGGAACAGCTAATTCAGATGAAATTTCCATTTGCATCTCCATATCATATAAATGATTAAGGGTGCTGCGAATTTCTGTTTTAGATTTATCGGATAAATAACGATATTCTTTAATGATTTTGTTTTCTTCGATAGAGAGCGTTAATGCCGAATTGTTGTCCTTGCCAAATAGTAAATAATCAACAGATACATTAAATCGTGTAGATAATTTAATTAAAATATCGCTACTTGGAATTTTTCCTGACTTCCATCCAGTTACAGTACCTCTGCTAATTTTAAGTTCATCGGCTAATACGGAGGGTTTTATATTGTTTTGATTGCACAAATCATTAAAAATATTGTAAAAATCCACAAGTAACACCCTCCTTATATAGTTATAATGACAAATTTAGTGAAATGAACCAAAACCTATTGACAAATTCATTTTGATGAATTATAATAAGAACATACCAAGAAATTACAAATCAGTAAGTTCTTAGTATTACAGTATAACATAAAGTTCTTGATTTGTCAAGATACTTATGGGAAATAAAAATTCTTCCTCTTAGTGAAGCCTGTCACGAATCAAAAAACCTACTAAAGAATTTGATCTGACCAAATATACTGGGTAGCTCGAAAGCGTGTTCTTCATCTCTTATCGAATAGGAAGTGAACGATAGTGTTCACAAACCTGTTCTCTAACGCCGAAGCGTACTCGTGTATATGCGTTGACGTGAACGCAGTACCAAGGAGACTAAGTTTTAGCCATTAAGCATCCCCCCCATAATTCAGTCTGTGACAGGCTTCACTAAGAGGAAGAAAAACAGAAAGGATAATTCCAATGTGATATTATAATTTACATAATAGGAAATCGCACTAAATCGACTTAATTTATTATCTGCATTGCAGTATAATAGATATAGTAGGTAATCTGATACATAATCAAAAGCAAAAGCTCCCACTACCCATAACGTGAGAGCCACCCATACCAACGCTCTGGGTGTTAATCTATCGGTCTAATATTGACCTTGAATCCATTCTTTCCAAGGCGAATGGAGAAACGATGTTTCTTGTCATTCAGGCACATTTTCACGATAATTACGAGCGTTATTGGAATAACGATTGTTCCGAGTATGGACAGCAACGCAATCAAAACCTCTATACAAATCCCCTCCTCTGTAGGTAGTCAAACTGCCGTAAGTAATACGGGGAAAAGGGGTATATGGGTCTTCCAATTACTTTTGATTATATCAGATTATCTACGAAAAAGCAAGAAAATAGTGCGGTTTGATAGAAAAAATTGTCAGACCGCACTATTTTTATTGTATTATTTGTTAATTTTGTCAAGATTTGATTTGTCAGGTATATACTCCATTAAATCCGAGGGCTGGCAATTAAACAAAGCACACAACTTGTTTATGGTCTTAGCATCTAAACCTTTTGTTCCATTCTTTAATCCATAATAAGTTGCTTGCCCAATAAGACCTGTTTCTCGAATTTTTGTAGCTGTATAACCATGTTCTGTTAAAAGTTTAAAAAGTTTATCATAATTAAGCATTTAATACACCTCACTCAAATGAGTGAAAAATCACCATAAAAATTCACTTAATTTTGTGAAATGTGTGTATTGAAATTCACTTAATTAAGTGATATACTAATATCAAGGTCAAATCATAAAGGATTCAAACCTTAGTCTTATATAATAACATATGCTCTGAGATTTGTCAAGCACCTTTCAGAAAATATGTTATTATATAAGTAAGTAAAAATTCAAAGGAGGATATATACATAATGGAAACAAAAAACCGAGCTATTGAAGTAGAGAAACTTTGTAAAAGTATGGATAATGGAAGTATGTGTTTTGAAATGTGCATACAGCGAGCAGCAGGGGTGTGGACACTCGAACAACAGTCTTTACTTATTGATACGATACTCAGAGATTATAAAATACCTGCTATATGGATTACTCGTACTCAAACAGAACAATTTGAAAAAAATACGGTTATTGACGGTAATCAGCGGTTACATACGATTTATGATTTTGTTCATGACAAATTTAAGTTACATAAAAGTATAGAACCCATTACTATTGTTGCTAATGACGATAACGAATTGGACGAGGATTTAACTGTTGAACTTGCAGGTAAAAAATTCTCTAAGCTTCCTAAGATTCTCCAGAATATTATTATGGATTATGACATTGACGAAATCCAGATGTTTAATTATACAGATGAACAAATTGAAGAGCAGTTTTATCGTTTAAATAATGGTTCATTGTTTACCAAAGCACAAAAAGCAAATACTCAACTTGGTAATGATGTTGCTGAAAAAGTTCAGCAGATTGAACGTATGGATTTCTGGAAAAGGGCAAACTTTTCTAAAGCACAACGTAAACACGCTGAAATCATATCTTGTATTTTACAATGCTTTATGCTCTTGACAGGTGCAGAATATTCTAATTTTGGAGCAAATTCAGTTGTTAATTTTGCATCGGATTTTGCAGAAAATTGCCATGAGAATGATTTTAATGAACTCAAGAATTTAATAGAAACTCTTGATAAATGTATGTTGGACGAGGACGAAAACAACAAATTCCTTAAAAAGATTAACATACCTGCTATAATTATGTGTACTCAGACATTTATCCATTATCGTGACAAGGGTATGATAACAGAAGACCAGTTTACAAAGTTCCTTTCTGATTGGGTAAACGTTAATGCCGAATGTTCAGGTTATATTGATAATTGTGGACAGGGAAGTACAAATAAAACAAAGGTAGAAAACAGAGTAAATATCATCAATGAATGGCTCAAGGATTATATTTGCGATTTGAATAATATTGATGATGTTAAGGAGGAAACTGATAATGGAAACGAGTATTGTTCAGAAGAAAATATCGGAGCTTAAACCACACCCTCGTAATGAAGAGATATATGGCTACAATGAAGATGTGTCTGACCTTGTTGAAAAAATCCGTAAAAGTGGAATCGTCACAACTCTTACAATTACTGATGATAATGTCATCATTGCAGGTAATCGCCGTTGGAAATCTTGCAAGCAGCTTGTCTCAGAGGGTGACACACGTTTCTGCCAAGTGAAATGTGAGGTTAAGGACTTTGAAACTGAATGGGACGCTCTCGAATATCTTGTTATAAACAATGATACTCGTATCAAAACAATGGAGCAAAAGGCAAGGGAAGCTCAGACACTTTTGGAAACTGAAAGGGAAAAAGCAGAAAAACGCAGATTAGCTACACTTAAACAAAATTCATCCACCGAGGTGGCAGAACCGCCACCTCGGGAAAATGTAGGAAAAACTCGTGATGTTGTAGCAAAAAAACTTCATATGAAATCAGGACGAGAAGTTGAGCGTGCTGTCAAGTCTGTAAAAACTATAGACAAACTAAAATCTGAAGGTAGAGATGATGACGCTAAACTTATTGCAGATGTTCTTAACAATAGGTCGGTTTCAACTGCATCTGAATTATCATCGTGTATAGATGATTTAACAGAGGAAGAAAAGCAGGCTATACGTGATATGAAAATGTCAGCATATAAAGCTATCACCAATCACGTTACTCAAAGAACACCTAAAATAAAAGATAATATGACCGAGGAGCAACGAGATGCAATAGCTCACAAACAAGCTTGTAAGGAAGCTGTGGAGGAATACATTGCTCAGAATATGGGACTTATAGATGCTCAAGAAATTATAGTAGATACTCGTGCTGATGATTCTATTACACTGTTTGGGTTTGCTGTTAAGACGTTTTCAACCGCAGTCATGAATTTAATGGGAATAACATCTCAGTTTTCTCATAATCATAGAAAAAAAGTATTAAACATCATTAGTGATGTTGAAGATAAATTAAATAGATTAAAAAAATCACTGGAGGTATAATTATGATGACAACAAACAATTATCAGAGCAATTCTTCTCTCTTTGACAACGGAACGTTGATTAAGTTATATGAATATGGTCACGATAGTAGTGGTCGATTTTCTCATATCAACGTTTCATATGGACTTGTTGATGTGCGTAGAACAAAAAGTAATTTTTATGCTAAAAATGCGGAGGGTATTTGTAGTGGCTATCAGCGTATTCCTACTCAGAAGCGTATTGAGGGTATAACTAATGAATTTAGTAAAGCAAGACTTGACCCTATTACGGTAGCAGTAATTAACGGAAATGCTGAAATTATTGATGGTCAGGGTAGAGACATTGCCGTAAAGTCTCTTTATCGTCAGAAGAAGATTGATAATTTCTATGTTCCCTGTACTATACTTGAAAATGCAACTGAAGATGATTGTGGTGTTTTGTTTGCAAAACAGGATGACGGCACAGTACAGATAGACAATAAGAGTAAAACAAAGGTTATGGCTGCTCATAACGACAATGAAACCGTGGATTTCCTCGATCACCTTGTTAAGAATGGTCTGCCTGTGTATAACAATCTAACTAAGGAAATTCATAATGAATTTAATGCTTTGAGTACATATCGTAATATCTATAATGGTTTTGAAAGCAACAATGATATGGAGACATTTGACCGTATAATTAAAATAATATCTGCTGTTTGGGTGACAGATGAGGCAAGTGGCAGAATGATTATGCCAAAGGCTCTTAATAATATGATTATTAAGGCATTTAGTGAGTTTTATAAGAAGTTCAAAAATGATATTAACGATAAGTCTTTTATTACTCGTTTACAGACATATACTCCGCAGGATGTACTCGATGTTATTGAGGATAATGCTCCGAAAAAATAAAAAAGTTGCAAGAATAACCGATAAGAAGACTCCTATGATTAAAGCTATTATTTCTATATATAATAGTAAGAGACAAACTAAACCTTTGATGTTCTAAAACGTAACACTTATAAACGAAAGGATAATCACTATGAACACAGCGATAGCTTATAATTCAACAACAGCTAATATTATTGATATGTCAGGCAGAAAAAGCAGACGTAAGATATCTCAGAGATCTCAAAGACAAGTTGTTGTTACTGAGGTGGAAGTTCCTACTAATCATTCTGCCGATGCGTTTATGTGTGAAAATGATATCAACGCTGTTATTCGTCAGTGCTTCAAAGAAAGAGCATATCATAAAATGGTAATGCTCATCTTCGGAATAAACACAGGTTATCGCTGTGGTGATATTCTTTCGTTCAAAGTAAAAGATGTGACAGATGAAAACGGAAACATTCTTGATGTTAAGTATATTGCTGAACAAAAAACAGGCAAAGCAAGACCGGTGTATTTTAATAGAGCAGTTAAAACTGCCCTCAGATTTCTTATTGATCTTAAATCTTTAAAAGCAGAAGATTATTTATTCTGTGGAGATGGAAACCGCAAAGCATATTTTTCTGAGTTCATTTACGATGAATGTGGAGGAATTATTGACGTAAAAACAACAGGCGAAAAATATGACGAGAACGAAAAGGAACGAGAACTTGCTCCAATGACCGTTCAATCAGTGGGACGCTGGCTAAAAACGATAACTCAAAAACTTGGCATAATGGGTCATTATAGTTCTCACGCTATGAGAAAGACATTTTGTGAGTTCATTTCACGAAATTGGAACGATAACAGGAATGCTATGGTTGCTTGTGTAGCTGTAGCTCACGCAGATGTCGATACTACAATAAACCATTATATGACTGTAAACCCTGTAAAATTACGTCAGAAATGGCTCGACCTTAATATAGGGTTGGAGGAGTTTACAAAATTATCAGGATATAAGATTTGAAAGGAATGATATAAATGACCGTTAAAGAATTTAGAGCATTGGCTCGGAAAAGTGGAAAAATAAGAAAGATACCGGTATCAATGATAAGAATGATAGAAAAGGTTCATTATAGTAGCGACCTCTCCCAGATACCCAGTCTTAACAAAGACAAAAATAAGCTGTTGGTAATATTACATGATAATAAGGACTGTACTTATAACCTTATCACGGGTTGGAAAGACTATACTATTGCGATCAGAGATGGCATAAAGACCATAAATGCGGTTTTGGTAGATTCTGCCACCAGAGATAAATTTTATGCTGAATTGTCGGATAGTACGGAATGGGTAACTCTTCCTGAAATAATAATTCCGTCCTCATTTAAGAAAAGTCCACCAAAAGAAGAAAAGTTACATAACACAATTACGAATATGAAAGAAGCATTGAGAACTAATACTATTTCAGAATATCTTGATACAAAGCCAATAACGATATCTAAAAATAATACGTTTATAGACGGATATACAAGATATTTGGCTCTCAAATTTATAAGATATCAGGGTAAATTTCCAGTAATAAGAAAGGATTGATAATGGTGTTGCAGATAGGTAAATACAAGGTCAGCGATGACCTCAAGACAAAGCAGAAAGAAAATCCCATACTTGCAAAAGATGTTGCAACAGCTTTATATGCTCATATAACTGGAATGTGGGCTGAAAATGTAGCTAGACATTATGAGCAAGCAAAGAACGGTGAGAGAATAACAGCTATATTTCCTACTGTTTGTGGAAATATCGTTATTGATACCCTTGCAGATCGTACACAGACAACAATTTCAATGGAATAGGGATGTATGTATGGAAATTGTAATAGGTATTATTATTGGTACTGTTTTAAACAGCACCATAAACGTTATAGTGCTGAAGAATGAGGAAGATTTATTGTTTCAAATTTTTGCTTTTGTAATATTTTTTATTTATGATGCAATTCGTACAGTCATGTACAAAATTAAGAAAATCATTACTGCTCCTTTGTATTGCTATTTGCGATATGATAGGATAAATAAGACTACTTATTATGTCCCATATTTAAAGATGAAAAGGTTTGATAAAAAATATAGGGATAAATACACTGTTGTTGAAAACGATAAAGTCTTGAATAGAAAACTTGAAGAATTTTGGAATCACGCACTTACGGCGTATGACGTAGAAAGAATAAGGACTGCAAGGTTTAAAATAAAAGAGGTTGAACAATGCGGTATAAAAATTGCACCAGAATTATTAAAATAATGGAGGAAAATCAAATGAATATGTATGATGAAATACTCAACAAGTACGCTCAGTTTCTCGGTTATGAGGGTAAGGTAAAAGCAGATGGAAAGTATCTGCTTAGTGAGAGAGATAAGCTTGAAAGGCTTATTAGGCTTAATGATGAACTTGACTCAATAGATAAACATAGCAAGGCAAAGAATTATGGAAGGACAATTTTGGCTTGCTATGAAAGTAACTTTGCATATAAATCTGAAGGTGAACCTGCTTGTCAAAAACCAGACCCTGAAATGATAATTTTTAAGATTTGTTATACTAAAAAAGTTCCTTGTATTTGTTTTGAAATTGATGTCAGGGGTAATACATATAGAGAAATAACTATTGATGAAGTAGCAGATATTCTACATCTGGGGTAATACTATGGATATAAGGAAGTTTTTTGCGATGCTGACGGATAATGGCTTCACATTTCTCCGAAATGGCAGCGGAAGTCATCAAATATGGATAAACGCCAATGGGAATGTTTTTTCGTTCCCATACGGCAAGTCCGTATATAAGGGAATTGTGTGGCAGTTTAAGAGAAAATTTTGTAAATGAAGTGAAAGGATTGATGAAAATGAGTATAGAAGGTATAAAATCTCAATTAACAGAATACTTTAATAATGGAAGTATTTTGTTTAACTCCTATTTTGACGCTAATAAAATGAAGCAGATAACAACTACAATTACTCACCCAGATTTGAATATTGTAAAAGCTGCTAATTTAAAGATTTATGCACAAGAAAATTGTGTAACGTTTGAATTATTTACATTATTTACAAACGATAAATCTATGTCTATGGTGGATGATACATATGATAGTGAACTTGGAAAGGCTTTTATACAGTGGTTTAAGCCTATTCTAAGGAATATTGTCAATGAAAAATATGAATTGAAAGGAGATGTGATATCCGATGAATTGATGGGTACAGACTATTGTCAGATCAGAGAAGATGGTATATTACCATTTATTAATTTCTCTGAAATGGTAGAATTTACAATTTAGAAATACTTTTAGACTGATTCGGAAATAAGTAAATGATAAAATAAAGATAATAAAACTTGTAGAGCAAAATTTAGTCTTATACTAAATGAACTAAATGAAAGGAGATAATAATATGACAACATTTAATGTTGAAACAGACCTTAATCGAGGAGATATTATTTGGTGTGATTTTGGAAAGCCCACTGGTTCAGAACAGTGTGGAATTAGACCTGCTGTTATTATACAAAATAATGTAGGTAATAAATATTCTCCTTGTGTTATAGTTATACCCGTTTCGAGTCAATGGAAAAAGCCAATGATTACGCACGTTGGATTAAAAGTTGAAGAAACAGGACTCGAAAAACCATCGGTAGCAATGGCTGAACAAATACAGACAGTGGATAAAAGAAAAATTACAGGTAAAGCTAATAAACTTAGCGATAGAATGATGAATTGTATTGATAGAGCAATAATGGCAAGCCTTGGACTTGGAAATACATCTATTAATCCTACTTATTCTGCATAATTTCTATTTTTCTCTTGACAAATTCAAAAGGAAGTGATAAAATTGTTTTAGAGAGTATGAAAGGGTGAGAGTATGTTACCTTATTTTAAAGAATATAGTGAATATTGTGAAAACGGTGTAAGTTTAAGAATGTATTCTATCAGATTAAGAAAACTTAATAATATAGAAGAGAATGTTCTCAAAATGTCGGCAGAACAAATTGCCGATATTATTAATGCAAAAAAAACAAGTATGGCAACATTAAACGGAACGTATAGTGCATTTGAGGATTATTTAATGTGGGTAAATAGAACACACAATGAGCCAATTCCAGATATTTATTATCAACTAAAAAGATTGCGAAAAATTGCTTCAAATATCTGTATAGATAATTATAATGAAGTGATATTTTCAAATTTTGCGGAGTTAAAAAAGGCACTGTTAAAAGCTGAAGATGAATATATCTCTATGCAAGAACTTGAATTATCAGAAAAAAAACTTAATGGATTATATTTGGTTCAAAATAAATACAACGCTTACGTTGTATTTATCTGGAATGGTTTGACAGAAGAAGAAATGTTAAAATTAAAATTGAGCGACATTTTGTCAATTATAATGAAAAAGCAAATTGTTGTCGATGATAAAATTTATAACATTTCCGATGATGAGATTGAGTTTTTAACTGAGGCTTATCAATCTGCGATTGATATTCAAGAAACAGATAATGATCGTCCCTATAAAAAAGGAGGATACAAGCGAAAGCGTAAAACTTGGACTTATGATAATTTGTTTAATGCCGATAATGTAAAATATTTGAAGGATTTAACTTTTCGTGCATTAGGAAAATTATCAGATTCAAGCCTTAGTAAATGGACAATTAGAAAATCGGGAATGTTTTATCAAATGCACAATTATGAAATAGAAAATGATTATTCTTTTTCACAAGTGCATAGCTATAAAGTTTGTGCTGAACTTTTTGATATACCAATTTCTAAAGCTTCTCGTTTGGTTAACGAATACAACAAATTTAGAAAGAGCGTTGAAAAGGCTGAGGATAAGATAGGTTCAGAATGATTTCTTAGGAAGCAAGAATTTGCTTCCGATACATATTTATAAGTAAATAATAAGATTTGATTTAAAAAATGCAAAAAATCGCTTGACAAACTGAAAAATATCGAGTATAATGTATATGTAGTCAAACGGTAAGTAAGTAATAAGATTTAGTATCAAAATAAATATATTTGGGATTAGTATAATGAGAAGTACATCAGCCTTTGACACTGATAGTTTCGGGGCAGAGCCGAAATCCCAAACCAAATGTTAGTTCTATTCTGGTATAGCCTCCATAAACGGTTTCACTGACTTCCGTATAAAAAGTCAGATAATATGAACCATTAGCTCAGTGTCGGCAGAGCATCTGACTTTTAATCAGAGGGTCTAGGGTTCAAATCCCCAATGGTTCACCATCAAATCCACATCAGCTTGCGGTATGGTAATATAACTGTCTGAGTGGTTGAGATATAAATTAACTTATATCAACAATAAGACCGTAATCGGGATATTTTCCCGTAGGTGCTTCGCTACCTACAGTAATGCGACCTTTATGAGAAATGTGGGAGTGTCGTATAGCGAAGAATGTGCGCTCACCGTTTGTGAGAATACGAAACGTAATGAACTTCTATGGCACACTATACCACAAAGGTATCTCGAAAGTACCCTGCTTATGCTGTTGAAAGATTACAGCTAAACGGCAAAAAAGCTTTCCGCTGTGACTGTGGGTGTGCGAAACAACAGTCAACCTGCTACCGTGGTGGAAATGGCATACACAAGAGACTTAAAATCTCTCGGAGAAATCTTTGCCCGTTCAAATCGGGTCGGTAGCACCACAAACAGATAAGACAAAATAGCTTTATTCTAATTCTCGACCTCTATATGCTCATTTTAAAGCTCCTGTAATGTATAAGTATCACTGACCTTTAACTCTTGATTTGTGTTATTTTATTTATCGTCTTATCTGTTATTTTTGCGGAACGCCTGATGCTAAAGCTATGATAACATCAAAGCTTATGTGGTTCATCACCACACTTCCGCTCCAATAATAAAAATTGTAAAAATCAATATCCTTGAAACCCAGTGTTTATGCAGAGTTCAGTATTTGACTTTTACAATGAAACTTAAATTTCATTAAATATAGGGAGATGTTAAGATATGAGCAAAATTGAAATAGATAAAGATAAATTTACTTCAAAATTAGGCGAGATAATAGTAGCTTGTCCCACAATAGAATATTTGGTTTGTCTTGGAAAAATATCAGCCTTGTTATTAAACATTTCAGAAAATGACTTTTATGTAATGTTTGACAAAGAAATAAAGGATTGGCAAGAACATCTCCATTCTAATAAAATAACATTACGTATAATGAATGACAGAGGACAAAGAAAAGCAACTATTAACATTGATAAAACAAATATAGCTGTTGATGATGCGTATATTGATAATGTAAATAGCGATTTAGATGGCACTACATTATATAATATTATAATTCCTGTGGATTTTGATAGTTTATCAGAAGTTTCAAATGATAATATTTTTGAAGAACTTAAAAATAGATTGAATGATTAAAATTAGGAGATAATAATATGAATGTTAAAAGATATAATTGCTCTAATACATTAGATTATGGACATGAATTGCAGAGAATGTGTTCCTCAATTAATGACTGTTGGATGTGTCCGATTCATCATGACAGTGGAGTATGTAAGAGTAAAATTTCATCGGAATCTATTTCAGCGGTTCAGAATTGGTCAGATATGCACCCCGAAACCGATGAATGTTTTGAAATAAGAAAGCCCAGAAAATTGACAGAAAAAGAGGTATATATCCTCAAAGGTTTTAAAGCTATGGGGTATGAATATATCGCAGTGGATATGACACAGAATGTTTATGGGTTTAAGACAGCTCCTGCTAAATATGGTTATTCTTGGTATAGCAGCGATGATTCACAGTATATGTGTAATATTGCTTATTTTTTCAGAGATGTAATATCTGATGGTGATAAAAAAGCTACAAGCATAGATTGGTTATTAGAAAATAAGGAATGATAATGAAAAATATCAATGTTGTAACTATTGGAAATCTAATATCTGCTCATTATGAAGGTAATAATGAAAAATTCGATAACTATGTTCATTTTATTATCGAGGCATATGAAGAACAAGGTGAACATCGAAAGGCAGATATCATTAGAAAAAGAGTAGATGGTTCTTATAAGAATTTCCCAAAAGTTGTTTTGGATTAAATAAGGATAAGGAAGACTAATAATGACTAAATTAGTGAAAACAATACAAGTCAAACCGGCAATATCATTTACTGTTCTTATTGGTGAAGATACAGATAAAGCAATAGAAAGATTTTTTGATTATTTAGATAAGTTTCCCACATTGGTTTCTTATTACAATGATATACATAATGAATTTTATACCGAAGAAAAGTGTGAAAGTCTAAATGTAAGTGACGTTATTCGCTGAAAGAGTTGAAAGAAAGGAGACATAAAAATGTATGATGAAATAGAAACCGAATTTCAAAATTTTCTTTTGGATATAACTAATGGAGTATTTACAAAAAACAAATATCTGGATACGTGGGATTATGAAGATGATTATTCTCATAAGACACTTAACGAAGCACAAGGAATATTATATATTAAAATATTTAACTGGCTGAAAGATAATAAACCAAATGAGTATGTGTTATTTTCTAACGAAGGTATTTGTGTTGTATCTATTTGGTATGCAAGAACTTATCTTTCACATTATGAAAAAAATATCGTAAAATGACATAATAAAATTCTGATTTTGTGGAGGTAATAATATGGGACAACATAAACATAATTTAACAGCTATTAAAGCCAAGAGCGGCGAAATTAAACCTAAAGAAAAAGGTATGAGTGAAGCTGAATTTCGAAGAAGAGTACAAGACGCTTGTCGTTCATATTTGAAAGAAACTTTTCAGATATATACACCAGCTTATTATAATGTTTGTGATGATGAACTTTGGAAATTACTTGGAGGATAAAGATAATGGAACTTAATTCTCATGGTGTAAACAAAGTTATTAAAACACAAATCAAGAGCAAGATATATAAAGTTTGTACCAACCTAAAACACGTTTATAATCACAATGGACAAATACAAGTTTATCTACGACCAGACTTAACTAAATGGACAGAAGAAATGGCTTCTGCTGGCAAAAAGTATTTTTATACTGAACCCGTAGACCCTAATAATAGGTATGGTAAATTAAGGTTATGTGAGCCTAAATACGAATACAGAGTTGATAGTCTCACGCAGGAAGAATATGATGTCCTGAAAGAATTATTAAATGGAGATGATTAATTATGACAACAGAAGAAAAAATTTCCAAGCTTGAAGCCGACTGCAAAGCAATGACGGCGGAGATTGAAAAGCTCAAGGCTGAACTTGCTGAGAAGAATGAAACTGCGTGGGTACCTAAAATTGGTGATTTATATGCATATGTCACTTCGGATGGGACTGTCGCAAAAAATACGACTTATTACAATGACAATACGTTAGACAGTGATAGAATAGATTTTAATAATGCATATCCCTCAAGCGATAAAACACAGAAGCATCTCGAATGGTATTGTGATAATGTTCTCTTCGTTCAGAACAAGCTAATGCAACTTCATGAACTGCTGTGTCCTGATTATTTTCCTGATTGGGAAGATGATGATAAGCTTAAGTTTTATCTGCGTTACAATTATAAATACAATGTGTGGGAGTATGATAGTTATTGGATTTATTGTGATTGTGTGGTTCATTTCACTCCAGAAGCAGCAGAAAAGGCTTGTGAAATTCTTAACCGAGAAAAGTTTATGATGGATAATGTATAATACAATAAAAGAAATGTTTTGTGGTGGATTTATATAAACGAAAAGCGACCACCATTGTAATAAACAGTGATCGCTACATAGCTGATTCCTCGGTATTAGACATTGGGATTCGTCCCTTCTCTATTAATTTGTTACCTAATAAGACCTATAAAATACACCAGCACGCTTACCGAAATGATCATTATTCCGAATGATACGCCTATAGAAATAATAATTTTCGCAAAAGCCTTCAGCTGTGGAGGAGAAAAGTTTGACACAACATTGACTTTGGGGTTTCCACTTTTTACAATAGAGTTTTTTGTAGGTCTATACTGATCACCTTTAAGCTTCTTGCTTTTTTGTTTCTTGCAGGTTGTCTGAGATTTTGATTTTTCCTGAGTATTTACGTTGGTGTTTAACTGTGGTCTTATGCCGAGATGCCCTCCTGATTCCATTTGATAGACCTCCTTATATTTAATAATTTTCTAAGGCGTCTCGGACTATTTTTCGCACAATTAATTACTAATTGTGAACGCATCCTATAATATAACATATTTTAATGTAAAAGTCAAGTACCAATTTGCATAATTATTGAGCATATATTGTGTGTAAATATCACAAAAAGGAAAATAATGTCACGAAATGTATAAAAAACAATCAATCAGCTCTAAGCTGTTTATATAGATTTTACCTTAATTCCGTCCGAAAGGACGTTTATATAGATATTCTTATTTTGTAAAAGGAGTGGTTGAAATGGCTAAGACAAAGCCGATTAAGGTATTTATTTCTCAGGTAATGAGAGATAAGACAGAGGAAGAAATTCTTACAGAAAGAAATCTTGCTATTGATAAGGTCAAGAAGATTTTCCCTGACAGAGAAGTTGAGGTTATTGATAGTTATTTTGAAGACTATAACCCCACAGGTGGTAGTATTCCTTTAAAGTATCTTTCTAAGGCTATTGAGCTTCTCGCAGATGCTGACGTTGCTTATTTTTGCTTTGGTTGGGATACGGCAAGAGGTTGTAAGGTAGAACACCAGTGTGCTGTTGAATATGGAATAAATAGAATTTATGCCTGACTTATAAATGAGGAAATTTGATATGAATTACAGAGCGAGAGATAGAACCAAGATTTTATTGGATTTTAAAATTGTAAGTAAATAATAATATAAGCGTAAAAATAATTAAATTATACATATTGAAAGGATTTTGAATTTATGAGTATGAAGAAGTTTGAAAACACAATTACAATGGCTGGTATTCTTGTTAAGCACACACTTGAAGAAGCTACATACGGAACTAATAATGATATTGAGTGTATTCGAGGCGAAGTAATCATCAGAACAGCAGATGAAGGCGAACACTCAGTTAGATTTTTTGCCAATAAGTATAAGAAGGATGCGAATGGTAACTTTACATCGGAAGAAAATAAGATTTATAAGTCGCTCAGTACAGTTATGAACGAGTATAAAACTCTTGAAGAATATCCCGATGACCCTGATTATGTCGAGATTACATCTGCTTCGTTTGGTGTAATGGACTATGTATCTAAGAATACAAATGAGCTTGTGACGATCAATACTATTTCTTCTAACTTCATCAATAGAATTACTAAGGAAAAGTACGAAGCATCTTCTCCTACAGCTACATTTGAGGTCGCTGGTGTAATTGCAAGTATCAAGGATGAAATCATCAAGGAAAATCCTACAGGAAGTCTGATTGTTATTATGAATGTAATCAATCAGATTAAGAAGGGCAACGGTAAGGATGCTACATTTGAAGTCAAGGATATGTTCCCTCTTAGACTGACTATTCCTGCTGATCTCGCTGATACTTTTAGAAGTATGTATTCGGAGGGTGTGTTCACTAAGGTTTGTGGAGATGTAATCAATAGAACAGAAACCACAACAAAGACCGAAAAGGCAGCTTTCGGTAAGGATATTGTAAAGACATTCACAAATACAGTGAGAAAGAATGAAGTAACGAGCGGTATAGAACCTGTAGATATTTATTCCGTTGGTCTTACCGATGAAATTTGTTCCCAGCTTATTTCGAGAAGAAATGCAACTATTGCAGAAGTAAAGAATGGTAAGAAGAACAGTTCATCATCAAAATCAAACACAACAACTGAAAATGCAACATCTACATCTACGTCTAATCCCTTTGCTTCAAAGAACCCTTTTGCTAAGTAATTGAACATAAATAACTGTTATTTGAATTTGTAATTGTAATATTGAAAGGAAATAATAATATATGATTAATTTGATGACCCTTGAAGATAATAAGATTAGCACTGATTTCAGCGGTTATCCCGTTGTATTTGTAGGAGCTACAGGTGATGGTAAGACAGATTCTATGAACCGTTATCTTCGATCTGTTGCTCCAGAAGGTAAAGTTCCTTTATTTATCGAATTTGAAGATAGATATGCAACAATTAAGAATATTAGAGCACAAAGAGTGTATTCAATGACAGATATTCTAACCATCGTGTCACAGCTCAAAAACCCAAAGATAAGAGAACGTTTTTCGGGTGTGGTATTTGATACAGCTGATAAGTTTAATAATATAGTAAATAAATTTGTGGCTGAAAATAAGGAAGTTACCATCGTTGATGATATAGGCTACGGTAGAGGTAAGAAATATGTTATTTCCGCAGCGAGTGTGATTGATGAAATAAGAAATCTTGGACTTCCTGTTCATTTTTGCGTACAATCTTATAAAACAACTGATTTTAATTCAGGTGCAATCGAAAATAGATGTAAACTTGATGAACCTATTAAAAATCAAATTTTCCACGACGCCTTTCTTGTTGGAATGGTTTCTATGGATCCCAGAGCAAAAGGAAATGTAAATGCAGATAGGCTTATTACTTTTAAGAAAACACCAGAAAACATTGAACTTAAAGATGCTTGGGGACTGCCTGACAAGATGTATGTATCTGAAATTAAGGGTAATCTTGAAAAGCTGTTTAACGCCAAGTATGATAAGACTGAACTTGTAGATGTTCCTGCACTGGAAGAAATCAAGGACGAGGTTTCTTTTGATGAAGTAAAGTCAAGAGGTATGGAACTTGGTTCAATTCTTGCTGAAAACGGTTATCTTAATGAAGCAATGAATGTACTCAAGACCACAATAGGTCAGAATGAAGACGGTTCTGCTAAGATGTTTGATGATATTCTTCCTACTCAGATCGACCTTGCGCAGGTAGTTGTTATGAAGCTTGAAGAACTCAAGACATCTAAGGGTATCTGATAATACAATTAAATAGATAACAAAAGGGCGGTGGGTGGATAGCCTGCCGTCTGTTTTGTCTATTCAGGAAGTGATTATATAAGCAGACCTGCACACTGCAAACTTTGCAATAAAGAAATCCGAGGGGAAGAAATATTCAAACACAATAACAAGTCATATTGCAAGCAATGTTATGAAATAATACACTCTGAAAGTGAAGATTATAAAATGCTTATATCTATGATTTGTGAGTATTTTGAATGTGATGAACCCACCGGAATGATAATGACACAGATAAAAAATTACAAAAAAGACTATGATTTAAGTTACGCTGCTATTGGATATACACTTTGGTATGTCAAAAACATTATCGGAGATAAATTCAATATAAAATATGGTATCTTTCAAGTCAAAAATGAATATAAAAACGCTGAAAAATATTTTAAGGAACAGCAGTTGAACAGTGAAAAGGCTTATAATTTTGAAGAAAAAGAACGGATAGTAAAATTAAAGCCTAAATCAAAGAAAAATAATTATCTTATAGATTTAGATAAATTTATAGAAGGGGAGTGACTACTGAGTTGGACGTTAAAGGTCTTGTTGATAAAAGAAATATATTCCTGCTTTTAGGTTGTTATTGCAATAATCCTAAAATGATATTTGATGAAAAGTATGAAACAAACGCTTATGATTATTCAGAAACGTTTCATAAAACAATTTGGGGAGCTATTGTCAATATCGCTAAAAAGGGAAATATACAAAAAATTTCACCTGTTGAAATAGAAAATGAAATTGCTCAGTTCCCAAGTGCGACTACTGTTTGGAAGAATAATGACGGTTGGAATTACATAGATAAGGCTATTGCAGAATCCGCAGATAAGCTTTTAAACGCTGGATTTTACAGAGATACAGTGCGTAAATATTCAATTATCAGAAATGCGGTTGAATCTTTAAAGTTGGACATATCATTTTTGTATGATGAAGAGGACGAGGTTAAGCTTGATAAATTCAATAGTATGACAAGTACAGACGTGCTTAATGAAATATGCTGTAAATTCAGTGATTTTAAAAATCTTTGGAAAAGTGCTTTTGGAGATAATTATTCTTTTCACGCAGGCGATGATATTAAAAATCGAATATCTGAATATAAAAATCAGACAAATACATATGGTTATCCCTTTCAAAGCGGTTATCTCACCACAGTGTATCGTGGAATGAGAAGCAAAAAGATGATTATTCGCAGTTCTATCTCAGGCGGTGGTAAATCTCGTTCAAGTATGGCTGATGCTGTAAATATAGCTTGTGATAAGATTTATGACTGGCAAAAGAAAGAGTGGATAGCAACAGGTGAAAAAAGACCGGTGTTATTTATATCAACAGAGCTAACAAAGGAAGAAATTCAAGACTGTTTGCTTGCACATATCAGCGGAATTGAACAGGACAGACTTGAAGAATGGAAAGATATAACTCCCGAAGAAGAAAAAGTTCTCGATAAATCTGCTGAAATTGTAGAAGAATCACTGCTGTATGGAGAATATCAACCCGACTTTACCATTGATACTATCTGCGAAACCATAGAACAATACATAATAAATCAGAAAATAGAATATGTTTTCTTTGATTATATCAATGACAGTCCTTCTCTTTATGCTTATTACTTTGAAAAAACCAAAACACGACTTAGAACAGACCAGATTTTATTCCTGTTTAGTGCAGCTTTAAAATCAGCTTGTAATAAGTACGATGTTTTCTTAGGAACATCTACTCAGCTAAATGATACATATAAAGATGATATAAATAAGGATTCGGGAGCATTGAAAGGCTCAAAGAGTATTATTGAAAAAGCTGACGGTGGTATGCTTGCATTACCTGTTACAACTAAAGACCTTAAAAAGCTTAAGCCAATACTTGAAGCACGAGGAAACTTTAATCCTACTGTTCCCAATATGGCATATTGGATATTCAAAAATCGTGGAGGAAAGTGGAAAGCTATCGTTATCTGGACTAAAATCAATCTTGGTACAATGCGAGAGATGGATTGTTTTGTCACGGATTATAATTATGAGCTTATAGATGATATTGAAAAAACGATTATTGAATTTGAATTTGACGATGTTGGTAACGCCGAAATGCTTGATACAACAGTAGATGTTGATGCTGTGAAGGTCATTGATAACATTCTGAATCCAAATTAAGGCGGTGAATAAATGACTGCCGAAGAACTCAAATCAGCTTTAACCACTGAAAATATAAAGACTTTGATGGAAATTCTCGGTGGAACAGTATATACAGATAGTGATGATTATATGATATATGATACTATTTGCCATTGCGGTACAAGTCATAAACTTTATTACTATAAATCATCTAAATCTTTTTACTGTTATACCGAATGTGGAAGTCTTGATATTATTGAAATAGTGAAAAGACTGAAAAAATATAATTTTACAGAAGCTATTACTTGGATTTCAAATCAGTGTCATATTGATGAAAGACGAGGCTTCGGAAACAGTTATATCTCTGATTGGTCTTTTATAAAGGATTACGATAAATCCAAATCAAAGCAAACGATCATCAAAGACCTTGATAGTTATGACAGTAAAATTCTAAATGTTTTTCAGAACAAATACTATCAAGGTTGGATTGATGAGGGCATTTCCATAGAAAGTATGCAGAAATACAACATTAAGTATTCTCCTTACTTACGCCAGATAATTATTCCTCATTATGATATAACAAATCGTTTAGTTGGAATACGAGGGCGAATGATGACAGAGGAAGATGAAGAACGCTATGGAAAATATTCTCCCATTAAAGTAGGAGATATAATGTATAAGCATTGCCTCTCTTATAACTTTTACGGCATCAATCAAAACCTAAACACAATAAAAAACAAACATAAAGTTATGCTTGTAGAAGCTGAGAAATCAGTTCTGCAAGCAGACACAATGTTTGGAGAGAATAATTTCACGTTGGCTGTTTGCGGAAGTGCATTTCATTCTTATCAGCGAGATATGTTGATTATGCTCGGAGTAAAAGAAGTGATAATTGCACTTGATAAACAGTATGAAACAGCCGATTCACAAGAAGCTGTGGATTGGCAAAATCATATAATAAAGCAGTTTATAAAGCCTTTGTCTCCATATTTTGCGGTTTATGTACTTTGGGATACAGAAAATTTGCTTGATTATAAACAATCTCCTACTGATAAAGGTAAAGAAACGTTGTTAAAGCTTATGAAAAATAAAATCTATGTTCCATCTTATGATTAAACGAGGTGAATTAAGTGACTTTTGAATATCAAACACGAGGAAGTATTGGAATAGGTAATCCGGTTACAAAAATCCTTGAAAATCGGGGAATAAAAAATGTTCCTATGTTTTTAAATCCTACAAAATCTTGTTTAGAGGATAATCACCTGTTAGATAATATTGATTTAGCAGTTGATATTCTTCTTAAACATATGAATAATAACAGTAAAGTTGTAGTATTACAGGATTGTGACTGTGACGGTGTGACTTCCGCAGCTTTAATGATACAGTATATAAATGATAATTTTCCGTCAATTTCAGTGGATTATATTATACATGACAATAAAGAACACGGTCTTGATAATAAATCTATGCTTGAGATTGAACCGAAAAAGCCTGATTTGCTTATTATTCCAGATGCAGGAAGTAATGATTTGAGACAGTTGAAAACATTAAAATCTGCCGGTATTGATGTTATTGTTCTCGATCATCACGATGAATCGGAAAAGATTACACGATTGAAGTCTATATATAGGCTTGATAATCTTAATGATTTCGCAGTGATAGTAAATAATCAGATGTCATCAAAAGTGAATGACAAGTCAATGACAGGTGTAGGAATAGTCTATAAGTTTTGTTCTGTTGTTGATGAAAGATTAAAACGTGATACAGTTAATAAATATCTTGACTTGGTAGCCCTCGGAATGATAGCTGATTCGTGTGATTTAACACAGTTGCAGACAAGATATTTAGTTCTCGAAGGTATTAAACAGATACAGAACGAGACAAATCATAATAAATTCATTTCAGAATTAGTCAAGTCTCAGGCTTATTCATTACATAGTAAAGCAACCATTTTAGGTATAAGCTTTTATATTGCACCTCTTGTAAATGCTCTAATCCGACTTGGTACAAAAGAGGATAAGGAAATAATGCTTAAAGCATTTCTCAATTCATCGGAAAAAGCGATTATTAAAATTCGTGGCAAAGGTGAAGTTGAGGTTTCAATTCAGGAACAAGCAAGAAGATTATGCGAAAGTTATAAACGCAAACAGCAGAAAATGACAGGTGATTATACAGAAGTCCTTAAACAGCAAATAAATGAATTTGGACTGAATGAATATCCTGTAATCTGTTGTAAAGCCGATAAGTCGTTTGAGAAAACATTTACAGGTCTGATTGCAAATAAACTCACGTCTATGTATAATAAGCCTTGTCTGCTCCTAAGAGCTTGTAACGATATTCTTATGGGAAGTGCAAGAGGATTCGATAAATCTCATATTAAAGATATTAAGGATTTCTGCTTGCAGACAAAATTGTTTGATTTGGCAGAGGGACATCCTAATGCTTGCGGTGTAACTATTAAAAAGGATAATATTTCAAAGTTTTACGATTATCTTTCTCAGCAAAATTTTGATAATACTTTAAATTATACCGTGGATGCAGTTTTTGATGAAAAATCACTCACCGCAGAGGTAATTCAGTTAATTTTTGCGCTTTCTGACGTTTGGGGAACAAATATTGAAGAACCTCTATTTTTACTAAAATTGAAATGCTCTATTGATGGGGGTTTCACGGTGCTTGGAAATGAAAAAAACACAATAAAATTGACATTTCATAATATTGAGATTATTAAGTTTCGTTCCTCTGAAAATGAGTATAATGAGATAAAAAATCTTGGTAAAATGGTTGAATTTACAATAGTGGGTAAGTTTTCAGTTAATGAATATAACGGAAAGAAAACTCCACAGGTCATAGTGGAAAACTGGATGTATAAACCTTGTAACGAAAAGCCTAAATTCAGATTTTAAGGAAGTGATAAAGTGGATTACAATATCTTTGGTTACGATTTTGAGGTTTTTAAGTACGATTGCCTTGTTGTATTTGTTAATAAGAATACATCTGAAAGAACAGTAATCGTTAATGACAGACAAGCGTTAAAGGATTTTTATAACACAAATAAAGAAGCTATTTTTGTAGGATATAATTCAAGAAATTACGACCAATTTATCTTTAAAGGTATTTTAATCAATATTAACCCAGCAATTATTAACGAGGAATTGATTGTAAAAGGAAAATCGGGCTATCAGATTGTGAGAAAAGCAAAGGATATTCCTTTTAATAATTATGATGTTTCGGATATTCAGCACAGTTTGAAGCAGCTTGAAGCTTTTATGGGACACGATATTAAGGAGTCAGAAGTTGATTTTACAATAGATAGACCTCTGACACAAGCCGAAATCGAAGAAACAATTAAGTATTGTACTCACGATGTAACGGAGTGTTTAGCAGTTCTCGATTATAAAATCGGTGATTTCGATGCTCAGTTTAGTCTTATTGAAGCATTTAATTTACCTTTTGAAATGTTCAATAAGACTAAAGCACAGCTTTCAGCACATATTCTCGGTGCAGTAAAACAGCCGACAATGGACGATGAATTTGAATTTACAATTCCTCCAACCTTAAAATTAGGTAAAAAGTATCAGTTTGTAGTCGATTGGTTTAAAAATCCTGCGAATAAAGCTTATAAGACAGCTACTTATTCATATGAAAATCAGCACAAACGTGAATTAGATTGTATGATAGCTGGTGTTCCTCATATTTTTGGTTATGGTGGAGTACACGGTGCTATCCCTAACTATCACGCAAAAGGAATTATATTATGTGCTGATGTTGCAAGTCTTTATCCGTCAATTATGATCGAATATGGTTATCTTAGCCGTAAAGTCAAGAATCCTCAGAAGTACAGAGAAATTCGTGACGAAAGACTTAGACTTAAAAGGCTAAAGGATAAACGTCAGCAACCTATGAAAATCGTACTTAATTCCACATATGGAATACTCAAAGATAAAAATAATCCACTTTATGATCCTCTTATGAGCAATAATGTTTGTGTTACAGGTCAGCTTTTACTTCTTGATTTGATTGAAAAGGTAGAACCTTACTGTCAGTTAATTCAAAGTAATACAGATGGTATCTATATGCTTGTTAAGGATATGGAGACAGTGAAAATAATTGAAGATATTGCTCACGAATGGGAAATAAGAACTCGACTTTCCCTTGAATTTGATATTTACAATGAGATTTATCAAAAAGATGTAAATAACTATATCATTATCTCTGAAGACGGACATTATAAATCAAAAGGAGCTTATCTTAAAAAACTTAGTCCTATTGATAATGACTTACCTATAATCAATACCGCTTTAATTGAATATTTTGTACATCAAACGCCTATCGCAGATACAATAAACAAATCAAATAAGTTAATTGATTTTCAAAAGGTTGTCAAACTTACAAGTCTTTATAAGGGAGTTGTTTATGGAGAAGGTGTTACAGAAACAATAGATGGTAAGTCAAAAGTTGTTGTTAAAAACGGAGAACATCTTAGAGAAAAAGTGCATAGAGTATTTGCCTCAACCAATCCTCACGCAAAAGCATTGTATAAAACTAAAACTGAAAAGGGTGAACAGGTTTATGAGAAGATAGCTTATACTCCTGACCATTGCTTTATCAATAACGATAATATTTTAGATGTTCCTGTCCCCGAAGAACTTGACCGTCAGTATTATATCAATATGGCAACTGATAGATTAAATCAGTTTCTTGAAGTTACTGAGGAAAAGCACGATGTTATTCCGGAAATTTTGTATGATAATATGCTCAAAACAGACAAATTTTATGAGTTTCTGGAGTTATGTACACAAACTTTGCCTATTAAAATCAGCAATAAAATATTTACTAATTACATAATTGCTGATTGTTGTTCTAAATACGGTAAAACAAAGCATCTGCTTGATTTCATCAAATGGTTTGACTTGCTATATGGAAAGGCTAAATTAACAGTAAAACAGGCAGAAACTAAGTTTGCTGATATTAAATGTGTGATTGATAAATATTCGGAATTAAGCACGACAGGTAAAACTCTTATTATAGACAGCAAGAAAATTTTAACTGAACTGTTTGATAATATTCCCGATGAAGATTTGTATTTGCCTGAAATACTGGAGATGCAGATAAAACTATTTGAAAATTTAAGATATGCGAATTCAGAAATGAATGAAAATTACTATTATGTTCTCAATAGCAGAAATGAAATAAAGCCAAATTTAATAATTTATCGGCTTAGTACGGGTAATATTCTTAATGTCAAAGTTGATAAACAGATGTTTGATATTCTCTTTATACAAGATGGTGACATTATTCAAGTCAATAAATCTGAGTATAGATATGGAGTTAAAATCATCGGTAAAGACGAAGACGGAGTAAATATCACCGATACAGACTATGATAAGCAGTATTTATACTTGCTTGGATATGATATTCTGTACAGAGATTACTCAAAGTCCAATAAATCATTAGTGGAGGAATAATATAATGTTTGAAGATGACGAGTCAATCATAAAATGCGAAATAAAATTAAGCAGAATATTTTATCCTAAGAATGTGAAGTCTGTAGAAACAGGGGAATATGCAATATTTGCAGGCACAGTAGTTGTTCCTATTGAGAACTGTTGCTTAGATGATATTATCAAATTCAAGGGCAATGTTCCTGTTCTTGAATTTGGCACAGCATATAAGGTCACTGCTTCTCTTGCCGATCATCACGAAATTTACGGTGATACTTATGAAATTCTCTATATGAGTAAGAAAATAAATATCTCAAATAAAGAAAGTCAAAGGGAATTATTAAGTACAATTTTACCTGAAAAGACAGTAGAAAATTTGTTTAATACCTATGATGACATTGTTTCATTACTTGAAAAGAGAAATACAGAAGCACTGTGTAAAGTTAAAGGCATTACAGAATCCAATGTGGATAGACTGTACAGAGTTTATGACGATACAAAAGATTATAGTCAAATTTTTGTAGAACTCAGTAGGTCTGGACTGTCAGGAAATCTCATTAAGAAAATAACTGATTATTATAAATCTCCCGAAAAGGCATTAGACGTAATCAGAAAAACACCATATGAACTTGTAACAGTTGATGGCATTGGTTTTAAAAAAGCAGATGAAATTGCTCTTAAAATGGGAGTAGATAAATTTGATTGTCAGAGAATTAAGGGATATTTGATTCACGTTTTGCTTGAACAAGCTGAATTAGGCAGAAGCTATCTTCATTATTCTGAGCTTATGAAAATGTTGTATGACACCTTAGGTTTTGTGCCTGAAGAAATTGTCAATAAGACAGCTCAGATGATGATAGATGATGGTAAAATACATATATCTGAAAATGGTGAAAACATAGGTCTTACAAGATATTATAATCTTGAAAAAGATATTTGCAATGAAATTGTAAGACTTATGATTGGTTCATCTGAAGACAATGTTGATACTGATAAAAATTCTGTTCCTAAATATATTCCCAAAGATTTTAATATCTTTAACCCTGAAAATGTAATAGCGAAAGTTGAAGATGAACAAGGCTTTGAATTTACAGATGAACAGAAAAGTGCGATATATACTTGCTTAAACAACAGAGTTATTGCTATTACAGGTGGTGCAGGCGTTGGAAAGACTTCAACAGCAAACGGCATTTGTAAAATGTTTAATGGTTATTCAGTTTATGCAGTGGCACTTTCCGGTAAAGCAGCTTTGAGAATAACAGAAGCAACAGGACTTCCGGCAAGTACAATACATAAAGCGTTAGGATGGTTCAAGGGACATTTTATTCATTGTAAGGAAAATCCTCTTGAAGCTGATATTGTCCTTATAGACGAAGCAACTATGATAAATGGCTCATTATTTAGAGATTTGCTTGAAGCCATTCCAACAGGGGCGAAAGTAATAATAATGGGCGATGTACAGCAGTTGACACCAATAGGAAGTTGTCAGGTGTTTGCTGATATGTTAAACAGTGGTGTAGTTCCAACAGTGAGACTGACTAAACTTCATAGACAAGCTTTGAATAGTGGTATCATTCCTACATCTATTAAGGTAACAAACCAAGAACAGTTGTTTTCAAACACATATCAGGGTTCAGAAATCATTGGTGAATTGCAAGATATGGAATTAAATATTACTACTGAAAAATGTAATTTATCTGATTATGTAGTTGAAAAGTTTAAGCAAGAATATGAAAAATTCAAAGATATAAATGAAGTTCAGGTTGTATCAGCTATGAAAACAAGAGGTGATCTGAGTTGTTATAACTTAAATACCAAAATTCAAGAAGTATATAATCCCATTTCAGAGGACGATATTTTCATTGAAATTAAGCTTTCCGAAAAGAAGGGTAAGACAACAGATACATCTTCTGTCAAGAAATACAGGATTAAGGTTGGTGATAAAGTAATCAATACTAAGAATAACTACACCTGTACTGATTTAGATGGTAATGTCTGCCCTGTATTCAACGGTAATATAGGTACAGTCACCAATGTAACACAAAACGGTATTACTATTGATTTCATCGGTATTGGCGAAGTGTGGTTTGGCAGAGACAAATTCAAAAATCTTGAATTAGGATATTGTATTACAACTCATAAATCACAAGGCTCGGGTTTTAAATCGACTATAATAGCTTTAGATGGCAGTAGCTATATAATGAATAATGCAGAATTGCTCTATACAGCTATCACAAGAGCAAAGAAATATTGTATCCTTGTGGCAACAAATTCTGCTGTCAGAAGTGCTATAAGTCATAAGGAAGTTAATAACAAACAAACATATCTCAAGGATATGCTTATTAATAATGAAGACCTGAAAGGAGACTTTACAAATGAATGAAATGACTAACGTATTCAAAATATTCAATCAGCTCCAGTCAACAAGCAAAAAAACTGAAAAGATTGAAATTCTGAAAGTTAATGAAAGAAACATTTTGTTTACTGATACATTAAAATGGCTTTTAAATCCGTTTGTGATAACAGGAATCAGCACCAAAAAGCTTAACAAACCAGTTAAGTATGATACAATTCCAGTTCAGACCTGGCGAGATATGATGATGTATCTTGAGACCAATAACACTGGCAGAGATATAGACATAGCTATTGTGCAAGGTTTTATCAGTCTACAGCCTGAAGAATATAAGGAATATTATAAACAGCTTGTAACGAAGTCTCTGAAACTTGGTATAGATGCTAAGATAGTAAATAGTGTATATGGTAATGGTTTCGTACCGTCATTTGAAATTCAATTAGCTAACAAATATTTTGAAAAGCCTGAAAAGGTTACGGGTCGGTTCACACTCACCGAAAAACTTGATGGCTTCAGATTAGCTACTGTAATACATAATGGCGAAATTAAGTTTTATTCTCGACAGGGACAGCTTATAGAGGGGCTTGTTGAGATTGAAGAAGATATGAAACGACTTTTCACAACTTGTAGAATTTCAGATGCTTTCTTTGACGGTGAACTTGTAGATATGGAATGCGAAAACATTTCATCTGATGAAAACTATAAGAGAGTTACAAAGACAGCAAGAACTAAAGGTGAAAAACGTGGTTTAAAGTATAACATATTTGATATATTAACTTATGATGAATTTGTAAAACAGAAGTGTAAAGCAGAATATCGTGCCCGTAGATATGTATTAGATTACATTGATGAATGTATAAAAGAAATGAATAGATTAGTTACAACTGCACTCCCATATATAACACATATAAATATACTTCCAGTTTTGTATCACGGTGCGGATAAATCTATGATTATGGAATTCCTTAATAAAGCAAGAGAAAATCATAAGGAAGGCGTAATGATCAACCTTGACGATGGTATGTATGAATTTAAGAGAACGAATAATCTGCTCAAAGTCAAGGTTATGCAGGATGCTGATTTAAAAATCATTGATGTTTATGAGGGTACGGGTAAAAATGTAAATAAGCTTGGTGGTATCATAGTGGAGTTTATTTACAACAGCAAGCACTATCAGTGTGAATGTGGCAGTGGTTTCTCAGAGGAGGAACGTGTCGATTTTTGGGATAATCCCGCTAAAATAATCGGCAAGATAGCTACTATTCAGTATTTTGAAATCAGCAAAAATGATAACGGAGGTTATGGGTTGAGATTTCCTGTATGGACACATCGTATTAGAGATGATAAGACAGAAATCAGTATGAATTGATAATTATAAGTAAGTAATAAAAAATGGGCAAAATAATTTGAAAAATTACTTGACATTTCTATTATATATGGTATAATAAGTATGTAGTCAGATTATAAGTAAATAATAATATGACTACGCAAAATTTATTGAACTAAAGGAGAATGTAATAATGAACAAAGTAAGAAATAATGGAACAACGTTATTTAGCACCGATGGGGAGTTTACAAGGTTTATACACTACATTACATATGGGCTTCCTGAGGGAAACCCTTGCGAAATAATGAACTGCGAAATACAGCAGTTCATTAAGTATGATATTACACATATAAGAACAGTGCTTACTTTTACAGACGGTTCTAAGGAGTCGGTAGAGTGTCCTGCTGATAAGGCAGATGCTTATTATGGCTTCACAACTTGTTATGCAAAACACATAGCAAAGAAGTTTCTCGGTAAAAATATCTCGGATATGGCTGATTACTGGCTCGTTACTAAGCCTAAGAGAGAAGCCGAGGCTCGTGCAAAGGCTGAAATTCAGAGAGCAGAAGAACAGAGGCTTGCAGAACGTGATAAGAAGAGACGTGAAAAGTATAGAATAAGAATGGAAGCAATCAGACGTAAGGAAGCTTACGAGGCATCTAAACTTGCTGAAGAAAAGTATGGAGTGCCAGCTGATTGGTCTGAAAAGTAATATCTAAGGAGATGTTAAAATGAGAGTAATGACGTTTGCAATAATAGTAAATGCGATAATCTTTGTTGCGAATATGACCTATATGGATTGTATCAGCAAAGAAGTATATAAAAATCTCAAAAGATTTGCTAAATTTAAGTGTTTGACCAAAGAATTTGAGGAATATGACACTTTAAATAGTAAATATTGTGGTGGATTTTTTACTTATCTTATGTTTGCTATTCCTGTTATAAATGTTATTACTCTCTTTATCTCCTGTGCTGATTATGATAATATAGTCAAAGACATTCAGAAGACCACAATTAATGAGTTTATGATCTGGGTTGAAAATAATAAGACATAAGACAATAGACAATAAAAGTGAAATTTGATGATAGTATTATGAAACAGATTTTTTATTGTATTTGAGGAGGTGATAAAAATAAGCAAATTTTATATATCAGACTTGCATTTTGGTCATCAAAAATGTATTGATTTTGACAGCAGACCATTCAAGTCACTTGATGATATGCACGAAACAATGATACAAAATTGGAACAGTGTTGTTTCAAAAGGTGATTTGGTTTATGTTCTTGGTGATATGTTCTGGGATAATAGACTAATTCCTGAAATAATGCCAAGACTCAAAGGTACAAAATTTCTAATAAAAGGCAATCACGATAGAATTTCTACAGAGCATAACAAATATTTTGAGTGGATTAAAGATTACGATGTAATCAAAGATAACAGTGAACACCTTGTTCTTTGTCATTATCCTATTGCTCATTGGATAAATGCCGATTATGGATATATTCATCTGTATGGTCATATTCATGCAGGACGTGATACAAGACCCTTTCAGGAATATACAAAAATAATGAAGAGTAAAGGATTTAGTTATGAGTGTTATAATGTAGGCTGTATGCTTCATAATTATACACCTGTTACTTTGGAACAGTTAAGAAAGGAGAATAAAAATGAATAACATACTAGAAATTCTTAATGCACAAATTAAAAATGTATCAATCTATTACGAAGACCACGGCATTCTTACGTTTGGTATCTCAGTTGATATTTCCGATGGAACAACTTGTGTCATAGGTGGATACGCTTTAGATGAATATAATAAGAACACAAAGAAACGTCAGTGTTGTGCTTATAGTATGGATTTACTTACTCGAATTATGAAAGTAGTTGGTGTAAGTAAGTGGGAAGATTGCAAAAACAAGTACATAAGAGTAGTTTCGAATGGTTTAGGCGGGTCTATTACAAAGATAGGCAATCTTATGAAAGATGAATGGTTGGATATACCAGAGTTTTTCAAAGAATATGGAATTGAGTAATATGATGAAAAATTGCTTTTATAATAAATTAAAAGGTGTATATAAAAATGAATGATAACAAAGAAAATGAAAAGCACGAATGGGATATTATAGTATATGGCGATGGTTCAAAATTAGAGAATAGGATACTTGAACCACTTATTCCAAAGGAGAGATTAGAAGGTTTCATTAACGATTATCAAAAAATGCTTGATTCGATTTCTGATGATTCTGAATTTGGCAAGAGTTATACATCATTGCAGTGGGCTTGTGGCGATCTGATTTTCCACCTTTCTTGCAAGTCTTTTGAAGATGAGGTAAAAATTTTCAAGGAAATAGATAAAGCCGTAAAGCATTTAAGAAGATTACTAAATGATGCTTTAGGTAATGAAAATATAGAATCTGTGTGGACTAATAACGAGAATGATAAGGAATAAAAATCGTTTTATGGTAATTGGAAGAAGGTGTTAAAAATCAAGCATTATGAAAATATCATCATAGGGAAGCCTATTGTTCCAATATGGGAGCTTGTTGCAACATCAAAACAAGACTATAAAGAAAAAGAAGAACCGATTACATATTTTACTGAAACTCGTTCAATAGCAAAGATACTTGTTGAGATCGGCATTGTAAAGAGTGTATCGGAAGTAAGAAGAAACAAACCTGAATTATGTAATGAAATCAATGCTCTTGATTGTATGAATGTTAAGTGGGGCAAACATAAGTTTTGGGTTGTTGTGGGAGAATGAAACGATGAGAAGTAGGTAAAAGAGGTGATAATTTTGAAGCATCAAATTCAATTTTATGACAATGATAAAACAACAATTATTCTTGATAATCTGTTTAATTATAAAAACATTCTTCAATATGCAAAAGAGCATCATTTAAATGTTGTATTTACAGAAACAAAAGCGTCTAATGCTGTAGAGATAATTTATGATTTTTGTCAGAATGGTTTTGAGCTTTCATTTTTAATGATTGATAACTATATGATGGGTTTAAAATTAGAACCACATATTTATTGTAAATTTATAAATGCAAATAATAAGTAAATAATAAAAACGGGAGTGATAAATATAAAGGTATTAGAGCTGTTTGCTGGTACACGAAGTATCGGTAAGGCATTTGAAGCAAAAGGTCATGAAGTGTTTTCAATCGAATGGAATAAGGATTTTGAAAATATTAACTTATATGATGACATAATGAATGTTACGGCAGAAATGATTATTGAAAAATTTGGTCATCCGGATGTGATATGGGCAAGTCCTGATTGCACAACTTTTTCTATCGCTGCAATTAGTCACCATAGAAGAAAGAACTCTGAAACAGGAAATCTCGACCCTGTAAGTGATTACGCTAAGTTTTGTGACAAAGTAGACCAACACGTTTTGGATTTGATTCGTGAATTAAAACCTAAATATTATTTTATTGAAAATCCTCGTGGTGGAATGAGAAAAATGACTTGGATGCAAGGCTTACCCAGATATACTGTTACATATTGTCAATACGGAGATAAGAGAATGAAGCCTACGGATATTTGGACAAATCACCCTAATCCACAATTTAAACCGCCGTGTCATAATGGGGATAAGTGTCACGAAGCTGCACCAAGAGGTAGTAAAACTGGAACACAAGGATTTAAGGGGTCGGTTGAGAGAAGTCGTATTCCTGAAAAACTGTGCGAATATATTGTAGAAATTTGTGAAAATACATAATTTAAGTAAATAATAAGATAGGAGTGATAAAACTGAATATATTAAGCCTTTTTGACGGTATGGCGTGTGGAATGCTTGCTATGCAAAAAGCAGGCGTAAAAGTAGATACATATACAGCTTATGAAATTGATAAGTATGCAATTCAAACAGCAACACATAATTTTCCTATGATTAAGGAATGCGGAGACGTGTTTTCGGCAGATTTTACACAGTATAAAGATATTGATTATATCATAGGGGGTTCGCCATGTACATACTGGAGCATCGCTCAGAAAAATAAGCGTGAAACCGAAGCAAGCGGTTTAGGTTGGGAACTCTTTTCACAATACGTCAGAGCTTTAAATGACGTTAAACCTAAGTTCTTCATTTACGAAAACAATAAGTCGATGAGTAGTGCTATACGAGAAAGCATTACGAAAACATTTGGATTTGAGCCTATTTGCATTAATTCGGCACTTGTATCAGCTCAGAATAGAAATCGTCTTTATTGGGTGGGTAAAAGAAATAATGACGGTACATATAGTAAAGTCAATGTCGAACAACCAGAGGATTGTGACGTTTTGCTTAAAGATATTCTTGATAATGGGTATGATTTGACAGTCAATGATAAGTCTTGGGCGTTGACCGCTTCTTATAATGGAGCTGTTCCTTGGAATACGATCGAACGTTGCCAAAGAAATATGGTGGCAGAACCTGTTACAGATGCTATTCGTGTCGGTTCACTACCAAGACCCAACGGAGAACTTTCAACATCACAAGCTATGAGAATTTACAGTACGGAAGGTAAATCTGTAAATCTTGTATCTGGTGGTGGAGGAATGGGTGGCAAAACTGGTTTGTATGCTGTTCCTGTAGAATTTAAAGACAACATTCCTACCAAAGCAGTCAGTTATGCAGACGGCAAGACTTATACTGTATATGAAGTCAAGAATGGGCTTATTACAATAAAGGGTAAAGAATATCCTATTAAGCTGAATGACGGCTATTACATAATTCGTAAGCTGACAGTTTCCGAATGTAAGAGATTACAGACCGTGCCTGAATGGTATGAGTTCCCTGTAAGTGACACACAAGCATATAAGATGCTCGGAAACGGTTGGACTGTCGATGTGATTGCACATTTGATTAAAGCAACATTAAATACATAAAAATGACAACTATATATAGTAGCGTTATATGAATTGCAGCTACTATATATAGTTGTACAATGAAAATTTCATTTTGTGATGAGGGGAGAAGTGAAAAATGACTGAAATCAAACTAAAACCCTGTCCGTTCTGCGGTAGTGATAAATTGAAGGTTGACAGCAAGCGAACATTTAATTATAGTACAAGACGATGTTCTGTTTCAGTTCGCTGTATGAAATGTCACGCCAGAGGTTCTACTGTCGGTATTGATATGCCTACAGACAAGTATAATGAACGTGAGATTTGTGAAAGTGCTGCTATTGAAGCATGGAATAGGAGGACTGACAATGGATAAAGAAGCTATTTTAATCAGCATTCAGCCGAAGTGGTGTGAACTTATCGCAGACAGAAAAAAGACTGTCGAAGTCCGCAAGACAAAGCCAAAACTGAAACCGCCGTTTAAGTGCTATATTTATTGCTGTAAAGCTCCAAAAGGTTGGATAAGGCTTGATAAAAATGTGCAACTTGATACTAAAGTCATAGGCGAGTTTGTATGTGATAGAATTGACACGATTGATATCATTGATGATCCTGTAATGACATATATACGTGTCAATCAACTCATTCAACACCCAGATGTATGTATTACAGCCGAAACTTGCCTTAATATTAATCAATTACAACATTACCTCAACGATAAAAAAGGAAACGGCTGGCACATATCCGACCTCAAAATCTACGATGAGCCGCAAGAGTTAAGCGAGTTTGGACTTACACGTCCGCCGCAGAGTTGGTGCTATGTTGAAGAAAGGAGTGAGGATAATGACAGGCTTTGTAAATCTTGATGCGGCGTATGACATCGGAACACTAACAGATTGGTATATATCATCAGTCACTGATGATCCGCCTGTGCGGACTGACGAACACATTGAGAAACTGTTTAATGATTTTTACGTAATTCCTAAAGATACACCTGCTGCCGATGTTACACCCGTGAAGCACGGCGAATGGGAAGAAATCCGAGACGCATATAGACAGCTTGAAGGGTGGATGTGCAAGAAGTGCGGACGAGAAACGAAAGCGAAAGAAAACTATTGCCCCAACTGCGGAGCAAAGATGACTAATGATTAAACAGGAGGAATATATATGGGTGAGGAGAACTTTCCGAATGCTGACGAGCAGAAGGAATTAAGCAATCATATTCGTCAAATTGCGCAGACAATTTATGAAGCTGAACTTCGCAGAGAGGATTCACTTATCCAACAGAGTACGCAAATGCAGACAGGTTTTTCGTTTACATCTGCTGCTTTATTTATGGTAGCTGCTATCGCAGTAGAATACAAATATCCTCTTACATACGGCTTCTTGCTCTTAGCTTTTTCTACAATTACTGCACTACTTTTGGCAAGTCTAATTCTGGCAACTATGGCGCAAAAAAGAGAAAAGCGTAACGACTTTGTTAGCATAAAAGAGACGAGCGATTTTATACAGAGGCACTATGAAACCATAAAATCGGATGCGGCGAAGGATTTACAATACGTTGCACTAATTGAAAAAGTGCAATCTGAGGTAAAACGCACAAACGACAACAAAGTTGTACTTATTCAGTGGTCTATGAGGCTATTCTACATTTCCATAGGCTTATCTGTATTTTGGTTTCTTATTGCTTTGATAAAAATGAAAGGAAACATATCATGAGTGAAGATAATAAGCAGGAACAGGAGGAATAAAAATGTTTGATAAAGACACGCCTTGGAGTAAGAGGGCACCATTTGATCCTGAATCAATAACTTGCGGAAGATGCGATTGCGACATCTCAGACCGTGATTTTGAATACTGCCCATATTGTGGTCAGAAGCTTGACTGGTCTTGTCTCAGCGATTCTGAAACATCTTTTGAGATGGACGGCAAGACCTACAACGTATTTTTTGATTATGATGATGGCGATGATGATGAATACGATGATGATGAATACGATGATGAATAAAGCAAATATCGGCGAAAGAGAGGAATTTCAATGAGCAGAGGATACCATGCAGGCGACCATATGTTTTTTGTGCTTGACCCCGAGCGGGAAAAGATAATCGACGATTACAATGGACACCTAAAAGTTTATCATTCAAGAAAAAATGCTGACAGATATGCCGGACACTATGGCGAAATCATAGAATATGCGCCAATAAAATACGGCAGAAACGTAACTCAGATGAATCCCGTTGATGAGTTCATCTGTTCAGAATGCGGGTTTACAACTCGTGATATGGGCGGTTATGATGCCGAAGACGATGTGTGCTATGAATTTTGCCCACATTTCTGTCCAAATTGCGGCGCTGCTATACTCAAGGATGGTGAAGCTTAATGGAATGGTTTGTGTATCATTACAATATCAATAAGCATGAGATTGAAGCGTTCAATATTTTCAAGCACGGCAGTTTTGCCAAGTATTGCAATATCCACCTTAATACCATGTCAGACAAAGAACAGTTTGCCAATGCAATAAAAGACGAGCTTCGTTATTATTTCTGGTCAAAATCAGAATACGAGCTTATCGTCAGACTTACCGACGATGATCGTGTATTCTTACTCCCTTGGTGCGGCAGCAGTGATCCCGAGAATGAAAAGGTTGAAGTGACGGATGATAATTGGCGGGATTTTGCCAAGCTCCATATTACACGCCAGCAACATATAAATGAAGCTAAGATCGATATCTATAACCAGGTGACGTTCAGGCTTTATGAGTTCATCAATTACTGCTGGAGTTTTAAGAGGCGATTGATATGAAAGAACAAACTATATACACGTTTTCCGATGACGATTTGAAGTTGTTAAAACAACCAATTCCAATCAATCCGTGTTCGCATTGTCTTGATTCCGGCAGTTGTTGTGGATGCCCGAAAGAACGCAAGTATCAAACTACCATAAAACCCTATCGTGACAATAATTTATTGGTTTTTGCCGATACAATTCGCAATATACGAAAGAAGCGTAGCGAATCCGACCGCTTATTAAAGCGTTTAAAAGAGTTGAACAAAGAAGCTAATGACGCTTTGTTGAGTTTACCAGAGCAGTTGCGAAAAATTGTTTAATACAAAAGGAGACGATGAAAATGCACGAGTCTGAGCAACAAATGTGGGAAACAAGATCTATTATCCGTGATCCATATGCCTGCCCTTTTTATGGTGATTATGATCCAGGCATTAACCCTATTACTGGTAAATGTAGCGGCTTTATCCCACACAGCTCTTACGACTATAATGTAGCAATGAAGGAATATTGTACGGATTGTCCTGTACGTGGATTTGATATATCATCTTGTACAATTTATTATAAATTGAAAGGAGAAAACATAATGTTTGAACCCGAAGTGATTAAAAAGCTTCTTAATCCTCGCAATCTGGAAAGCTTGAAGCTTAGTAAAGTTGATCTTGAGGCTATGGAACTCTATGAGGATCTTGGAGGTAAATTTACTCGATATCTATATAGATGTGAAGCTAAGAACGGGCAGGAATGGCTGGTTGAGATTCCAAAGGCCTCATGCCCCGTAAAAACGAACGACCTTCCTAATTTTGATACTTACCCCGAATGGTCTACCAGTATTCCAGAGCCCAAAACCAGTATGGATACTGTCGGAACAACCTTCTTACATCTTGGTACGCCAAAATATATAAAGCTTACCAATAAATATCAACAAGGGGCTATAGTGGTCAAGGTCATCAAGGAACCTATCAAGGAAATGACATTGGCTGAAGTTGAAGAAAAGCTGGGTTATAAAGTAAAGATAATATCAGGGGAGAATAAGAACTGAGTAAAGGAGATGATTAAAAATGGACTGGCGAAAGCGTAATTATTACCTCGTTTACACAGACCCTCTCGCATATCAAATGCGCCATAGGTATTATCAACTTGCGGCTCCGTCATTGAAGCGTCACTCTCCATACGGTCATTTCAAAGAGTACATAGGCACTGACAATTACGACGGATACCATAAAGAAATAACAGGGCATAGCGTTCTGCAGGAAATGATAAGTTGCCGAATCGAAGATTCTAAGGCACTTGAATATGAGCTTGCAAAGGCAGTACGCAATGATTGCGGCTTTTACTGCAAGTTGACCAAAGAAATATGCGGTCAGTAAATTTAATAAACTGAAGTCACTCACAGCGAAGTATATGAGAAGTAAATCTCGCATTACAAAGGAGGACATATATGGATACGAATTGCTTAGTAGTTAATCTATTCGGCGTTCCCGGCGCAGGCAAAAGCACTGGAGCAGCTTATATTTTCAGCCAACTCAAAATGGCTGGCGTAAATGCTGAACTGATTACAGAATTTGCCAAAGACAAGGTGTGGGAAGAAAACCCAACCATATTTCAACCCGATAATCAGATTTATATATTCGGCAAACAATTTTATAAAATGAACCGCTGTAAAGATAAGGTCGATGTAATTGTAACTGACTCTCCTTTGCTATTGTCTTCATTTTACAATTCAAGCAAAATTCTTGGTAAAGAGTTTGACAAAACCGTATATAATTGCTTCTCTTCATTTAATAACAAAACATATCTGTTAAAGAGAGTAAAGCCCTATAACCCTAAAGGCAGACTTCAGACAGAGGAAGAAAGCGATGCTCTTGTAGTTCCCTTAATAGAAAAATTAAACTCTTGGAATATCCCATACACTGTTCGCAATGGCGATATCAAAGATTATGATGATATCGTAAATGAAGTATTGGAATATTTGAGAAATAATTAAAGAGCAACCGCTTCAAAGATAAATTAAGGAGCAACACATATGACCAATAAGGAGGAGCACAATGATCGTTAACAAAGGCAAACAAGGTTGTTATAACTGCATAAATCGTGAGTACGATAATACTTTCGGTCTCATATGCCAGCATAAAGCCTCGATTGAGGGCGTTGAGGTCATGAAGAACTTTTATACCGCCAATGAGGTGTTGGAATGCAACTATTATGAATACGATGAAAATTCGTCGATTGATAGGTAAGGAGAATGAAAATGCGTGAAATACTGTTCAGAGGAAAAGCAATAAACCGTGATAATGGATATTACAGAACAAAGTACAAAAATGGCGATTGGGTCTATGGATTATTAACTCAACCTTATAACGAAAGGTATGATTTACCCGCTGAAATGACTAATACGTTAGGTGTAATTGGCATTGAAGTTGATTATGAAACCATAGGGCAGTTTACGGGATCGACTGATAAGAATGGAGTTAAAATTTTCGAGGGCGATATTGTAAGAGCGGTTACACAATCAACAAAAATATACATCGGAACTGTTACGTTTGAAAATGGTGCGTTTTGGTATAAAAATTGGCCGTGGTTTAAATTCAGGTTTAAATTTGAGAACGTTGAGGTTATCGGCAATATTTACGATAATCCCGAGCTGATAGGAGGGTTAAAAGATGACAGAACGTGAAAGATTAAATGAGTTACTTAAGAGCTGTGGATATATAGACGAACAGTTTTCTGAGAGATTAGCAGATTTTCTGCTTGAAAACGGCGTTATTTTCCCTCGTGCTAAAGTAAATCAGTCCATTTGGACAGATGATCAATTCGTTGACGGAATTCCTCATGAGGGACATATCACATCTATAAAAATCACTAATGGCTATAATGCTTATTATTGCAGCTTCGATGAGTTCCCTGTGTCTTCCGGTTTCGTCGATGATGACATTGGTAAAACTATATTCTTTACCCGAGAAGAAGCCGAGAAAGCTCTTGAAAAAGAAAAGATATAAATGGGGGGGGGATAATTTATGAAGTGTCCATATAGAACAATAACGGAAACTACTGACGGTATTTCCAAGACAGAATTTTGTGATTGCTACGGTTCGGCTTGTCCGTGGTATTGCAATACGACTACTAAGGGAGACAAGACAATCTCAGAAGAAAGTTGCCAAAGATGCTATACAGAACACCTTAGAGCAAAATATTTTGATGCAAATCGAAAATTTCTATCAAGCAAATAAACATTTTTATTGAGAGGTGATGTAATGACAAACCTTGAACATATAAAGAATATGACTTCTGATGAGCTTGCAATATTTCTTATGAAAGTAAATAGTGCGTATTCAGAAGAATGTATGATATTAAGATCTGAATGCAAATATCCTAATGTCAATAATAATTGTGCTATTTGCTTCAAAGAGTGGCTCGAAAAGGAGTGTGATACATGAATGACAATCAGAGAAGAACAGCGAGACTTATTTACAGTTCCAACGGATTATATTCTTGTTCACTGTATCAGTGCTGATCTTGTAATGGGTGCAGGAATAGCTAAGGAGTTTACAAGACGAGGAGTAAAAGCACAACTGCAAAGAGATTATCAAGATATAGAAGTAGGGGACTGCTTAGTATCTGATACAACAGGTTGGAGAGCAGAATTTAATCTTGTTACTAAGGAAAAGTATTGGCAGAAGCCGACTTACGATTCGCTGAAAACTGCCCTTGTCAATGCAAGAATAAATGCAAAAATATTGGCGTTAATGAATGACGACAAACCTGTAAAACTTGCAATGCCAAAAATCGGTTGTGGGTTAGACCACCTACAATGGGTTAAGGTAAAGGAAATCATTGAAGAAGTCTTTGCTAATACCGATGTTGAAATATTGGTCTGCGTGAAATGAGGTGATTAAAATGATTCAAGTATTATTTGAAAATTCAAACGGCAAAACAAGAACTGTTGGCGAAGCTATTACACAAAAAGAGGCGTTTGAGATAATCAATCAATTCCTCAATGAACACAATTATAAGTCCTATTACATGAGAACGTGGAAAACTGATGATAAGACTACTGCTGTTGATGTAGGAAGTCATACAGAAAGATTTTATTTCACGGAGACGTAAATATGATGAGTAATAAATAAATAATCTTTATAACGAAACAAAAATTTCATTGACAGAAGGAGATGTTAAAATTTGAGTAATAATAAAGATTGGACAGGTAATAAGAAAACAACATTCGTTACGCTCGGCGCAAGTAATCACACAGACCACGATAGAGCAGAACACGATTATTACGCCACTGAACCTAAAGCAGCTGAGGAACTTCTTAAAGTCGAAATGTTTAATGGTTCCATCTGGGGAAAATTGTTGTGGTGAAGGGCATTTATCAAAGCCTATGATTAAAGCTGGTTATGATGTCGTAAGCACGGACTTAGTGGATAGAGGTTATGGCAAAGGTAACATTGATTTCTTCCAATGCAATCAAACTCTTGCTGATAATATAGTTACTAATCCACCCTATTCAACAGCATTAGAGTGGACGGAACATTCACTCGACTTGCTTGAAAACGGTAAGAAACTTGCACTATTTCTTCCGATACAATTTCTTGAAAGCGATAAAAGGACAAAACTGTTTAAGACAAGACCGCCCGTAAGAGTGTGGGTAGCTGCTAACAGACTACTTTGTGGAATGAATGGTGATTTCAGTGCAAAAGATAAAGACGGTAATACTCTTTACAATAAAGATGGAACAGAAAAAAGAATGTCATCTGCAAAGTGTTACGCTTGGTTTGTCTGGGAAGTAGGCAATTATAACAACGCACCTGTTATCGGTGGATAAATACATAATGTAAAAGGATAAAAATGAAATATATAATACAGGTATCAGAGTTGCTTGCAAGTAGACTTGAAATTGAAGCTGAAACTTCAGAGGAGGCAATTCAAAAGGTAAAGGAAAAGTATTACGATAGTGATATTGTTCTTGAAGCAGATGATTATGTTGATGGTTCAGTCCAATTTGAAGTGGTTGACGAAATTTAAGATACTATATATAGCGCTTTGTGTTTAAAATATTACTATATGTAGTCAAGATTATACAATGAAAACAGTATTTGATGAAAGGAAGTAAAAATGATAACAAGAAAATATAATATAGTTTATGCCGACCCTCCGTGGCTTTTTAAAACTTACTCTGAAAAAGGTAAAGAAAAGAAATCGGCTGAAAATCATTATCCTACAATGAAGATAAATGATATTTACAACTTACCTGTACAAAATATTACAGCAGATGATTGCATTTTGTTCCTTTGGGTCACATTTCCGCTTCTTAAAGAAGGTATAGAAACAATGGAACGTTGGGGCTTTACATATAAAACTTGTGCTTTTAATTGGGTAAAGAAAAACAAAAAATCTGATACTGATTTTTGGGGATGTGGTTATTGGACGAGAGCTAATTCTGAAATATGTTTACTTGGCACAAAGGGTAAACCTCATAGATTATCAAGGAGTGTTCATCAGATCGTCCGTGAAGAAATGACAGATGATGAATGGAATATATTTATGACACAGTTAGTAGAAGACAGGGTAATGTCTCATAGTAAAAAGCCTGAACATATTCGAGACAAAATAGTTGAGCTTTGCGGTGATGTTCCGAGGGTAGAATTATTTGCAAGAACTACTTGTAAAGGATGGGATAGCATCGGTAATGAAATTGATGGTCAAGATATAAGAGATGTAATAAAGTAATAATATAAACGACTCGTTTTATTGTAAAAAATTGTGGAAAACGATCGAGATGATTTTGAAGATGCTCTATCAGATTACTTAGCAGACTGCGAAGAATACGAAAATCTGTCTAATGAAGTATTTAATATCCTATTAACAGAAAAACTAAATGAGTATGAACCTTATTGGAAGAAAGTAATTGCTATAACAGGTGATAACTGAAAGGAGAATATAATGAGTACATATGTGAGAGAAAAGGTATTGAGAATACCTTTTGAAAAACTTTTTAAGAGATGTTCTATTTCGGATTGGTTTACTAGTGATGACTTAGATGATATGTCTTGGTTACTTGAAAAGAAATTCCCAAATGAATTTGAATATGCAACAGTTGGTAAATTTCAAACATCACCAGCAGAAGATGAGTATATAGACTTTGTTATTGAGTATGAATCGGATAGTTGTTGTGGAGATTTTGGTAAGGTCAGAGACTTATATGACACCGAGAAAGAAAATTTCCTACCCGTTTTTCAACACCTTAATCCATACCTCACTCTTGAAAATATGGACGATGTGAAGGTCGTAGAGTTCTGTTGGTATAATTGTAGTGAAGCTCCAAATTATTATGATGCTGAAGATGATGATTTTTACAAAGAAATAAAGATGGAGGATATAATATGAAAATTCATAAATGTGATCTGTGCGGTAAAAACTTCAGTATTTTCGATGAACAAGAACGCTTCGGCTTACACTATGACAATGTTGGTTATGGTAGTAGATATGATGAGTGTCATATTGACATAGATATGTGCTGTGATTGCTTTGACAAGATGATGACAGAGTACATAGAACCAAAGTTAAAGTTTAAGGATTCGGCTATTATAGATTATGAAGATTTTGTTGGGAAACATTATCCTACATAATAATATAGCATAATGAAAATCCACTTTTATTGGACTTTATATCATCATAAAGTTCTTTAGTCATATGTATGTTAAGTGGATTCCAACCTTGCTGAAGTGCTTGCCAAAAGGCGATTAAGTATTCATTACTGTCATTTGCTTGTTTATTCTCACACTTAATTTTATCAATTACGTTACAACCACCAGCAAAAGGCTCAATATATGTTGTGATGTTATTATTATCTATATACTTCTGGATAATCGGTACAATGTCCTTTGCTATACGGCTTTTACTTCCCATATACTTAATTTCAATCATCTCCTTTTATACAATAAAAGTGGATTTCTAAAACAGGAGGTTGCTTTAGCAGGATTGTGTGCCACATATAACGCTAAATGGTTTGGTGGATATGCTGGAATAGTACATACAAAAATAGGCACAAAGCGTAATTATTATGATGAAGCAGTAAGAAACGTACTCAAACAAGTGCCTATGCTTAAAGACGTAACGTTTACTTGTGGTGATTATCTCAGTATTATACCATACAATGCAGTAGCCTATTGTGATCCACCATATCAGGGAACTACGAAATATAAAGACGAGCTGAATTATGATACATATTGGAATTGGGTCAGAGAAATAAGTAAAGATAATATTGTTTTATGTAGCGAATACAACGCTCCATCGGATTTTGAGTGCATATGGAGCAAGGAATTGACTACTACATTAAATAATGCAAGCAGAAGCAAGGCGGTTGAAAAATTATTTACATACAAAAATTGACCCTACAATAAAATTTTTCTTTTGTTAAATTATAAGTAAATAATAAAAAACGCATTAAAAATCACTTGACAGAATTTCTCAAAGTGGTATAATAATAGTATCATAATTAAGGAGGTGATGAAACGAATGATAAAATTTCAAAATGATTGCTGTGATTGTGCATTACATTGTCGAGGAAGCACTTGCAGAAACAGAAATGTTCCTCACTTTTATTGTGATGAGTGTGAAGATGAGGTAGAAGAGCTGTTTGAATATGACGGAGAACAAATTTGCCAAGATTGTCTTATTTCAACAGTGCCTAAAATTAAATTAGAAGATTACATAGAAAGTGATTATTGAAAGGAAACGTGAATAATGTATAATGAGAGAAAAACAAAGGGTACGTCCACCCTGACAGGTTTTATGGCTTTAAGTATTATCGTTCAGGCAACCGGTTTTTATTCTTTAACTTCTGCTTTAAACGAAATAGAAGTGAATAATAATATGAAAAACAAAAATTCAAGTATAACATACACCGCTGAAAATCTTGCTAAATCAAGCAGCATTACTAATACATATTATGAAGTCCCTATGGAGATACCAATAGAAACATTAGATATTCCAACTTGCAATACTGAATTTAAAACCTACATGGATTACCGTTGTATTACTGATAAAACTTCTGCTCAGTATGAACTTCAACAGTTTGCTTGGACTGATGAAGACGGTTTTCGCAGAATAGGTGATGATTACATAGTTGCAATGGGAACATATTATGCTGAAAATGTTGGGGACAGATTTAAGATAACTCTTGATACAGATAATGAAATAACAGTCATAATAGGGGATATTAAGCAGGACGTACACACAGATTATTTCAATCAGTACACACCTATTTATGATGAAAACGGCATCTTCTTTAGTGGTAACGTGCTTGAATTTATAGTTGACACGGATGTTTTACCTAAAGTACCGAGAAGATTAGGAACAGTAAGCTATTTTAATTATTTAAAAGGAAATATAAAATCTATAGAAAGGATTGAAACAGAAGAATGACCCAAGCACAGTGGGATAGAAATGCGAGATGTTTAAAGCATTTTAGACATTATATGAATAAGATGACTAAGGAGTATGAGCTAATTAACTCAGAAGCACCTACTAAAGTACATAAAGCAACTAATGAGGAAACCGAATATTACATGAGTATTCTTGATAAACGTAAGACAAGATATTTTAATCCGCTGTTAAATTGAAAGGAAGTGATAAAATGAGCGATAAAATTGAAAGTATAAATATGAGTGTGGCTGTTTTTTCAGCAAATCTTGTAACTGTTAAAGATGTAGAAGAATTTGTCAGAGTAGCAAGTAGCTGTCCTAAAGGTACAGATATAAGTGTTCAGCACGGCAAGTTTATTACGGACGGTAAGTCTCTTATGGGTATTCTTTCTCTTAATCTGAGCGAACCTGTAGAGGTAGAAATCAAGTCAGATAAGAGTAGCGAAGTAATGAGTAAGATACTTAGTCAGTTTGATAAGTGGAGGGTTGAGGATTGAAAGTAGAACTTGTAAGATACACAAACGAACCTATTCTTGCAATGGAATCTGCTGCAAGCAACTGCTATAACAGTAAACCCTCATCTACTGGCAAGATTGTGAGACAGTGCTATAATTCAGGGCATTTGTCAGTAATGGAATTTGCTCAGTTTCATTTTCACATCGAGGGTGTTTCAAGGGCTTTACTTGCACAGATAACACGTCACAGGACAGGTAAATTTGAAGTAAGAAGTCAGAGATATTGTATAGAAGACGGTTTTGAATATGTAATTCCTAAGACTATTGCCAATAATCAATCGGCAGATACAATTTATAAGAATATTATGGAACGTATTCAAACATCTTACAACGATCTGATTTCAATGGGTGTTCCTGCTGAAGATGCAAGAATGATATTGCCTAATGCTTGTTGCACAGTTATTGACTGTTCTTTTGATTTTAGAAATTTAATGCACTTCTTTAATGAAAGACTTTGTACTCGTGCGCAGTGGGAAATAAGAGAACTTGCACAGAAAATGAGACAATGTGTAATTGATACTTGTCCTGAACTTGCACCTTATTGCGTTCCCAAGTGTGAAGCTAATAAGATTTCATTCTGCCCTGAAAATAAGAGTTGCGGTAAATATAAAAGATTAGAGGAGATGATAATGATTGAGTAAAAGAATATTTATTCTTAATGGTGTACATACATCTGGCAAAGATACGTTTGTAAAATACATAAATGAATACGGTATTGATGTTGTTCATTACTCTTATGTGGACTTTACAAGTGATATGCTTGAAAGTAAGGGCATTAACATTAAGGACAAGTCAAATAAACTTAGAAAACTCCTTTGTGATGTAAATAATGCTCTTGAAGAGTATAATGATATTCCTTTTAAGGATTGTCTTAATATCGCTGATAACTTTCATCAGAACTGGCTGGAAGGAGATTGGCTGTTCATTGATTGCAGAGAACCTAAGAAGATTGAACGTCTGAAACAGGCACTTAATGCAAAGACAGTATTTGTTAAATCCAATAAGACAATTACAGCCGATAATTCGGCAGACAAGGCAGTAGCAGAGAATTATGAGTATGATTATATTGTTCAGAACACAGGTTCTCTTGATGACCTTAGAAATAACACGATAGACTTTATAAAGGACGTGATAAATATAAAGGACGTGATAAAGTGATTATAGGTGTTGACTGTGATAATGTCCTAAACAATCTCACCGAGAGCGTTCTTAAAGTCTATAACGAAGACTATAATGACAATCTTACACCAGATGATATTACTGATTACTACATCGAAAACTTTGTTAAGCCTGAGTGTAAAGATAATTTCTATAAGCTTTTCACTGATAAAAGAGTATGGAAAGGAATTTCTGTAATTGACGGCTGTGTAGATGTGCTTAAAAAGTGGAACGATTTAGGTCATACAATTTATATTGTAACATCTACCGAGCCTGCAAATATGCTTAAAAAGGCTAATTGGTTGCAGAGAATACTTCCATTTCTGAATATTCGCAAGAGACTTATTTGTATTCAGAAGAAACAGCTGCTCAGTGAAATAGATGTTCTTATTGATGATTGTTATGATAATCTCATAGGTGGTAAATACAGTAAGATTGTACTTGACTATCCTTGGAATAGAAATCATGATGATGAAGAACATTCTGTATGCAGATGTAAAGACTGGTCTGAGATTGAAAGGGTGATTAAATGATAGTTATAAAAAGAAATGGGGATAAAGTTCCATTTGACAAGAGTAAGATTTATAATGCTGTGTTGAAAGCTTATGAGGAAGTTTATCCTAATTATAAGACGAATCAAAAAGATGCTGAAACAATAACTGATTTTGTTTTAAATAAGATACAACTTATGAATGAGATTACTGTTGAACAGATACAGGACATTGTTGAAAATGCTCTCATTGAATATGATGGTATAGTTGCAAAGGCTTATATTACATATAGATATAAGAGAATGCTGGCAAGAAAAATGAATAATACCGATGATACCATTCTTTCACTCATTGACTGTGTCAATGAGGAAGTCAAAGAAGAAAACTCTAATAAAAATCCTACGTTGCTTCCCACCCAGAGAGATTATATGGCTGGTACGGTTTCAAAGGATTTAACAAATAGAGTTCTTCTTCCAGATGATATTGTTAAGGCACATAATGATGGACTTATCCACTTCCACGATTCTGATTACTATATTCAACATATGCACAACTGCGACCTTATAAATCTTGATGATATGCTCCAGAACGGCACTGTTATTTCAGGCACAATGATTGAAAAACCTCATAGTTTTGCAACAGCTTGTACTATTACAACACAAATTATTGCACAGGTGGCAAGTAATCAGTACGGTGGTCAGAGCATTTCTTTATCAGCTCTTGCCCCTTTTGTTGATATTTCAAGAAAGAAAATACGACAGCAATTCATAAATGACGGTTTAGCTGTATCCGATGAAATTGTTGAAAATCGTGTTCTTGACGAGATTAAACGTGGTGTTCAGACAATTCAGTACCAAATAGTAACTCTTATGACAACAAACGGTCAGTCACCGTTTGTAACTATTTTTATGTATTTGGGCGAGGTACAGAATAAACAAACAAAGCACGATCTTGTACTTATTATTGAAGAGGTACTTAAACAGCGTTATCAGGGAGTTAAGAATGAAGTTGGTGTTTGGATAACACCTGCTTTTCCGAAACTTATTTATGTTCTTGAAGAGGATAATATTCACGAGGATTCGCCTTATTGGTATCTTACTAAACTTGCTGCAAAATGTACTGCAAAAAGGCTTGTTCCAGATTATATTAGCGAAAAAGTAATGAAACAGCTTAAAGATGGTCATTGCTTTACAAGTATGGGTTGACTATACAGCTCATATAAAACTCCGTGAACACATATTAAAGTGGTGTACATTTTACGTTTAGGAATCGTAGGAAATGACGATTAGAAAATGTGCTGACAGGGAATGTCTTAAAAAAGAAGAATCCTGTGCTAAGACGCATACTTACAAATGCCTATGGGAGGTATTTGTATAGAAGAATACGATGGATTTTTAGTAGATGAATACTTTAACATATTTAGCAAGCGAACTGGTAGAAAATTAACACCCTATATCGGAACTGATGGATATATGCACGTTCAATATAAAATAGATAAATATAAATCTCATCGTAATAGGGTTCATGTTATTTTGGCTCATTGCTTTATTCCAAATCCAAATGGCTATAAATATGTTAACCATATTGACAGTAATAAACTTAATAATAGCTTAGAAAATTTAGAATGGTGTACTAATTCATATAACGTTAAACACGGTTGGGATAGTGGAAATAGAACTCATAAAAATAATACAAGTGTTTCTGTGTTTGATTTGAAAAATAATTATGTTAATACATATAAATCAATTAGAAAATGTGGTGAATCACTTAATGTTGACAGACATAAGATAGCCAGAGTTTTAAAAGGCGAATTAAAAGAAGATTATTTAGGCTATTTGTTTAAGTATGCGTAAAGTTAAGAGACTACCGAAAACATAACACAGACAGTTCTGTGCGAAGAAGCGAGTAGGGTACATTCGAGTTTAATACGAATGGAAGTGCGGAGTATTAACCAACGTAGTGGTTAATAAAGATATAGTCCAGTGGTCGAAAGACCATTGTGCAGAAGCTTTCTTTCTCCTTGGAAAGATGAAAACGGAAATTATAAATTCTATGGCAGATTTAACAAAGGTGTTGTAACAATTAACCTTGTTGATGTTGCGCTTACAGCAAAGAAGAATAACCCAAATGATATAATGACAGAATTTTGGAAGATATTTGATGAACGTCTGGAGCTTTGCCATAGAGCTTTAATTTGTAGATATGAAAGGCTTAAAGGTACACCATCAGATGTTGCGCCTATTCTTTGGCAGTATGGAGCATTAACAAGACTTAAAAAGGGTGAAGTAATTGATAAATACCTTACAGGTGGTTATTCAAGTATTTCTCTTGGCTATGCAGGTCTTTGGGAATGTGTTTATGCTTTAACTGGTCATAAACTTACCGAAAAAATAGGTCAGGATATTGGTAAGAAGATAATGCAGTATATGAACGATAAGTGTAACGATTGGAATAAAGACCTTAATCTCGGATTTTCAATTTATGGTACACCTCTTGAATCGACAACATATAAGTTTGCCAAGTGTTTACAGAAGCGTTTCGGTATTATAAAGGGTGTAACTGATAAGAATTACATAACCAATAGTTATCATATACACGTTACAGAACCTATTGATGCTTTCACAAAGCTTTCTATAGAATCTGAATTTCAGTCTCTTTCAACAGGAGGGGCAATATCTTATGTGGAGACCTCTAATTTAAGTAACAATATTGAAGCTGTGCTTGAAGTAATCAAGTTTATCTATGACCACATAATGTACGCTGAACTTAATACAAAATCTGATTATTGTCAGGTGTGCGGATTTGACGGTGAGATACAGGTTATTGAAGATAAAGATACAGGCAAGCTCGTCTGGGAATGTCCTAATTGTGGTAATAGAGACGAAAAGAAGCTTAATGTTGCGAGAAGAACTTGTGGATTGAATTGATGTAGTCCACATTAAATAGGTTAAATTGCGGGGAAGTCCCCATAACCCTAATTCACCACAACAGAACTGGAAACGGTAAATGTGATGGTGGTATGAATTTTTAATTCAACAGTCCGACAGGATAGAAACCATAAAAAGTAATTAGGATAGGGATAACCGAGTGTGCAAGTCACTCAAACGCATCGAAACTCCTTAACACATAATGGTGATGGAGGACGTTCAACGACTATAATACCTACTAATAACAAATAAAATTGCTAATAAAATTTATAAAAATAGAGGAAGAAATAATATAGAAGATATTAAACCTATACCTGATTTTAAAGGATATTATATAAGCAATGCTCGTCAAACATCAACTGATAAAAGAAAAGATTTATATATACATAGGTTAGTTGCACAAATGTTTATTGATAATCCCGATAATAAAAAATATGTAAATCATATTAATTGTGTTAGAAATGATAATAGAGTTGAAAACCTTGAATGGTGTACAGCTAAAGAAAATACATATCAAACAGAAAGATTAAAGCATATAATACGAGACGATACTGGTAAGTTTATTAGCAATTTTTCTTATCCAGCATAAAGACAAAAAGTTATTAGATTGTATAGTCTACTCCCTTTTAAATATTACGAAAGTAAGGGTATAAAGGACATTGGTTCAAATTTTTGGAATCAGGGGCGAACTCAAGAAATAAAGGAAAGAGTTATACATCTTGGTGATGACGAATGAATTACATAAAAATCAGTAAGTGTGATACTGCTAACGGCACAGGCATAGGTGTTGTACTCTGGGTATCGGGGTGCAACTGCCGTTGTCACGGTTGTCACAATTCCCAGACGTGGGATTTCAATGCAGGACAACCCTTTACAGAAGATACAATGCTGGAACTTCTCGAAGCTCTTAACAAGCCATATATCTCTCGGCTAACTTTTTCGGGCGGACACCCACTTGACCCTAAAAATATAGATACTGTTACTAAGATTTCGCAAGAAGTATATGATAAATTTCCAAATATCAAGCAGTGGTTATATACAGGGTATGAATGGAACTATATATTGTGTTTTGATATTTTAAAAACACTACATATAGTAGTTGATGGGGCATATTTACACGATAAAAGAGATATTTCATTAGCTTGGCGAGGAAGCTCAAATCAAAGAGTCATTGACGTTCAAGAAAGTCTTAAACAAAATAAAGTAGTCCTTTATTGTGAATGAAACTAAACCGTAAAAAATAGGCTCTTGCCAAAATTAAAGACAAGAGCCTAAAAGGAGGGCGAAATGTCAAGACCTAAGAAAACAGATGTTGAAACAGAAAATGCTAAATCACAATTAAGTAAAACACCATTCAGTAAAGGTGAGACTGTCTGCTTGACCTATAAAACTGATGGTAAACCTAAATACTACATAACATCTACTGTACTCAGAGATGTTTATTACTTGTATGAAGTTACAAACGATACAATTATAAAAACTAAACACAAAGCCGATAATCCAACCGATTTATATAAACTTATGAGGGAGTGA